GCCAGTTTCTATCACTTCGGTCATAACAAACATGGTACTCGTCGCAAACCTGGACATCTCTCGTCTCATCCCAACAGTAATACCTGTTGCAAACCTCTACTCGTTCTGCTCGGTAGTAGCAATCATATTCTGTGTGAGAATAATCTCTACTGTATGTGTCGCAATCCTCGTCAAGAAATATCAGACATCCAGACACAGATAAAGACAAAATAACAAACAATGTTTTCATTTCTTACCCCATATCAAAGTTCTCATGGATTTCGCGCCAATCTCTGCTGCGAGCAGAGTGCCATAAAACACTGTGCCGACGATAAGTGGCGCTGCTAAGACCAACGTATCCAGGCAAAGCAAACTTCTGTCACACCGTCTCAAGTGTGATCCTCAACTCACTTATGTACTTGCAAAGTTCAGAATATTTTTTCGGAACATGCCCGACTCTCTTTCTCTTGACCATTGAAATTTGTGGTTCTGCCCACTCATTTACAGAGGGTACATAAACTAAATACTTTCCATAAGATGTTGTCTTGTAGTACATTCCCTCGCTACCGTTGCAGTTGTAATCAAACAGATCATAATCTTCGATGAAAATAACTGCTTCCCCTTGTTTAATATCGGTCATTCTTTAATCCCTGTAATCATAAATAACAATAGCACAACAAAAAAACAATATCAATACAAAAAATAATTTAAATCCAAGGCCGTCTTCTAACAGCATCAAACCTATTGCCCTGAGTGCTTTGTGAGTTGCCAGATCCATACGTCCTCCTGCTCGCCCGTTGTCCAAGCTACACGATATTGTTTTTTCGTGATGGACTTGATCACTATGCCAATTCGAGACGAAAGATCTTCTCCAAGGAAACTGGAAAACCTCCTTGCGTCAATGCCGACGAGCATCCCTGGGTGAACTTCTTCTGGTTTAAGTCTGTCACTCATTGGAGGTGTTTTCGATTTTTCGAAATGTAACGACTAACGTGGTGGCAGACATCGAGACTGTCTCCTTTGAATCCGCGATCAAGTTGTTTGTAGGACTCCAAAGCCTCCCTGGTAAGGATGAACAATCTCTCAAAAATGTCTGATCTTTCACCCAGGTCAGACAACTGCTTTGTGTCTAAATTATCGACTGCGTATCCACTACAGTTCTCACTCTTCCAGGCGTACCCTGGTCCCGTCCTCAATTCCTCTGACATCTTTCTTTCTTACCAAACTCCATGATTTAAACGTAACAATCTTCCCTTCATTTAATCCACTGCTCAACATGACATTGTATTGGTCATTTGGCAGAAACCCAACAATCTTTCCGATAACATTGAGAGGTCTACCCCAAGGAAAGTCTCTAATAAAAACCTCGTCACCTCTGTCAAACTCCCTGTCCATACAAAGTAATTAGTATTGACAGAGGTTTAAAGGTTTGCTTAGTTGACCTCTACCAACTCGATGTCAAAGTTCAAATTCTTTCCAGCCATTGGATGGTTGAAGTCCACAACAACAAATTCATCCTGAATTTCACTGATTATACCTCTTACAGGTTGGTCTTCGACACTCCCCTCAATAACCAATCCCTCTTCAAACTGGAAATCTTGTGGAAACGATTGCTTAGGGACTGCCTGGACGCCATCAGGATTGTGACTTCCGTATGCCTCCTCGGGTTCCAATGTTACCTGTTTTGTCTCACCAACCTTCATGCCAGCCACTGCTGCATCGAAACCTGCGATCATTTCGCCTGCACCGACAGTAAACCCAATCGTGTGTCCTCTGTCGTAAGAACTGTCAAAGATGGTCCCATCATCAAAAGACCCCTTGTAGTGAACCTGAACTTCTCTGCCTTCTTTCGCGATTACTTTCTTACCCATTTTTTTCTCCTATTATTTGGTTAAGTTTTTTTCTTTCTTACTTTTTTTTTGAGGTATTTACCAACCTCTGTGTCTGGGTCGGTCTCGATCTCCTCAAGACCCTCTTCTTCTTCTGGTTCCCATATGTCCCAGAATACATTATCCATATTATCACTTCCGTAAATAGAAGTCAAGTGTTTTTTTAGCGTTGCCTCCGTTCTGAAGGGAAAGCACATAGTTCTGTTCTGTAACCCCCCATTGTCAAAATAATAAATTGTCGCTTCCATTATGGTATTATCCTTATTACTGGTGCTGTGTTTGAATTATAAGACTTTTCTTCATAAAATTCAAGAGATAATTCATCAATCTTCTCAACAACCAACTTTACCTTGGACAGTGAATCCCTTCCGAAGACCACACTGCATGGCAGGTTAACAAAGTTGATAAATTCGTCAAACCTCGACTCGATGTCGGACAATGGTGTATTCCTAAGATCCAACGTCCTAAACCTCTTCTGAATTCTTCTGTATTTCTTTCCCTCTGCGTACTTTATGTTAATGTTACCACAGTCTATCATTTGCCACAAGTGTGTTTTTTTGATTCGGTTCATTCTGGTTTTGAACAAATAGAACCAATACGCCCTCGTTTCTCTGACTAGAAAACCTGCTCCAATGTCCGTCAAGATCATGTCTCCTGGTTTAACATTGTATCTCTCTTCAATCAATCTCTAGTTCTCCAAAAGAGATATGCCTGTAGCACAAACAACACAACTACCGCTGCAATGTACCACCATTTGTTCTCTATCGTGACCTGTCCATACCAATCACTTACTTCCATGACGTTCATCTCTCACCATATTTATGTCGCCCGACCAGACCCATATCTTCTGAGTTCCGAATAGGACAAGCATCTTTCCTACCTCGTTTGGTTCTTTCAACACTATACCATATCTAATTTCTGGAGTCAACAGTGGATCGAACTGCCAGTGTGTGTATTCAACAAGTTCCCCAACTCTCACTGCCCATCAACGCCCCACTTGGTCCTGTACCAAACTCTTTCGTGAAAGTAGTAAAGTGCAGTCTTTGTGAGGATCTCGATGCCGCTGAAGGTTGCTCCAAACTCTATACTGCCAGTCAACAACCAGGCGAGTAAGAACGTATCGAGCGTCCCCACCAGTCTCCATGTCAACGCCTTAGCAGCATGCCTTTTCTTTTGTACCATTCTGTTCTCCAATCTCTTTTAGTATGTTTCTGTATTCCAAGAGTGCTAGTTCTTTCTTTTTGCACTCCAACATCATATCATAGTTTACACCATAATTATTAACAGGACTGTAAATATAGTCCGAATGTGCCTGTTCTTTAACTTTATTGTCGCGCTGCTCTTCACGTCTTGACTCTGACAAGTGAACAACTGGAGTGACCCCCTGCCAAGTAGATGCTGCAAGTTGCAATGCTTCGCCCTCGGTTTGACCACCAGTACAAAATCTGTGGTGATGATAGTCGAACACGATAGGGATACGAATCACCTTGTGCACATAGTCGTACAAATGACGAGTGGACCACATCGATGCTTTGTCATCATTCTCCACCGTGATTCTGTTCTGGCAATTAGGAGACAATCTTAGGAAGTTGCGGCACCAACGATCTGCCGTGTTAGAGAAGTCGCCGCCGTATGTGCCGCCGACATGTATGTTGATCTTAGCGTAAGGACTGTCAGGCAACCCCAACAGGTCAAATACCTCTGAGTGTGTCTCTAATTCCTTGATGGTCTTCTCAACGACATCTTGTCTTGGAGAACCAAGAACATTGAACGGACCTGGGTGTGTGGTGATGCGGTGTCCGTGTTTCCACGCATACAATCCTGCCTGGTCCAACCACCATGCAATGTCTTCATAGTCGGGCAAGTCTTTGAGGTTGTATTCCGAGGACCAGGGAAACAAGTCCGAAGACAGTCGAAAGAACTTGATATCGTTCGCTTCGTTCCACTGTAGAATGGTAAGCAGATCTTGGCAGTTCTGAAGTCCCAACTTCGAAGCATAGGCAATGCCCTTCTCTTGAAATGTCTTCTTGATCATAGAGCGGTTTGTCGTAACGCGCTTGGACTTTGGAAGTGTGGACAGGTTCATGTTGATGCATGCGTATCCAAGATTCATAATGCGACCTTTCGTTTGATTGTTTATAGAATATAACTTAGATTGACTGGAAAGTCAATAGTTTTGTTTGTATTTTGTCCATGTTTAATATCATAACACTGGTCTCCCGATGTACTTAATCCATGCATATCTCTTCCTCTTTTCTAAGTAGTCTTCTTCGTCGTCACAGTCATATGCCTCTCTTTCGAATACACAATTGTAGTACGCATCTCTACCATTTCCATATCTGACATATCCTGCTAACCACGATAATCCGTATAATACCCAATGTAGCAAGAATCCGAGTTCTAATTGCTGCTGAAAATGGATCGTCTCATGTCTCTTTGTCTTCTCTGACAATTCTCCTCTGCACCAAACCCAAATAGCAAATGAGTTTGCCCACACATCTATCGGTGAAATTTTAGATAACCAAACTGGAACTTTACTGTTTTCTATTATAATAGGCTTCAATGATTTCAGCATCCCTTCTCCCCCCTTCGAACACCCACAACCACTTTTTTAGAATCCATCCGTATCCATTCTCTGATCGCTTCAACTGGGTAAAGTAGTGCTCGTATTTTATGCCTGGTAGCATCTTGACTCTTGCCATGTCATGATATCTGTCTTCTGCTGATTCTATCTTTAAAATAATAGCAGTCCACTCATGGCGCGGAAAGATGTAGTGATGAACAAGATCACCAACCCTAACTTCCCTTTTGCTAGATCTTACCACATAATTAACTAGTCATCACAAATGCAAACCGTTCCTTCTTGTTTCTTTGATTCTGTGTGCTGCTTTACTGCGTGTATAACAAAGGTCAGTATTAGTGACCAAAGAATCAGTGATGCCGTTTCCAGGAATTTATGAGATATTTTGATATCTTGTCACCTCCACCACTTTCGATAGAGCATACTTGTATGTAGAGGCAACATCGCTGCGACCTCTACTTTCCGCGTCCTGTATCAGGAACCTCAACCTCTTAAATAAAAGTTCACAATTTATGTAAAATTCAAACGCCTTAACCAAAACACTGACACTTGTAAAACTCATAGATGTTGTTCTTTCGCTGAAGCACATTCTGTCTTTTGAGTCGTTCCTAAATTCTAGTTTCAACAATGTCTTTGACTTCAGGGAGATTTGTCTCCTGTCCGTGTGATCTACCTGAAAGTATAAGTCACTCAACTGTATAGTGTTTAGAGATCTGTAGTCATTCTTATAAGTGTCGAGAAGTGCGTTAAACCCAGCGTCCACAAGTCCGACTCCAGTCCCAGAGACCTCCTTGATGTCGGGACCCTCACCTATGCTCAACGTAACATTTGTTTGTTCGGGACTCTCGATCAAGTTGAGCGACACCAACGTCAAGGACACCTTCTCCTTGAGGTACTCGATAAAGTACTGAAAAATAAGATCTTTGTTCATACTGTTGTCTTTTCAAAACCCTGTGAGATTTTAAATATTTTGCGAACCCCACTAGTCTGCTTGACCATTCTGAGAATCTTCAACTTGGCATCCTCGGGAGATCTCAGGACACCTGGCAAACTAGGTATGAACTTTATTCTCAGTCCAGCGATGTAGTCGGTATCTGAAATCTTCTGATTTTTAACCATAATGGTAACAACCGTTACGCTGGGGATAGCGCGAATGTCTGCGACGATGTCCTCAAGACCACGATAACCCTTCTCGCCCTTGGTCTCGGCATTGTACCCAAGCATCATATAAAACTGATAGACCCCTGTTTGTCTGGATCGTTCCTGCTTTTCAGTTATTAAGGAATTGAAGTAATCTTGTATTTCGTTCATGTCACCACCGTTTATAGTAAGTAGTTATTCGCAAAGAGAAAGGGGGAGCAAAAACTCCCCCAGTTTATCTATTTTATCTCGATAGACAGAGGTTGCGCCTCGGGGCGCTGTGGGACTCTAACTGTGAGTAAACCATTCTCAAACTGTGCTTTTGCCTGAGATAAGTCTAGGTTATCATCGTAGTTAACGTATGTTCTCGTAAAGTTCCGACGAGCAATCCTTTGTCTTTTCTCATTCTTATCGTCAACCTGACCAGTGATGGTGATTGTTCTCTTTCCAGGTTGAATGTCTATGGCAAGTTCCTTCTTCTTGAACCCTGCCAAAGCAAACTCCAAAACTGTAGAACCATCGTCGTCTCGATAAATGTCGGCAACGGGATAACCCTTTGTGGATTGCTTGAGAACATTAGAGAACAGATCCCCATCGTTGAAAAAATTATCAAACACCTCGTTGATAACTTGGTGACCTAAAAGTCCAGGTCGGTATGTAGTAATTGCATTCATGTTGTTTTCCTCCTTATTAAGCAAGTTACATTTTATGATCAAGTCCCGAAGCAACTCGATCACATCTATAGTATAAACACATCCTACAATGATGTCAATAGTAAAGTTGAATAAAAATAATCAAAAGCGCCAAACTAAAACATATCATCGTTTTGGGAGTGAACATGGTTTCGCCCAAAAGATACCAAGTTAGAATAGGGAATATTATGTACCCCATCGAGGATCCAATGAATCGCCCTGTCCAAGCAGATCCCGTTTCATCCACTATCAACTTCCACGAGTACCAAAAAAACAGCGAACACGGTACGCCCATGAGAAAGGCAGCAGATACTGGTCTGTCTTTCCACCAGTCTGACAAATACTGTGCGTTAAGTTGGAAGAATCCAATGACCTGAGCAAAGAAAACGAGCAAGATACCCAACCAAAGTTTCATTAATGTATCTCCAAACTAAGGGACGCATCCTTCAACAATTTCTTTGACTCTGATATAGCCAACAGGCACTTCCACACATTCGCTATGTCTTCCTCAAGAAGATCGACAGATCCCTCTTCTGTAGGTTTATAAGCTTCATCCAACTCGTCTAAATAATCTCTAAATATTAAAGAATTAACTGACAACTTCTGCATCTCGTGAAACACCGTCTCTGATGTCTTCAACCCTTCGCACAAATGTTGCTTGATTAATTCATTGCTAAAGTCCAGAGTCTGGTTTGCATATTTCTTCCAGTCTTTTATAGCATCAGGTTGGAACTTAAACTTGAACTTCTCATCTTCCTCCGACAAAACCCTTACCCCAAAAGTGCTTACTGTTTCTCTCCGTAGTTATCAACAGTGCGCTGATAAATACTCCGTTGTCTTTCCTCATCACCTTTGCACTGTGAAGTTCGAGGTTTCCATACCTTGGTTTCCTAATTCTTCTTTGAAACTTCTTTCTGGGTGGAGGAGTGTTTAAAAACTCCACACAACCACTTACAAGATCTTCATCCTCGATAGAAACAGGTATGTCATCGCTAACCCTTATTCGTGCAGCGATCACCCATTTCTTACTGGCAAAACCTGGGATGTTCCAAAACATACTTCCATGGTATCTGCCAGCCTTCGTCTTCCCTTTGGAGTACTCGCTGATGCCTTCATGTTCATAAATCTGTACCAAATCGCAACTAATCACTTAATTCGCCTTTCAAGTCGTCACAACCACCAATCAACTTAACAATACCAGATACTCCGTCTATTTTCAAGACAATTGGTACAGTTGGGTGATTATAAAATTTCTTTGCCTCTTCCAGAAACTCTCTATCATCTTCTAGATCAAAAAAGTCATGCGGAACGCCAGCGAATCCAAGCAGTCGCACTGCTTCTTCGCAATATGGGCACGAAGATCTTCCGTAAACCAAATAACTGTTTTCCCTAGCCATGCAACAACCTCCTCGAATCCCTCAGTGATCTTAGGACACTGCTGTACTCACCCAAGACTGTGACGGTCTGCGTAGATGATCCCATAGAATACACGATTTCCGTAAATTTCATGTTGTTCGCTGAGTGTCCGTTTACTTCACTTATTATCTGTGCAGACGGACTAACAGATATTATCGAATCGGTATTAATCGACATTGGTGATGTTCTGAAGTTGTCTCGTATCGCTCCATTGTTAAGTGATGAGTCTCTCGATAAGACCTCAAGTTTCACCATCATTCTCCACCTCCTCTTTAGTCTCAGTAGTCATCGCCTTCAAGAAACCCGAAAGAATAGATTCACAATCTGAGTAAACTTCTGCTAAGTCTACCGCCAGTTCCTTCATGTCTGAAAGGTGTTTGAGAGAGTTAATCCCATGATCTCCCTGCTGTAGACCTGAAGACAACTCCGTCAGTCTCTTTAGCGAGTGTTCTTTGTCTCTTATGATTTGTTTAATTTTGTTTGGTATTTGTTCGGTATCTATCGTATAAGATATCTTTACTTTCATCCTTCCCCCGTCATAGAATCTTTATTACTACAGCACTAGCAAGACCTATCACAGCAGTGAACAACGTCCAAATGACCCTTGATGAAGATTCCTTCCAAGACTCCAGGGCCCTTATGCGGGCATATAATCCTTCGTCTGGATTGTAGACTGCTTCCTTGATCTTGCCTACGTTCTCCATCATCTCATCTTGTCGGTCCTTAACTGCTTCAACTGCCAAACACAACTTATCTAGTTTCCTAGTTAACTCAAGTATTAAGTCCCTATCAAGATCATTAGACATTATAAACCCTCCGCAACGTCACTACTGTAAATAGTTCCACACTATGCATCGTCTTCTATAATTGCAAAATTAGTAGTTAATAACGTACCAGCGGCCGAGACGGCGTTTCGCAGTGCGTTCTTTGTCACCTTTGCTGGGTCGATGATGCCGTTGTCATACATATCAACAGACTGTCCAGTCAAAAAGTTAAACCCTATATCACTTGACTTGCCTGAAATTACCTCGTCGACCTCTTCATAAGAGTACCCAGCGTTCTCTGCCATCGTTTTTATGGGTGACTGCAGGACGTCCAAGAATATCTCAGCAGCGTACTGTTGTTCAGAAGTTAATTCTAGACCCTTGCAGTCCTCCACGATGGTCTTAGAGAGTCGATAGAGGGTCAACCCACCGCCAGGCACGACGCCGTCTTGCTGGGCAGATCTGACTGCTTCTAGTGCGTCTTCGATACGGTGCTTCTTTTCAACCATCTCTATCTCGGTTGCAGCACCCACCCTAATGACAGCAACACCACTAGAAAGTCTTGTCGCTCTTTCTTGAATCATCTCTGCGTCGGGTAGTGTCTCTGCATCCTTAACTTGCTGCTTGAGATCTTCAACCCTAGACAACAATTCAAGATAACTGCCGCCACCGCCAACAACAATAGTGCCATACTTTGAGACCTCCACGCTCTTGCAGGTTCCAAGGTCATTAATTGTAACATCCTTAACCTCATCACCCAGCGTTGTCCTGAAGTACTTAGCACCAGTTGCTATTGCGAGGTCCTCCATGACCAGACGGCGCTCTTCGCCGTACTGGGGAGACTTTACTGCTGCCACCTTCATGGACCCTCTGACCGAATTCATGATTAGTGCAGACAGTGCCTGACCTTCGATATCATCACAAATAAATACTATGGGCTTTTGTTCTCTTGCGGCAATTTCCAATACTGGTAAAATAGATTGAATTTGGTCAACCTGTGCGTCACACAAGAAAAGTAAAGCGTTCTCATATCTACAAACATTTCTTCTTTCATCCGTTACAAAATAGTTAGATAAGTAGCCTGACTGAAACCTAAAACCCTCAACTAAATCAAGAGTTGTTTCGGTAGACCTACCGTCCTCAATCGTTACTGACCCGCCCTTTCCGACCTTGTCGACAGCGGTAGCAATCAAATCACCAATAACTTGGTCATTGTTGGCAGAAATCTTAGCGACAAACGCTACGTCATCTGCACTAGAAATCGGTCGTGAAGATTGTGTGATCTTATCACACACAAAATTACAAACCTTGTCAAGACCCCTCTTGACCTCTACGGGACTAAGACCCTTTTCTATTAGTTCAAGCGACTTTGAAAACACTGCCCTTGCTAGGATGGTCGACGTGGTTGTGCCGTCTCCTGCATCCGAGTTCGTTTTCTCTGATGCTTGTTTGACAATCTCAACTGCTGCATCCTGGAACGGATCCTCAAGATTGACAAATCTCGCAACAGTAACTCCATCTTTTGTGATGACTGGTCTTCCATCTTTCTTCCTTAAAATAACATTACGACCCTTTGGACCGTATGTTGATGCCACGTTATCGGCAAGTTTATTAACGCCTGCAAGCAACTCTTTGTGGAGATCCTTGCCGTCAGAATATTGTTTCATTTCACCTCACTTTGTATGGTTATATTATAATCAAGTGTACACTAGATGTCAAGTGTTTTTATAGAAGTTTATTCGTTCTTTGTCTTAACTCTTCCGAATCTGAGGATGCTGCTAATCCTGCTGCGGAGTTGTTTTCTACAAAGTATGAGTTTACGTTGTTGGACAGTCTTTCGATGGTCTGATAAATGCCTGATAGATTTTCTCCGAGTTTACTCGCGTGCCTCTGGGCAACCTCTAGTAAGTCATTTCTTGATCCGAGGTTTATATTAGCAAAAGGTGCGTGCGCCTTCTTTGCATACTTTAAAGATAACCCAGGACTGTTGAGTGATTTTACATCGTAGTCACCTCTCAGAGAATTTAAATCGAAATCGAGTTTTCCCATCTTCTCTTGTTGTAGTAAATTACGATAAAAAGCAGATCGCCTATCGTTGATACCAATGCTAAACTGGTGGAAACTCACAGAAATTACAGATCCATCATCTGATCTTGACTTCAATCCTAGTAAGTATTGCATAGGTGCCTTGTTTTTTACGATGTCCCTAGCTAAGTTAGCAACTGAACCTTTGATGTACTTATTTTCACCATCGAACATGAACTTAAGTGACATAGGTGTGTTACCTACCATTATATCGGTCACGTCCTGTTTTGGGCCACCTTTAGTGTCTATCTGTTTAGCATCACCTCCAGCAAGAGCAACCATCAAAGACTCAAACAAGAACCCACCCGTCTTGTCATTGTAGTCATCCATGACTGCGGCGAGCGACTCAAGAAAGACAAGATTCGCTAATGTTTCTCCCACGTCTTTTGAATTTACGCACGCCTTATCACACTCGTTCACAAAGTTAGAAAGACTGTTCAACTTTTCTTGCAACGTATTACCAGCAATTCTCTTGGTAAACATCTCGATCACCGCTCTATCCTGAGATTCAGGTTTGCCCCACTTTTCAGATATTCTAAATTTAGGCAAGACAACTGCAAATCTTTCTTGACTATCAGTATCCTTCGACAGCACGTCTGGAATCGAATCTCTATTACCGACGCGTTCAGAAATTGGTTTCCCTGCTTTGGCGAACAACTCAACTAAAAGATCTAAATCATTCATAGATAATCGTCTGCGATACCGTATTTGATCGCTTCCTCTGCAGATAAATAGGCGTCAACATTGTTTGAAAGCAGTTTTTTAATCTTGCTTCTGGTCAACTTCGTGCAAGAACATAGGTAATCAAAATACATATCCTGCAATGCTTTTGTTTCTTTCATCTCATTCTCAATATTGGGGAATGATCCATGGTGTCCACTAATCACACTGTGAAGCATTACTCTACAGTTACGTCCGATCTTCCTACTGCCCTTTGTACCGCTTGCAAGTATAAGTACACCTGCTGACATGACCTTTCCAATGCCGATAGTTTCAATATCACAATCTTGCTTGATCGTTCCCATGATGTCGATAATGGAAAACATGTCGGAAACAATACCGCCGTGTGTGGAAATATACATCTTAAATGGTTTCTTGACTTCCATCACGTTGCCATCCTCTGTCTCCACTACATCTCTCTTTGTGTGATCAAAGTACAACATTGCCTGAACAACCTCGGCTGCCATTCTCTCAGTGATGTCACCGTAGCAATTGATCGCTCTAATGTCATCCTTATCTGACTTGCCGTCGATGTTGTTTATGATGTAGATCGGTTGCTTACCTGTTTCGGCAATCTCGTCTGCAAAATCTTTTGCCAAATCCTCAAGGGTCTCGCCTTCTTTCTTCTTCTTTTTCTTTTTGGAGTATTCTCGTATTACAAATTCTCCGAAATTTTGATTAGATAACTTTTTTGGCATTGTAGACCCTCTCTTTGTTTGTAGGAGTTTTCTCCACGATCCTGAATGGAAACCTTCTAAGGAAAGACTTCCACTTGTTATCGTCTTGAAATTTTCTCTGCAAGATCAAGATCGACTTCTTCTCTCTTGGACTGAAACCTTCTGAGCATTCACTCCAATCATTTAATTCCTTAAGGAGTGTCTTAACTTTTCTCCCATCTTTGTACTTGAGTTGTATCCTGCACACAACAGTCTTGTCATCGTTGCGCGCTTCTCTCCATGCGACTATATCCATCATAACTCCTATGGTTTAAAATCTTTAAAATCTGTTTTTTGAAAATATCTGATGTAACTTTTTGGGGCCCCTTTCAAAATAATGGTTGAACACAAAACTCCCCAGTTCTGAATTATCTCATTCTGTGCGGATTGGTGTTTTTCTATCTCGTCTTCATCCATTCCAACACCCCGAAGGTGATCACTAGATATCTCAAGAGACTCTTTCAGGTGTCTTTGGAATTCACTGGATATTAGCAGAAAAGAGGCCATGATCTTTACGATCATGTCTCTCTGTTCTTTTTGATTGGAGTAAGTGGAGAGTGCTCTCATGAGCACTGCTCCCATTACAAACCAAAATAGTGCGTAGGTTATTTCCATAGTTTATATACTACTATGTCCTTTCCGTGGGGTCAAGTAAAAAGTGATTACTTTCTTTTGAGTGACTCTGCGATTCTCTTAGCAACTCTGCTTGCAATTCGCTCGGCGACCTCTTCAAGTTCTTCTTGGTCCACTTCATTGAGACCTTCTTCATCACCTTCCTCAAGAGCAGGTTCCTCTTCATCCATCTCTGGTTCAGCGTCCATCTCTGGTTCAGCGTCCATCTCTGGTTCTTCCTCGCCGTCAACTGCGCTCAAGATCTGGTCAAGAATATCACGAGCAGTTCTGAGTGAAGCAACATCACCTTCTGGTACGTCAACCTCCACGTCCTGTCCGTCTTCTGGGCCCTCGTCTTCTAGACCTGGTTCTTCTGGCATTGGTTCCTCGGCACCCATCTCATCTTCTTCGGATGGAGGCATATCCATCTCTTCTTCGAGGTCTTCCTCGTTTACATCTTGAACAGTGGAGAAGTTACCTTTTCCGTCGCCCTTGCCGACTTTCTTTGGTACGCCAGGTTTCTTCTTGTCCTTATCGTGGTCGCTCATATCGTAAACGCCCTTGATTCCGCTGCCTTGTGGCGCTTTCATTTCGTCGACTTCTTCCTTGTCGTCCTCTTTCTTACCACGCATACCTTCGTCGAGATCTTCATCTTCCTCGAACATAAACGCTTTCTCGTGAATTGGTCTAAGTCCTGCAAGTTTCCAGAACCTCTTCGTTGTTGACTCATTTAAGAGTGCTTTCTTCTTATCATTTGACATGTCATTCTCCTTATGAAAAACAAAATTTGTGTTAACAGTAATAAATAGATTTCAAATTACCAAAAAGTAAATTAAAATTCATCCTTCAAATCCGATACTTCTTTTTTATTTGATAGTTTTCTAAGCGCGTTTATTTCAATCTGTCGGACCTTCAAATAATTTATGTCCAATCTCTCCGCACACTCGTGAAGAGTTAGCCCCTTATCAGAACCATCCTTACCCTTTTCCTCAATTGAAATCAGGCAACAATTATTCTCTTGCTTGTAGTCTATCCACATCCTACAATCCGTGTTGGGACAAGTCACTCGCTTTTCCTTGCATTTTTTTGCACACTCTGGTAAACAACTCATTATATTTCATCATCTCCTCTTTCAATCAGATCAAAGACAAAGTCAATATCCTGATCGGTGATCCCAAGATCCTGAAGGGTCTGATTTCCTTGTTTGATTTGTTCGTTTTGTTTAGTGATTTTCTTTTTTCCAATTTTACCTTTCTCCTGTTTGATCTTAGTAATGTATATCAATATGTTTGGGTCATTGTCGATGTATCCAGTGACCATAGACTTAAAAAAGTCTACTTGACTCAGACCATCTCTCCTAAGTTTGAGTCTCAATTCTGCGTGACGTTTGTCTGTGTCTGCAAAAGTGATTTTCTTATCTTCCTTACCGTACCTGTAATAACTCATCGAAAATATCGACTCCTGATATACTTGATGAAGTCTTGGAAGCAGTATAGAGTCACAACTATTGCTGCCCAAATAACTGCTGCCATGACGGCCGTCGAGAATGTGTCCCAATTGTGTTGGATCATATTTACTTCCTCCACATTACCCCCTCCTTAAGATGTGAGTGTTGCTCTCAATTTGGGACGCTGAAGATTGAACAATGAACTCAGACTTTGCCTGTAGTTGTGTTATGTTTCTCGCTCCAGAGTAGGACAGTCCCGATCTGACATTTTGCAGAAGGTCTTGTACGATTTTGATAACACAACCCTTGTACGGAACTGTGGTAGATATACCCTCTAGAGATCTTGCCTCCCCTCGCCACTCCTTCTGAGCTTCGACTGAGGCCATTCCTCTGTATACCTTATACTTCTTGTCGTCATTGCCCTGAAACACCTCTCCAGGACTCTGGTCTGTGCCCGCCAACATAGATCCGAGCATAACAAAGTCTGCACCTGCGGCGAGCGCTTTAACAATGTCGCCCGCTGTCTTTATTCCTCCGTCAGCAATGATAAGTGCGCCGTCCTCATAACTACACGTCAAGACGGACTCAAACGTCGGTACTCCGTGACCAGTTTGTATTCTGGTCGAGCAAATTGATCCGCCGCCGATTCCAACCCTTACTGCGTCGGCACCCCACTCCGACAAAGCAAGATACCCCTTGGGTGTCGCAACGTTGCCAGCAATAAGATTGAGTCCTCTGCCCCACTTGTCTCTTATTGACTTAAGTGCCCTTTCAACCAATGTATGGTGCCCATGGGCAACATCAAGACAGAAGGTGATCACTCCTGCATCGTTGTTGAGAAATTCTATTCTCTGCATATAGTCGTCCGTGACTCCGACAGCGGCCGCTGCAGAAAATGGTGTCATTTTTGATTGCTCCACCATGTCGCAGTACCTGTGTGTCACCGCAAGTCCGCCCATCTCACCAAAGGTTGATGCCATCTCTAGACCCGTGACGGTATCCATTGGACTAGAGATTATGGGCATGGCGAGACTGCAGGAACCGAGATCCCTAGATAGGTCTATCTCGGACCTCGACTCTATATCGCTGTATTGTGGCACTAACAACACATCATCAAAACTATACGTCTGCCTTTTCATTTATTTCCTTCCCTATTTCCTTAACGAGATTTGTTGCCTTGCTCCAGCAATCTGGACAATAAAGGTTTACTCGACCTTCTTTCTCTCTGACCACAACATTCCATGTTTTTACTTGTTCTTTATCCATCTTATCATAGGGCACGAAGCAAGTCAAGCAATGATCTGGCAGTTTGTCAAATAATCCAATCTTTACCTGCATATCCTTTTCAGACTGCTTCTTTCTCGCCCTCTTCAGTTTTCTCGTGGCACTCATGTGCCTGTAGATCCAAACCCGCCAGAACCACGAGAGGTAGAACTGCCATAGACATTGTCTTCTTCAATTTCCAGCAGGGTGGGCTTTTCAATTCTCACAAAAACTCCCTGGGCGATTTTTTGACCAGGTTCGATATACTGAATTTCCTCACCTATGTTCTGGAGGTTTACGAAGATCTCTCCATCATACCCTTCGTCCACAACACAAGCACCCGTGATCAACTGTGTCTTGGTTGCGATGCCTGACTTGTTCATAATCTGAAGCATACACCCTGGTGGCACCTCAACCTTAACGCCCGTCTCAAGCAATACGCTCTGTGATGGTTTGACCCTCGCAGCAACTCCCTCAGACGGTGCAAAAAAGAAGTCCATTCCTGCATCAGTTTTGTGTGCCCTTAGAGGTATGCTGGCACCTGGTCTCGTTCTATAAACTTTAACTTGTCTCATCTCATGATCTCCTCTGTGTCTCCGACGATAACTCTCTTCAGTCCTTCGTCTCGTTTTATACTAAATGCAATCGCTCGCAACTGCTTGGGTTTTGCTGGGTCCATATCGTTCACCAGGTACCTTGGGCCCCTCTCTATACCCATAACCAATTTATCCCAAGGTACGCCATTCAAGAGCAACTCCTTTACGGTGTGGTCTCTGTACTCCTCTGGTCTCGCAGTGGTGAGCACGATCATACATCCGTCCCTCTTCCATCTCTTGAGTTGCCCTAGAGCATGTGGCGTGAACTCTGCCTTAGAGGTCTTCAGGGTTTCAAACTTACGATACTTGAATATGGTTCCATCTATATCACAAAAAACAGTTCTATTCTTTACAGTCATGCTTTACAGATACCCTCATTTAGGTCGCGCTCATCCAACAAAGTGTAAGTGAACTTGTTTCCGTACCTTTCGGAGGCGTCCTCGCATGTCTCCATGAACTCTGCGAAGTCCATACTGCTCTGGAACACCTGGCATCCTGCCGAGGAACCGCCAGTGTTGACTCTAGCGTCCGAACCACGATGTTTGTGAATGTTTATGCCATACCAACCTTCGTCCTCTGGTCCGTGATAGTCTGGTGTTGCATCCCTATTGTTGTCTCTCCACACACTCACCTTGCCGCCTCTCTGACAGAGTGCAACGTGCCCCTTTTCACTGCTGCCATGCCAGTCGATCTTGTAGGTGCTTCTGTACTGTCCAGGCACCAAGATTGCGGTTCCCTTATGTTGTACCGCTTTCAGGGGTCGCTTCAAGATAGAGACGCCTGGTTCGGTAGTCACGGGATAAATGTCGGCAACCCACTCTCCATCTACCTTGTAGATGACATTGATTGAGTCGTCGAACTTTGACGCGTCACCAGAGTCGTTACGAACTCCAATGATGTTTAAGTTGAGATCTCCGTTCTCAAAAAATGCATAACCCTTATTGATTAATGCCTGTTTATATTGATCTGCCATCATCTTGGCAGCAAATCCTGTTAATTTAGCCATTGTGTTTCCTCCTATGCTAATATTCTAAAAGATTTTCTTACTGATCTCGTACTGAATCCCCATTGTGCATCCCATTGCAACCTTGCCATATAGGGTCTGTTAACGTAGATCTTGTCCTTGTCTGGATCGACTCCCCAACACTTGATAGTATTTTCCTCAGAGTTTGAATCGATAACCTTAACTACATAAAACAATTTACCATTTTTTGTCTTCTTTTGCAAGACTTCTCTCGGAATAAACCAACAAACTTGCAACTCTGTATCAAATTCTGAGATTGCAGGTATCATCAGTTCGTCAATCCTGTGCTGTAACTGTTCTGTCACCACAGTGCTCATTGGAAATATCCCAACAAGGTCAACGAGGTACTGTAGTTTCTCCCCTTCTGTCAAGTCTCCTTCATTTTCGAACTTCTCAATATTTTCTAGAAGATTCTTCTCTTTTCGAGGTCTTTCAACCGCCACAGCAGACCAAAAATGCTTGAGTCCCGTAAACCTCTCGTCCATAAGACAGTTAAGTGCCTGACTCAAACAAAGGGCGGAGACTGCTTTCTTGTTCAACTTGGAGTACTTTATGTTTTCATTAAACAGGAAGTCTTCTATTTTCTTGAACGGCCTGTGATCCATTATCTGCTCGATAGCGGTTGTACCCAGTCCCTTGATGGAAGACAGTGGTTGAATCAGAGTCTTACCATCTTCACTAATCTCCCACCTGACCCCAGAAGTGTTAACATTCAGAGGTTCAATTCTGTATCCATAAGACTTAGCAACATTGATGGCCCGCTCCTTGCGCTTATCAGGTTCCTTGTCGAGGAACGCTGCTAACCAACACTCTGGATAATAGTGTAAAAGATAAGCACATTGAAAAGAAAGCACGCAATAGGAGACAGCGTGAGATTTATTAAAACCGTAACCAGAAAAGTACTCGAACTTACCCCACAACTCCTTAGTTTCATGTTGCTTCATTCCTTTCTCTAGACAACCTCGTCTAAACTTATCATAGATTTTGTCCATCTCTACTTGGGCAGATCCTGTGCCCTTCTTGGTTAGGAGTTTTCTTAACTTGTTACCCTCATCAAGCGACAGGTTCTTGCCAAGTTTGTGGGCAAGCATTGCAATCTGCTCTTGAAAGATGAGGAAACCATACGTCTCTTCAGTAATGTCCCTAACGTAATCATTAAGGTACTCTACATCTTCAGGATTCTCTTTAGCCCCGATGTACATCTTGTCAACGCCTGCAGATAGTGGACCAGGACGGTATATAGAAGTAATGGCAGCAAGGTCTGTAATATTATTCGGTCTAGCATTCTTACAAAATGACTGCGCTCCACCTTCCGTAAATTGGAAGATCCCTGCCCACTTTCCTTCATGGAATACATTTTCCCATACCTCCTTGTCATCGAGATTAATCTTCTCTGGGTGTAGGTTCATCTCGTAAAACGTCTTTATGTCTTCAAACGTAGGATTCTCAAAACCCTCATACCTAACTAGTACGTGCCTGATTGCATCTTCCATCATGCGCAAAGACGCCAATCCCAAGATGTCGAACTTAATAAACCCCATCGGTTCAAGGTGCCTTACATTCTGACCTTCTGACCAAGGTGTTTGCCGAACGCCGCCTGAGTTGATAAGAGGCATCCACTCGTTTAAATTCTCACCGACAACGACTCCGCCAGCGTGTCTTGATGCTGACCTGGTTTGTCCATAAAGAGTGTTGACGTGAGTCTTGACGTCTGGATACTTCTCCAAGAAGTCCTGAAGTGTTTCCGAGTACTCCATCAACTCTTCAAATGTTGGATTATATACACCCGCTGTGATGCCATGTGCCTTCTTCGCCAGAGGAGTCGCCTCGTAAACCATCTTGTTAGTGACAGCATTCACCTCTGCAAAGGGTATTTTATAAAACTTTGAAATGTCTTTAACGAGTGATCTTAACTGTAGTGTGTTCCAGTTTGTAATCGGAACAACAACATCATCGCCCCACTCTTCAATAAGATGCTCTTTGAGAACCATTGGGTCAGAAACATCGTAATCGATATCAGGATAACCAGATCCGCCTTTTGTCAAAAAACGCTCAAATTGCAGTCCGTAACGGATCGGATCTACCTGTGTGATACCCAAGGCATAAGCAACCAGAGAACCCGCAGCAGAACCTCTTCCTGCGCCTGTTAACTGCATTCTCGTCGCTTCTTCGGCGATCTTCTTCATGGTAAGAAAGTACTTACTAAACCCTCTATCCTCAATTACGTTTGCCTCGTATCTTAATCTTTCAATATAGTGTGGTTTATCAGCAAAACCCTTCTCTCTCGCGCCCTCGACGCACAATATCGCTAATGCTTGACCTGCAGTCTCTCCCTCTGGAACGACAAAGTCTGGAAGTCGAACTGTATTGTCTGGCATGAAAGTTTCAATTCGCTCATGAGCAATGCTGTATGTTCTGGATATAGAGTTCATTATTAGGTTGTCGTCATACTCTACGCCGCACTCTTTTGAATACTTCTTATAACTCTCCCACATCTGATCTCCGTTCTTGGGGTAAAGTTCGTATCCAATCTCGTCTGTATCGACAGGCAGGTCTTCACTCATCCACTCCACCTTTCGTCCAAGGAAACCTAACCTCTTATAAAGTTCCCTATCCTTCCATGCGTCGGGAGAGTAGTAATGAGAATCTGCAGTTGAAATCAATTCAATACCAAACTCATAATGCATCTGTATGATGAACTGATTCAAAGCGTGTTGCTCTGGTACATTATTCCATTGCAACTCCCCATACCATCTATCGCCAAAGATAGACTGCATCTTTTGTGTAGTCTTCCTAAACGCATCGAGTACCGCGTCTTCACCAAATTCTATGTTTGCTCGATAATCAGTCGCATAGACACCACCTAAACAAGCCGAAGCGGCAATGACTCCCTCGCCATGCTTCTTTAACATGGCGTAGTCAATTCTTGGATAGCGATAGAAGTTATCGCCCGCATAAGACTTGGAGATCATCTTGAATATATTTTGAAGTCCTTTTTGGTTTTGCGCCAACAGTATAAGGTGACTCCTTCTGTTCAAAATAGACTTTACTTTTCTCTTGGACGCCTCATCTTCTATCGTTGCGCCTGACTGAGTTGATTCAAGTTGCTTCTTATTTTTCGCCTCTTCCTTTATTCTATTGTAGTCCTCTTTCCAGTTTGCAACACTTGGCACGAAATATGCTTCACAACCGAATATTGGTTTGAACTCCTTGCCCTCGCTCATCATCTTCTTAGCGTGAATAACCTGATATGCTAAACCGTTTGCGTTGCCGTGGTCGGTTAGTGCCAAGGCATCCATGCCATTCCCGTAGGCAAAGTCCATATGCTGTTGCGGATATCCTAGCGCATCAAATATCGATCCTGCAACCGAATGTGCATGCAATCCAACAAATGGGATTTTAGGTTCTTCTCTCATACTGTTCCTTTCATTTCTTCATCGCCGCCGAGAAACAATATCTCCAGTCGCTGCTGATCTTCAAAGGATCTTGCATCATCTCTTGATATCCATTCCACGAGGAAATGTCTTTGTAACTTTCTAATTCCATTGAATCACTATTTTCACTCATTATACCATCACCAAAAACCTTGTCAAGAGTATAATTGCTCTTTACATCAATTCTCTTAAATAAATATGAGCAGTGCTTGAATTGCCTAACACTAAAGCTAAATCCCATATGATGTCCAGTCAGTGCACTGTCCCCATTGTAGGTGTAAAAGAACGACTCGTTCTGTTTAACTAAGGATCTCGCCTCCGTTATTCTTGGATTGTACACACCGTAAGGTGAAGATACATAATACCTGTAAGGAGTGATCCACTTAGATATTTTATCACTCACGGTAAAACTAGCACTAACCCCTTCCATAACAGAGACACCGATGCCCCTCTTATTCATGTTCTTGTAAGAAAGAGGCACATAAAATATAGGCGTGTGTGTTCTATTATCTGTTGGGAAGTTAGTAAACTTGGCGCGCTCGTGTTGAGCGAGGTTTAGGACAAAATCCCCACAAATTCTTTTCAGCAGTGGCGCTGTTGATTCATCACAAACAACCCAAATCGTCTTACAACCCATGTAAGAGCACTCGACAATACTTCTCTGGATTGCATAAAAACTGTTGTCGATAGGTAGGACGCTTGGATGTATGACCAAATCTATATCAGAATCAACTTTAGATACTGGAACAATCCCTGCTATGTGTTTTGATAATGTCGCTTCGTTTCTTTCTGTCATAAAACCTAACTTTCTTGGTGCTCTTGTATATGATCTCTTCGATCGGCAAGACCTTTCTATCCAGTACCTCAAGTTTGGGTTTTCTTCTGGAACTGCGATCTTTCGATACCAAAGGTTTGTACACACCTTCGTTATTTTGAAACAACTTTTCGACCATGAACCTAACCATCGTATCAGAGTAATCGAAGTTTGTCAACTGTTCTTTGCTCAGGTAGCACAGAGAGAATACGTCTTTTTTGCCAATGGACTCGATTCTTGAAATAAACCCCTCCTTTGGGAAAATTGGAACTAAATTAGACGCATCACAAAATTTCAACCTCATAAAATCAACAATTTTGTATTGATCTTCGTGCTCAGTGTGAGTAATATCTAGATCAGTCTTCACTGCACTGTGCGGAAACATGTGACATCTCTTGAACTCAATCTGCGATTCTCGAATGTGGATTTTGTCATTCTCCACCCTAACATACTCCAGGTTGTTGGGGTTAATAACTAACCCTCGCATGGCACACAAAAACTTTAACATAGACCATGCTTCGGCATGCCTGTCTGTTACGAGATGTTCAATAGTTATCTGTTTTTCAAACTTTAGGTCAATAGTTGGTTGAGTATGCCTCGGTATCACTATCGGTATTTCATCCCTGTAGGATTTCAACAGCGCAGAAACACACCCACCAACTATTACTTGATCAAGGATCAATTACAAATTCTCAAAACAAAATCATACCTATTGTTACTAGCGGGCATGAATCCTGAATTGTCAGTACTTCTTGCATCTTCTTCAGGTTGGACCAAGCATATCTCATCCAATATGGACATTAGATCATCATACATCTGCTGTTGATTGGAGGACAATTCGAAGACGCGACCATTACCGTGAGAAGCAAAGTTGTCCCAAACGCGAGAGCGACGTTCGGCGAATGCGTAAAACTTCAGATTGGGAGTTGCGTCCAGGGCGTCCCAAACTGTGTCCGACTGAATTCTAGGAACGAGAAAAGACTGAGAGTACTCGTCGCTGAAGAGTACAATTATCCTGTCAGCATTAGACCTCCAGTTAACCTTGAAGAACTTGAGTTCAGGATGAGACCCGACTCGATTGGCCCATCGAGACTGAGTGAAATCGTATCCAACATTGCCTGAGATGTTGGCGATAGACAACAATATCGCATCTCTAAGCATCTCTTGTCCTGTCTGATTATCAAACTGTCCCACGTTCGCGAACGACACAAGGAAATCTTCGAAGTCCGCTATGTCGGACTGCAGTATGAGTATCTCCATGTTCCCTGTAGGGGTCGTGCGATGTTTTGGTCCCACGATCAATCCCCATTTGAGTTTATCCTCGGCCGAGAAATCCTGTGCGAACCTATTCATCGCCATCCTTACCGCATTTATGTAATTTTCCATAGAACCAGACCAGTCTACGATAAAAAGAATATCCGTCTCTGGAATTTCTTCACCGTAATCGACTATGCCGTCGCAATCATTATCTGCGCCGTCGCAGATCTCAGCGTTGGGTAAGGTTTCGCCGCCACAAAGGTCAGAGATCTGCCTACCTGATTGGTCTCGCCCAAACCACTGTCCAGCGTTGCAAACCTGCGATCCCTCTTCACACACTCCAACGTTCAGCGTACCTTCTGGTCCTGTGTAACACGGGCGGGTTAATTGCTCGTCCACCAGACTGTCGCAGTCTTCATCAAAATTGTTACACAGTTCTGGATTCGTAGGTATTCCGACAAACTGATTACAGGTAGACTGCTCCTGTTGCTCAAGTTCTGGAACCCAGTGACACAAAGCATAACATTCTGTCATTTGAGTTACCTGACACTCCTCATTCACACACTCGCATGTCTTGAATCCCATGCCACAGGTTAAGGGTGGTTCCATACAAGGCACCAAAGCTCCGACAGACTCTGGTGGACACTGGCAATTCAGTCCCTCATCTACAAGACTGTCACAGTCGTTGTCTTGTCCGTCACACTGTTCGTCTACTGGTCGATCTGCAGTGCACCCTACCCAGTTACCATTACCACAAATCTCCAATCCTGAATTGCAGATAGTGGAACACTCTCTTATCAACTGTTCATCGATAAAGGTGTCACAGTCATTATCTAAACCATCGCATATGTCTTCGGGTACCTGGCCGCATCCGCCGCAGGCATTCAACTGGTTTTCGTCAATGTTCCCATCGCAATCGTTGTCGATGCTGTCGCAGACTTCCTCTTCCTCGAAGCACGTAACACACTCGCCATAATAAAGTCTGCCTTTATCGCACCTGACCTGCTGGGTGCCAGAAGTGCCTTCTATTTCACAATCGTAATACATTGTAAAGTCTTCATTTATACCAGGTGGACAGTCAAAAGCGTGCTGGCACTCAGTCTGTTCGATTATTTCCGCAGGGGGACAGTTCGGGTCTCTGTTCCTATCACAAGGGGTTAAGTTTTCATCACAAATATCCAACACGGCATACCTTGCTTGGATCTCTACACCTTGAGGCGGACAGTACCAGGTCTGTTGTTGGCAGCAAGTTGGATTGCAATCGCAAAACCTAACATGTGTGTTTGAAATGTTCGCGCATGGATCCACCCACGCATCAACTGTGATATCTGGTATTATGACAACTTGAACGTCTTGAGTCCTGGCGTCTGATACGAGACTTCTGGACTGTTCCATGTCCGCAGTCCCAACCGTTGTCTCATCGTTGCAACTAACAATCGTTAGAAAGCAAACTGTATATACGCTTAACTTTTTTAACATAACCTAACCTTTTATAAAATCCCTTTTTTGTAATACATTTTGTGCCTGCATTGTAATAGCACAATCCCTTATCAACATTACCAACAGCGTACACTCTGATATGATAAGAGAGTATCTCCGCCCCAACCCTTATTGATGTCTTTGGGTCTTTTAGTTGTTTGCAAGTATACTTTGTAAACATACTTTCTGGTCCTCCAGTCCATCTAGGTACTACCTGTGTTAACCCACAAGCACCAGCGGAACTGACCGCATTTTTATAAAATCCACTTTCAACATATATAACTGCTGCAAGCAGTGCGGGATCTAGAGAGTTGCGTTTTGCCTCTGACCTTATTATATCCTCATACTTGCACATGCTACTGTGCTGATAGTCAGTTAGTTCCAAGTTCTGGTGAGACAATATGCACAGTGAAAGCAAAAATACCATTACTTCTCCATCTTGTTTTGTATAAACGAATGTACGGAGTGGGGAAAGTACTCCTCCGCTATCTCCAGACACGCTTCAGCAACTTGCTGGATTTCCCACTGAGCACCTTCGTGAGATCTCAATTGGATGAACTTCAAAAGGTTGTGCAGATTGACAGTGCCATAATACTTTGTATACAAGTTTTGAGGTAGGACACCCCTTGCCTGCTCGCGACAAACTCCAGACTTTATGAGTTCGTTGAACAGTTTCAAGCATTCGTTATTGTGTGTCCTGACCATACTAGATGCAACTCCAGACACTGGCAGTCCCGATCTATTGTACTCGACAATTGGATCAATCAACTCATTCTTGCTTGCCTGCCTGTTGCTTTCGTGCTGAGTCCTGAACTCTCTTGGTTCATAAAACTGCATATCTATCGCAGTATATCTGCGAGAAATTTCATTATATGCCCAAGTGCGATGCCTATGGTGCTGACTGCGAATAAACAGAGGCACGGTGAACCGAAAAGTAATAGCACAGTGCTCAAAGGGGGAAGAGTGGTTGTGTGCCATAAGGTAGTTGATAAGTTTAGTATCCTTTTCATCTACTTCCTCTTTTTCTGTGCCGAACGAAACTCGTGCGGCATTAACAACTGACAAATCCGAACCCATATGCGAAATGTACTCAACCGCACCGATGTCGTCTCCAAATAATTCAACCCTCATTCGGTCTCCTGTATATACCAACCACGTAGTTTTCCAAAATCATGTAGTGGGTCTTCCCACCGATGTCTACTTCCTCTATCATGGTCTTGTCGACAACGATCTCCTTGGGTCCGACCGTGCCGTACTTGAGATCATGAAAATCCCTTTTACAATCTGATGCAATATCAATTACGGTCGCCTTTATAAATCGAGATTCCTCTGTCTTAAAGTTGTTGGGTAAAATAACCCCAGTCTCAGTCTTGTCCACTTTGTAGTGGGGCACGATACAAATGTGCCTGTTGACTGGTTTTAGTCTTTTTACCTCAGTCATCAGCGCCTCCAAAGTTCTGCTTCAGGTGGTTAAAGTAATCAGTAATCATCTCAAGGTCATCGCCTTGCTTTAACATTCGATATACTTTGACTGCCATTCGCATGTCTTCCTTGGTCAACCAATCATTTTCAGCATAACTGGATCGTAAATCTCTTAAATGCTCCTTGAGTGGTTGCATCTCCTCTTCAATGGCGACAAACGCCTTGATAAATTTGACGATGTGCTCGTCCTTTGTCATATGATCTTCTTCTCTATCACCAAACATAGTAACTCCTTTCAATTGGTAGAATAATAATACTAAATTATATCAATTAATGCAAGTGTTTTTTTAACAAAATGAAATAAAATTACTCAAGTTTGAAACTGAGTTGTGCGCCGAATTGGTGATCAGTCTGCCAGTCATTTCTCAAAGAGTTGTTCAAAAGGTAGAATGTTCTGTAACTAATCTTCTGTGATAGTCTAAAGTTGAACCCGACACTAACCCTGTTCCTAGTGACCCGACTCTCCCTGATGGTGAAACTCTCCCTTATGAACATCTTGTCATATCCAATCTCAACCCTGTTTTCAAACCAAAACTTTTTATTAGCGTTTGCATGCGGTGGAAACAGGAACCATACGTAGATAATGACCGCCTGTAAGAGTAGCAACCTTGGCATTTCTCATGACACTCCCTGTACCAATAGTACTATAACAATCGACACAGACAGTCCCAACATCATTTTCATAAAGTCCCTCGCTACAAGAGGAAACACCTTCTTCACTTTCCTGTCCATTCTTGTAGCGATTGCTAGTTCTCGACCACATAGGAGTCCTACGAACACCCAGGTCGTGCTCATTGGAATGTTGTTCATCTGCTTGAGGTACAATAAAATAAAGGCATAAACGGCATCAATAATTGTTGCTGATCTAACGTAAGACGTGGAGGATTTCTCGATCACTATCTCCTGTATCTTGCCTCCCTTGGTATAGAACACGTACCCCAATACAGATACCAACAACACGATAACACCTGACAAGAACCCTGCGCTCATCTGTCGTGGTGCGAAAACTGCTATGTTTGCAAGGTCGTGACTTAACCAAGTGAACCACAGGAACCCCGTCGTGCCCCACTGGGCGATCCTCCAGGCGCGTTCATGATCTGGTTTGACTTTCTTCTTTTCATTCAAGTATTTGGATAAAATCATCCAAAATGCGTAAGCTACTGTTGCTGCAATGGCATACCCCATCACACTCTTCAGTAACATCTTTTCAAAAACAACAGTACTAGCAAAGGCAGACAGCACTAAAAATGTTGTGGAGACTGGGATGCCGTACCTTGTCAATAGCAACAGTACGCCTGGTGCCAAGGCGTGATACCACTCAACTGTGACAAAGGGTATCTTCTCTAAGCGTCCGAAGGATATATCTCCTCCGTACGAAAACCAACTATAAAGAACCGTAGCAACAAGAACCGAAGAGGATGCTGCCCACAACTTCCACCAGGGTGTCTTTTTATTCGACACCATAAACGTTCCCAGGGTCTGTACAGCGTCGTTGCTCATAACAGCAGCGCCCGCAAGGGCAAGACCAACAAGGGGATAAACCATCTCTAACATTATTATAAACTCCTTTTAACTGGGGTAAGTATAGACCATATTAGAGATGTTGTTGTGCCATTTGTGTGAAGTGTTTGAGACAAGTGGGTTATATTGAAAAACTCTCCCCGCATCCGCAGGTTCTTTTTGCATTGGGGTTAATGAACTTGAATCCAGACTGGTTTAGTTCGTCCACAAAGTCAATCATTGTCCCCATCAAGTAGAGGAAACTCTTACGATCAACGTAAATCTCAACCTCTCTGTCTGTTAGTACTCGGTCACCGTCATTCTTGTTGTCAAACAACAATTTGTAGGTGAAACCAGAGCATCCGCCGCCTTGGACGGCAGCGCGGACGCCTGATTCTTCCTTGTTTTCAAGCATGTCTTTCATCTTTTTTGCAGCGGATTCGGTTAGAGTTATCATCTACACGAAACTCACTTCACACGCACCACCAGCGCAGGCAACCTCACCTTTCAGGTCCGTATTGTCTTCTTCCTCCACAACCTTGGAGAGGTCAACCTTTGTAAGCGAAGACATCATTGCCTCATAAGTCTCTTCGGCGCAGTCCTCAAATGGAGCCTGTGTATATGTACCGCCATCATACGGAAGAACTGACAGACCATTGTAACTCTCTCTGTTGTCCCACATCCATTCTCCAACATCAACCCACTCGGCATCCCTGATCGACACAGTAGCGGAGATGTTGTGAGTGTTCTGACCCTTTCGAAATCCAGGTTTTACCCACTCATCAGTGACCTGTTTTACCCTCTTCAGCAACTGAAGTGCTGACTCCGTTCTCATTATAGCGCCCTCTGGAGCACTCTGTGGTATTGAAATAACTGCCGTACTGTGTGGACTGAAGTACTCGTCCTCAACCAACTCTGGGTGATTTTTTACCAGGTACGAATAAATTGGTTCATTTTTTCCAACCCGAATACGACGAATATAAAAGTCATTATGCCACGCGTGAATACCAGAAGAGGTACCAAGGGCAAGACTGGTAGTGCCTGCGGGTTTAACACAAGTCGTTCTCGCCGCTTGCTTGATACCAATCAACTCAGCGACTCTTGCGTTTTCTTTTTTTACTGCCTGGGCCGCCTCTTTCATGTCCAGTAGTAAAACCTTGCCAGATGCAATACCCGTCATGGACACCCCAATGAGTGCATCCTTCTCTGTGGTTCTCCTCCATACATCCCTCAGATAATGAAAGTCAGTGTAACTCGCCTGAAGCGTTCCGATGAAGGTAGCCGCTCGAACCCTATCATTGAGATCCTCCTGACTTTCAAGATCAGATACGTTGACTTCAGTTAAATTACAAAACTGGTAAGGGCGGAGTCCGATTTCGCAGCAGGGATTGGTGCCCCAGTCTTTGTCATTCGAAAAATAAAACCCAGGTTCTCCTGCGCCTGATGCCTTTACCCGATCCCATAAGTTCATAAAATATTCTTTATCAATCTTGTGTCTCAACAGCACAACTGAGTTATTTGCTCGACCTCTTTGAGGGTTGGTCTCCCACCAATTGCCAGTCTTAGCAGCAATCATCTCCTCGTCGTCGGCGGAGAATAGCGAAATCAATGCTGCCCTGCGAATGCCTCCCGCAAGTACAGCATCTGCGATATGGCAAACCATGTCATGAACCTCAATAGAAGAAAGTTTGTCACCATTCTCCTTTTCAGATAACATACCCTCTAATTTCACAAGACACTCTCTGAGTGGTTGTGGTCCAGGTGCTTTGCCACCCGATGTCACGAGTGCAGCACCCTTTGGACGTATGTCCGTATAATCAAATCTAAGTCTGGATCCTCCATTGAAATAGGAACGAACCAGTGCTTTTACAGCATCTGCCCAACCTTCAATAGAGTCGTTGACCAAAAACCTTCGTGTTCTATTCATGTTTGGTCTAGTAATTTCTGGTAGTTTTTCGACGTGATGCTTTTGAACACTGTATCCAACACCCGTACCACCGAGCAGCAAGAACATCGCCTCGCCGAATGAACGCCAATCGTCGATTGGCATGAAGGCACAGTTGAAAATCCTGTTTGGAGCAACTTCAATAGGTTTGCCGCCGAACTGCAAGGACCTCATAGAGGGCAGTACCTTCTTGTCAAAAACTAACTTATAGTTCTTTCTAATTTGTAATTCTAATTCTGGAAACTTCTTTAGATGCATTTCCATATTTCTTGTAACCAGTTCGTGCCAAGTCTCTCTCCTATTTTTTTCTGGCACATACTTGGCGTACTTCATGTGCACAGTTATTTCTGACAAAATGTCATTTGATAAACTCATTAATTCGACCCTCCTTTAAACTCTTTGTACTTTTCATTTAACAATTTTTTCTGTCTCTTTGCAGCATTTTTGACAAAATCCTCCATGTCTTCTTGGGACATTGGTTTGGGCAGGACCTTGATCTTCACATTGGACGTATCCATAAATATGGGGTAAATTAACCCATCGGGACCATTTCTGTTCTTTGCGACAAAAATTCTCCCAGTGTTGCTGGTCTTGTCTTCTACTGTTCTGGAGACGGAGAAAATAAAATCTGCAACGAAACACTTGTTGAATGCTTCAGAAATTGACTCCATAGTGATAACCTCTGCATTTAGACCAGACCTATTTGTTTGGGAAGCAGTCCATATGGGGCAACCCACCTCTTGCGATATGCCTCGCAATTCCTCATAAATAGATTCAAGTTGGTGTCTTTTCTCTTCTTTCGAAGATCCCTCTGGTTTTAACAGGTCTGCATAATCAACAATAATGACGTCTGGTACGAAGTCTTGATTCCTCATCTTCTCGATATGGTTCTTTATCGTCTGTACAGATGCAGATCTTGTTGGATACTCCTTCACTATCAGTTTGCCTGGAAGATCTTTTAATTCGTCATATATTTGCTCTTTGAACGCTTGGATATTGTTAAGATCATACCCTGTGATGCAACTGTCGTACCTATTTGCAACCACTGTGTCGGCTAACTCTAGCGTATAGTGTACAACATTCTTGCCGTCCTGCAGTGCTCTTGATCCGAGGTGCACAAGAACCATAGATTTTCCTGCACCTGTTGGTGCTATAACAACGCCAAGTTCCCCTTTACCGAGTCCACCTTTCGATATTTGATCCATAGGTGTCCACCCAGTTGTGACAGGATTTCTTGCCTTCTTTTCAAACCTTACTTCGAAATCCTTCATGTAGTCATACCCAAGGTCATTAGATGTGCCTAGTTTGATAGCATCGTTAATAACCTTGGCGATGTCGTCGAAGGAAGACTTCTTCAAAAGAGGGACACACCTGATCATCGCCTCTTGTAATTTTTGCTTCTTACAAAAGTCAAGTGCAGTGTCCTTAATATACCCAGACTCCGAATTGTCAATCCTTTGAGATAAGACTCTGGCATAGTAATCTCTCAACAGTTTCTGTACGGAATCCTGCTGTTCAGATATGCCAGTTCTGAGAATGCTTGTCATGGTATTTGTAGTTGGATGTACACCATACTTCTTTTTGTATTGCTTGATCTTTTCGACGAAGACTCTGAGATAGGTCAATTCCAAAAAGTTGACGTCCAGTACTTCAAATATCTGATCAGCGAACGGTCTGTCGACTAAAATTAAATGGCATAAGTTTTCCTGAAAGTTCTTTCCGAACTTTGAGAAGTCCTGTTTAGTTTTATCCATTAGTTATAATTTACCCCAGACTCAACCATCGAGTTAAATGTCGTCTTCAGGCAGTCCATGTTTAATGACGTCAATCCGTCGATGGACAACATCTTGTTAATCTCGGTTCGGTTGAACGTTGGTTGATACCCCTCGAAGGTCGAGTTTATGTGATTGGCACACTGAACAGAAATGAGAGGTGTACTTAACTGCATGATAGAGTAATTATCGCACACTTTCTTATAGTCCTGAATTACCTTGTTGTAAACTGAAAGTTTTGACTCCTGTCTTTCAGAGTGCTCCTTAAGATCACTAAGGTAATAATCCTTGTCTTCGGCAAGAAATGGGAATGCCTTGGCAACTGTCTTAAGTCCGACGCCCTGCAGTCCGTCAATGTTGTCACTCTTATCACCAACCATGGACCTGGCCAGAGCAAAGTTCGTTGGGTGGATTGAGTGCTCTTCTAGGACCCTATTTGTATTCAAGATTTGATCCTGAGTTGGTCGCATTAGCAGGGTCTTGCTGTCCAAAAGTTGGATGAAGTCCTTGTCACTCGATATGATAACCTTTTGCCAATCGGTCAAAACTGGTAAAGATTTTACATACGATATAACATCATCTGCCTCAACACCTGGTTGTCTAAACTGGATGATGGGCATCTGGTTGACATACTCAATACACCTCACTTGTTGCCAAATTCTGTTTGTATGAATTTGAGCAGGATTTAAGGATTGCGACCACCTGTTCAACTTTGGAGGTTTTCTTCCAACCTTGTAATTCTTGTTCTGCTTCCTTCTTTTATTGGACCCGCCGTCACCGTCCCACACCACTACAAAAAGGTCAGGTCTCACTTGACGACATAGTTTGTTCATAGTTTGCAAGAATCCCACTACGCCGCCAACGGGGTCGCCGTTTGGTGACATGGTAGGATTAACAATATAAGACCTCATAAACTGGTTCTGTGCATCCACCAGCATCAACCTTTTCATAATAACCTATCCCTTCTTTCTGTATTTGTGTAGCGCCAGACCTATAATCAACATGCTAATTGCTGAATATAAAAATTCTTTGTCGCTGAAGATGCCTTCAAACATTTCCCCCTCCTCTAGCAATCTCAACAGCCTCGGTGAAACAGATAACTCCGTCCAGTCCATGCAGAAGAACTGGGTTTTTTCTCTTATTGAAGTTCTTATCATCGTCTGGTACTACGACATAAAACTTACACTCTTTTTCAGAGAAAATCTCGGACTTATAACAAAGGGCGTTGTATGCTTTCTGTTTTGCTCTATCGGTTCTAAGCGAAGTTGTTAGATCAAAAAAAACTATGCTTGACTCGGTCTCAAGACAGAAGTCAGAATCTATTTTTTGTGAGTTTCCGTGTTCATTCTTGAACTGAGGTTTTAGTTTTGCCTCCAACTTGCCAATTCCAGTCTTTTCAGAAAACAATTTTTCAAAACTGTTCCCTGCTCTCGCTCTTTTTCCATTTTCTATAACAGCACTCATGAGTAACTCCTTAGTAAAAAAAACCCCCTGCTTTCACAGGGGGCGACCGAACACTGTGTCAGTCTTTGGTGGGTGTTTCATCTGGATCGTAAAAATCAGAGGCATTCCCTGTTTTATTACTGAACTTCATGATAACATCTTCGTCCATGATTTGCAACACTCTTTTTTGGAATTTTTCGTCTTGCAATTTCTTCAACCAGTGTGCTCTCTGGAACTTCTCTCTTGTCCCATCCTCGTGCACAAGAGAATACCAAGCACCTGATTGCTCTAGGTTTTCAGATATCTGAATCGCATCAAACCAACTTTCCTTATCCTGTACGCCAACACTTTCTGCGTCGCCCCAGAGGATTTTAAAGTTGCAAGTTCTTCCTGTAGAACCGAATCTGGACTTTTCGATTTTACACTTAACCTCAGAACCAATCCTGAACCCATTCTCATCCGTGACAAAAGACGCCTTAGCTTTTCTCCCTGTCAACCATATCCTCAAGGAATAGGAGTACGGCAACGTCTTCCCTCCTGGAGTCATGTATGGCGTAGTCATTGCTTCAGACGGTGACCGAGTGATGTTAGTCTTCAGTTGATTAAGGACTAGCAGTGTAGCGCCAGCGTTGGCAATCGGTTGAACCAACTTAGGCATACCCTTCGACAACACTCTCGCTTTCATTGCCATAGACGACTGGGGATCAAAGTCTGACTCAAGATCGTGCTCAGATGGCGTGAGTGCAAGGGAATCCCAAATAAACAACCACTTTTCTGGCATTTTCAACAAGTTTTCGATTGTCTCCATAACCATCTCGACAGAGTGTGCCTGGATATAAACCAATCCATTCTCTTCATCGTCGACGTCACACCCTGTTCTTCGAAGGAAGTCTGGATCAATGGCAGACTCTGAGTCGAAGTAAGCAACTCGACACCCCATCTTCTGAGCGTTGGCGGCGACTTGGGCTGCCATAAATGACTTACCTGTCGCCTCCAGACCTGCAATCTCGGAGATCTTACCCACTGGAATTCCCGCATACCTGCCCTTGCAGGTAATAGAGTCCAACCAACGGGAACCAGTCGGAATCCACTCCTTGACTTCCGTTGGGTTCTCTTCTCCAAGATTGTAGGCAACCACACCACCTGACGACTTGTTAAGTGATGCGATTATGTCCTTGGTGGAAAGTCCACCTGGTTTAATTTTTCTTATCTTCCCCATTCGACACTACCTCAATTCTGAAGGAGACCGTTAAAGGCTCTGTCTACAGCGGACTCTTCAGACTCTCCACTGCTTGTGGTGATACCACCGCGAGTAATTTCAGAACTATCTTCCGTATCTGCACTCAAGTGCGAGTCCAGAATTGCCTGAACCTCTTCTGTCGTGCGTCTCTCGAAAACAGTGTCGAGATTTGGCACCTTCTCAAGGAGTTCGGCACATCGCTCGTCACCGCCCACGGCGTCATCACAAAGAACTGACTTTCTTGGGCGAGGTCGAATATCCGTTGTTGGATATGATGCACCTGGCTGCTTGCCATACATTAATTTGAGATCGTTACCGTCCTCTGGATCGGTAATATCCCCGTAATCAGGGTCGAGAACAATACCAAGAAGTTTCTGGTATGCCAACTTGCCATAACCCCAAACCTTAATTCCTTCGGACTCTTCACCTCGCACAAGCACAGGTGAAAAGAATCTCTGTTTTGCAAACATGCCCTTTGCAAGTTGCTTACTCTCTTCTGTCCCTTCGTTCCAAAGTTTGTTCCCAAAGTCACAAACTGGACAACTGTCTCCAAAGTTTCGCTTTGGGCACAGGAACGATTGCTCTCCCACGCCATAGTGGAAAAACTTCTCCTTGAACGGGTCTCCGTCCGCTGTCGGAACAATACGAATATTGTTCTCGCCATCTTGTGGACGCCAGAAGTTATTCTTTTTACCGTCGCCCTTTCCTGATAAAGAAGCCATCTTTTGCTTCATGAGATCTAAATTCAGTGCCATTATATTACCTCCTTATGGTATTGTTTTTTGCACACTTGTCGGTAAAACTTCCGACCAACTTTCTATACTATACTAAATGTTTATTTGTTTGTCAACTGTTTTTTGTAATGTCTGAAACATCTTGGTTCATACATTTCTGATCCGCCAATCAATAACTCTCTGTCATCATCAAACTTTCTGAACGTAAAGTAGGCATCCTCTTGGCATTGTGCGCAAACTGATGGACACTTTACAATCTTTGTCGCCCAGGGCATCATCTTGGCGACCTCGACAAATGGCTCTGCCTTGGAAGACAAGTCCAGACTCGATACTAACACAGACACTCCCGACTTGTAAAGACTTATTACAACATCAGATGCGCCTTCGATCATAAACGCTTCATCTATGGCAACAACTTCAGCAGGAGTGTCTTCTAGAAACTCAAGGATGTCTGTCCCAGAGGTGACACATTTCGCCTCGATGCGGCCGCCATTGTGAGTCACGATCTCCCCAGTGGAATATCTGTCATCTATCATTGGTTTAAAAGCAGATATGGACTTTCCTTGGTACTTGTACCTCTCTAGTGCTGCAATGAGTCTCGTTGTCTTGGACCCGAACATGGGACCAACGAACATGATTAAATCAGGGTTCCTCACTCAAAACTCCTGAACTTTTGAAGAATACTTCTTTATGTAACAAAAGTCTGATTCATACTGTGTCTGATAGACTCCGTAACTGTATTTGCACAATTCCTGATTTTTTTCTTTGATTAATTTAATAATATTTCTCTGTAGGTTTCTGTCCTGCTCCAAACTTACCTTGGATATACCGTAGTAAAGTCTCGCATCCATAGTATCCGTCATCGGGAAAAGTAAACTTTCAGAACCGTCCTCTATCTTTAACACGCCGAGTGTACAAATTCGCCTTGATTCATTGATAATTGAAAAATTGCTGACCTCCGAATCCTGATGATCAAAAACCATCACCATATGAAACATAGAAGCAATTAAGTTGTTTATCGCTGGATAGTATTCTTTAATACTTGCATCTTCAACCATACTATCCATTTCAGAATTACTTGTCAAGTAGATATTTTTAAAAAGTCCAGACCTAGCATATTCCTGCAAGATAGAGAAAACCATCTTTTCGTGCATTGCTTCAGTCTCGTCCAGAAGGTCTTGCTCAGGTCTGACGCAAACGACAGTTATGGTCTTGTCTCGAATCTGGTGTAAAAATTTGAGAGCAATAGAGGAAACGAGACTTGATCCACTAAGCACAAAAATAACATCTTGCTTAATCTTGTCTTTTATTCGCTTGGGTATGGTCTTGAAACTTTCTTCATATTGTTCTGGTGAACTTTGCTTCTTTACCACCAACTTATCTTTAAAATCCATTGGTTCGTCATCAACACACACGACGTTGTATTGAGAATAGTTTTCAAAACACTGGGCAACCTTGCATCCGACACCGCCCAATCCAATAACTGTATACATTAAACCTCTTTCATATCTCTAAAGTTCTTGCCTATGCTGGAATTAACAACGTAATTGCCGAACCTAGTTTCGCCGAAGATCCTCTTTGCCTCTAGAAACTTACCCCGATCTTCTTTGGCATAATCTAGTATAACAGAGTCGTGCAACAAATAACAAATTTTTGTCCTACAATCTTTAAATAATTCTCTTAATTTGTACGCCTGCTCAATGCAAATGTCACTGCTTGTGCTTTGGACAATATAATTCAAGGACCTTCTTTCGTCCGTTTCAATAAATCGAGAAAAGGGGGTCTGTACGCCATCTTTATACCTATACTTGTCTTTGACAAGATCCCTGTCATAAAACCCCTCTAATAGCGAATCTCGCGCTTCAGGGTTATACAACCAAGCAAAAGTCCTCTTCTTCATATCCTCGCGAGACAGTTCAGTTTTTGCCCTTGTCCACTCGTGTATATCCATGCCAGGTTGTTCATTACCCGATAGTGCCAAGAGTGTTCTCAGTTCCGCTGCGTTGAAGTCGAATTCAACAAAAAGATCATTGGATGGTTCCAGAAAGGCGCGCTCATCCTTTTTCATCGTTAGTATAGGGATGCCAGACTGTTTATTTGATAGTCTGCCAGTCCTTGTGCCGAAGACACTGTAGTTTGTGTTCTTCAATTCTGACTTGTAGATGTTTTCTCTGGCGTTCATCTCCTCAGTCAAAATGTGCGCCTTCTTCAAGATGTCATAGTGGCCTGGTTTTGGAACATTGTCAAATACATTCTTTATAATATTTTCTTTGTCCTGCAAAAACGACGTAAGTATATCTAGCGGTATGTAATCATAAATGCAGTAGTCTCTAATATTACACTTTGCAGTCAAAACAGATTTCATGATCGCCGAAATCTTGTTTGAGTTGTTTTTCCAAGAATCTTCAATAAAAATAGGACACACAGACTCCAATGTTCCATCGGAATACAAGAACGCGTAATCGACGTCCTCTCTAGAGGTTAGGTGTACTGAATGCTTCCAAGTTCTGTTCATCTCGGGCGCATCGCGATAATCTGCAAAATCACCTGTCCTGTAGACCTTTAAGCATTCGCTATTGTTATCAATAATTTGAAAATACATTATATGTAATAGTCTGTCTTTGTGTTTAAAATTTTTCTTTCCAAGTAATCCAAGGATCTTTCTATTCCATGTTTTATTAGCAAACTATAACAGATCTCAAAATGCCTGTCAAGCTTTGATTCAGGAATATATATGTTTTCTTCTATCGCCCGTACATTCACATAGAACCTGTACCAATCCTTACTAAAAAAGGAATTCATGGCATCGTCGACAGCGCGACGGTCAACTGAATATCTTTTTGCTTTTATAGTTCCATCGTGACAAACATTGTAAGCAACATCCTCATCCTCTGCAAAGTACAAGAGTTCATAGTACTCTCTTATTTTACCTCTTAATTTGTCGAGATCGTAACCTCTGCAGTGATAGTAAAAACCGTCATTACCATATCGACCAGAATAATCCGTCATAGGACCCGTATTGTTGGCCACCAAACACCAGGGGGCGTGTTTTAAAAGTACAAAACCAGTTGAGGTCAACATTTCTGTAAACGCTGGAAACGACGGACTGTCCAATATCTTCCTTTTCAGATTCAGGGTCGAGGTTCCATGACTGACATCCAGGAGATCTATCACTAGTCCCGAAGCGTGCATCGGACACAGCCTAGACTTAACAAAACCAGAATAAGTTATCGGTGTTTGGTTAGAGAATTGAACCAACCCTTGCAAGACAAAATTAGTAAAATCGCCCATTCCCTTTATTTTTTTCTTGTTCGGTAGTATGAAATTGGCATATATGGCAGTAAACAGGAACTCCAATTGTATGTCGTAAAGTTCTAGAGGGTTGACATACCCTTTCTTTGCATGAAGTATGGGCAAACCGTTAATTGGGTTTTCTAACCTTTCATATTTCGCCTTCAGATCCGTAAAGGCATCAACAACGTAACAGAGTGCACTCGCGTCAGTACCTGGAATTTGTTCTATGGCTGTTTTGTTCAGTGGCGCGATAGCGCGTCTATCTCCATCCACGCGACCATAGAGAGATTGACGCAAATCCCTATTATCGAATGCCAAGACTTTAACTGGGTTTGCATCATTCACTATGTATTTAAATGAGTCTATTAGGGTCTTCCTCGTTGTCACTTCTTCGCCCTCTTTTTCAATTGCTCTTTTATCATTTGTATGTCTTCTTCCGACTTGCCTTGCTTCCTTAGAGGTTCAACCTGAGAATCTATTCTTTTCTCCGTCGCGATGGCCTGAGCTTTTGCTCGCGCCTTTTTAGATTCCGTCTTTTCATATTTGAGTTTCCTGGATTGACGCTTGTCGTATCCAGGTCTCAGTCTGTCAATCGCTTCCGACCAGTCTATCGTCGCTTCATTGTAACATTTGAAGACCGTCTCAAAACCGTTAGGACTTAGTTTGTGTTCCACATTGATTACGTTGTATAATCCAGTTATTCCAACCTCTTTAAATATTGGAGAGTTGTTAATGTCATCCACTCCGATCAGGGACGGTTTGATGAAAAAAGACAAACCAGGACAAAAGTCCAACAGTCCATAACTCGTTACGTCGACATTGTACAACTGTGGAATCATGACAAGTCCCTGTTCGGAATTGTATGCCTTGATTATGTTATCGTCTTGCTTTGCTTTCATCGACTGATTCTCAACTTGCTTGAATACAATCTTCTTTATTATGCTCCTGTCTTGTCCAACTTCCCACTTGGATAGTTTCTGGGCATCAATTAATTTCAATTGCGTGGATGCCTGGGACATCGTGTAATAAAATACTGACTGGTCTGTCGACTTTGACTCCGTACCGTATCCTCTGGCATAAAGTTGTGCAACCGTGGGTTTGAGTTTTAAATATTCAACGCCCTTAGCATCTGTTCTGAATTGTCCGCACTTTACACTATATGCAGAATTATAGCGACCCGAATCTAAAACATAATCACCCTGATTAAAATATCTCTGCACCTCCATTAGAAAGGCAGTAATCAACCTCTGTAGAGTAAGTCTTCGAGAAGTCGAATTTTCAAAATCACTCATGACCTTTTGGTATACCTGCATCGCAATAGGAACACCATATAAATTTTGAAACTTACCATCAAGATTTATATTACCAAGCATGATGTGCACCTTTTCTCCCTTTAGATAAGATTCAGACTCACTAACCTCCAAAAAAGCATTGATAATGTCACCAAGTCTAAAATAATAGACTGAATGCTCGCTATCACTTATGGCGGCCGCTTCTTTCTTTTCGTTTGCGTCGGCATCGGCAACGGCGGCGTCTGATTCTTTCTTCGCCTGGTTCTCTCCAGTGCTGTCGCCCTTCTTTATCTTTGCATTGGCCACTGCGCGAGCGTCATCCGCCTTTTGTTTGTTCTCTTTCTGTTGTGCGTCTTTGCTTGTTGTGGAACTTGAATCGGACTTTTCGATTGTCTTTGCGACTGCCTTTGTCTTTCCTGATTTGTCCTTTTTTGTCTTGGCGGTATCAACCTGGTCAGTTATGTCCCTTGTCGTACCGTCTGGCAGTTTAACACTCAACCCTGGTAGTTCCTCACCTTTCGAATCGCGAGTTACGATTAGTCTTTCAATTTTTGGAGGTTGCATCGGCGTTGCACCTGCTTCGATATCTGTTGATATGTACAGTCTAACTCTACACTTCTGCTTGAAAGGTCCAACCTTCATCTTTGGTGAGATCTTGGCAGGCATTGTGTCAGTGTCTTTTACGGTATTTTTCGCTACTGTTGGGTAGTGAGGCGCAATAACTCTATCGAATGCCTTTTTGAACATCCTCTCCTTCACGGTGGATCCCATAACTGCGAATCTGTACATCTCGCTTCTTTCTACCAACTTATTCAAACATCTTTTGATTTTTTCACTCTTTTTGTCTTGGAAGTACTGTGTGTGACGATTTATAAATTCTGGTACTTTCTTTTGGTCCTTTACTCTTGTAAAGAATTCTACAATGTTGTTTTTCGTGTTGAGTCCAACTGTAGGGTGAACCCTGTTTATGTATTCATGAACCATTTTTTCAGATTCTTTTGGTAGAGTTTTTCGATAGGATCGATCTTTGAATTTCTTGTTCAGTTCCACGTAGTGCTCATTAACTAGAGTGTCGCCCTCTGACATCACATCCGTATCTTGCAAAGTTTCACTAACTCTGGAAACGTAGTCTGCTTGAAGTATAAAGGATCCATCATCATTGAAGTTGAAGGTGTGCTTGTAATAGGACATAACAAAAGTCTTCATCTGCTTTTTGATCGAATCCACCTGAATTTTAGTAAACCCAAGTGCCTTTTGGGTGCTTTCGCTAGGTGTTGCCCACCCTATTCGCATTAACAAATCCTTTGGTCCAAATATTGACCCACCGAGGCCTTCTGGTTGTATTAACGGCACATAGTGCTTCCGACCCCTTTCTCCACTAAAAACAGATAAGTTAGATCCATAGAAAGTTACTGTTGAGTCTATATCTCGTTTAGCAGTCTCTGGGGTATCGCCCGCCAAACGAATAGTCAAGTCCTGTAAACCAAGCACGCTTTGAAAGTTGTTTATTGCTGCGACGCCTGTTTGTCCTTTAGTAGAAAGTCCTCTGTTTTGAAGAGGTATTGAGGTCAATTTGGGTGTAGGACCGCGAGTTCGAATAAAGAACTCCACTTGAGGTGTGAGCGCAGATAGCTGAGCATTGTTCAGCGTGACCAATGGGTTGACCAAAAAACCTTCATAATCTTTGCTTTTTACGTTATTCATCCTAAAATTAAAAATGTTTGTTAATCTATTTGTATTCATGCCTTTCGGTAAAGAAAAGACGCGTCCCGTGTCTTTAGATCCGACCTTTTTGCGCCTAGTCTTGCTGTGCGCTGGTGAATCTATGATTTGGTTTGCGTACATGCTTAAAAGGTGCTGGTCCTTACTACCCTTTCTGAGTGAAATATATTTGTCCTGTATCTTGTCAAATGCTCGTTCGGCGGATTCAGGAATAAAAGCTTGCACCATTAAACTTTCACGACGTTCTGATTCGTCGATAGTCTTCTTTGCAACCTCTGTGGCAATTGCCCCATCTGCGCCCATGAACCCTGACTGGTATGCGCGTTCATCGACGAGTGCAATTCTTTTATCTAACTGTGTCAACCTCGCCCTCAAAGAAGGTATATTCGCATTGGAGGGGTCTCTTTTATATTTGTCACTGTTAAGGAGCGCTATGATCGCTGACCTTTCGTTTAGCAGTTTTTCATTTTTCCATTCTTTAATCGTGTTGTCCCACCAAGCAGTGAAGTTCTTGATGTTTCCAATTTTGTCTTGTGTTTCTTGGTCTTTTGTTGCGTGGTCGTTGCTTGACCTTGTTTGGGCGCTGCCGATGATACCGCCGCTGTTTATGTACTTGCCTGTAAAGGGGTCTCTCCCGTAAATTTGACTCCACGCATTGGGTTCTGCGGAGCGAGCGCGGGCTACTATGTCCGCACCAACTTCCAAATCTTTTTTTGATTTACGCAGGATAAGCTGGTCTGCGCTGAATGAGTTTCTCTCGACCACGTATCTTTCAAACCCCTTTATGCGTAGTGTCTCTCCTAATTCGTACATCTTAAAGAATGTGTCGAGTTTTTTATTGTTCTGGCCATTACCATGGTAGAAGGCAGAGATTGCGCCTTTGGTGTAGTTGCCGACGCGGAGAAGGCGTTTATTATCGAACACGAATTTTGCTTCGGACAAGCAGCGCTTGAAGACGCGGTTAGCGATTTTAACCATATCGTCTTTGATTGTTTTATATGTTGCTTTTTTATCCTTTTCGTCTCTTTCAACATCGAAGGCGGTGCGCTTGTATTCACTAATGAACTTCTGATCTTCTGGTGATGTGACCTTTTTTTCACGATCTCTAGGGAGTAAATCCACCATTGTCTACCCTCTCACGTAGTCGTATATGACTTCCCAGTTAATCGGAATATAGACGGTATCTCCCAGATCCAGGTGCGCTTCGGTTGGTGCCAAATTGAAACTTGCAATAACCCACCACAATTCTGGGTTTCCGTAGTGTTCGCTTGCTAATTTAAAATACTTATCACCCATTTGCCAAAGCACTATCTCGTACTGTATTAGATCTCGGACTCTATCAGGAATCGTGATGTATCTAGGAGTGACGTACTGTTCAATTTTTTTCACCCCACGTCCTTTAAGAACATTTTTATATCTCACACTTTGATTAATTCTCAATAACCTATTAGAGTATCTGCTTTCCATTATTTCTTCCCGTTCCCTGTCGCTTGATTCAAACTCTTCTTAGCGGCAGATCTATTCTTGGAGGACTTTGCACGCTGATTTTTTCTACCTGCACTGCCGCCAGTAGCTACGGCAACTTGACCACCTGTTTCCGCATCTCTGACCCTATTGAGAGGTGAATTATTGACCGTTGTAGATCCTCTTTCTACGTCGTGAGTCTTTCCGCTCTGCAATTCATAACCGTAGGGGAATCCTGATTTTGCTCCGCCCAACCAGGTACCGCCGCTCCAACCCAAAGAGTGTTCATGCACAACAACAAACGAAAAGTTGAGTTCAAAAACTTTCGGAACAAAGGTGTGACTCCTGTTTGTTGTCTTTCTTACGCCGTTCTCGATTCTATTGTATGCCTTCACTGCCTGATCTGACATTCCTGGACTCATGTGGTGAAATCCTGCTTCCAAATCTGGTGTAAAATCAACATTCTCGATCCATCCAGTCAGTCCGCCCTTCAATACACTTCTAGCGTTCTCTTCTATTGTAGCATTTTTTATAAAATTTGCAAACTTTACTTTTAGTAAAGGATAAGCGTTCATTGTGTTGGTGGTGCCGTTTTGTTTAAAAGACGGGTATAAGAATGCCACAAGATGCTCAAATTGATGCATGTTGGCATATGCCTCCTCTGGAGTATATGAAGGAATGCCCAGACTAATGGAAATCCTTCTTGTGGTATTGTTCCAGGATCCGATCGGGTCAGCACGGCCGAAGACGTTTTGAGTGTTCCATGTGCTGGTGAAGTTTTCACTATAACTCGTCAACCAAGCAGGAAACACACACGCCTTGCCAGAAGCGACATGCATAATCTCGATGCTAAAACCTGCTTTTTCCAATCCAGATATATTAGGGTCTGCATTCGCTGCGTCTACTGACCAAAATCCATCATTACTACCGCCCATTTTATAACCTCTTAACTGCGTTCAGTCCATCAGCAACCATTTGACCAGCCGCCCTCTCACTCATAGATAGTTTCAAATTTGACTTTTTGGCTGCGATTTCATCAACTATACCTGTGATCTGCTTTATCATTTTTGCCAGAGCACCGTCCGCTTTAGCAGCGTAAAATTGATCATCTTTGTTAAAAACTGGAGTTATGTAGTTGTTGGCAGTCTTTGGTCTCGCCATAACTGGTTGTGTAGATCCTGGTGATCCGAACCCGTCGTTTGTTTCTTTGGGAACGTATCTTGATTGACCCTGTGCTTGGACGTTCAGGTTGTAGGAACTATTGAGTCCAGGTCCTTCGGTCTTTTTTGCGCTGCCTGAAGAAGATCCACCTGCGAACTTCATACCACCTCCACTCCCTCCGCCGAGGTCCTTGGCAAGGGCCCGTTGCACACGCGGACTAACTGCAGCGCCACCAGCGTCGGGAGTTGTCCTTGGGGCGGCGTTCTGTTGCATTTCCATTCTTTCTTGCTCCATACGAGGACCTTCTCTCTCTGAGATGCCACCCTCAAAAGCATTGAACGCTGCAATACCTCCTGTAGTGCCAACTATAGTGGCAATTGTGCTTGCTCCTGCGCCAAACTTGCCCGCTGCCATTGCGAACATGAGTCCTGCAAAAACTATCAAGTTATCTGAAAAGAAGTCGATAATCCCAACTACGTAATCGGTCAATTTTATAAGTCCTGTCGGGCCGCCGATCAAATCAGTTAATTGACCCGCTACCTCTTCCAATTTTGACATCAACTTTGTGCCCACATCTAACTGCTGTGCAACTAGCGCTTGAGTGTCCTGCATCGAAACCGCAACGTCGTCCAGGCGGGCTCGATCTTCATCCATTATATCAACTTCTTCGTTAAAATATTGTTTTAATTGCGCCACGTCACCGCCGAAACCCAGATCGAAAGACATTCCTCTAAGTCGCCTTTCACTCATCTCGCCAATCGAGCGGCCCTCTCTTTTCAAGGAGTCCATTATGAGTTTTCTCTTCTCCGCAGGTGACTCTGCTGCTAGTAACGCTTGAGCGCTCACTATCGGTGCGCCGAATGCAACGTGTATACTTTGAGCGAATTTTGCTGCTCCTTCAAAAGTATCCATGTTTTCGTTCATCTGCAAGAGTTTGTTTACCTCTATGCCCAACTTACTAGACATCAAGGCAGTGTCTTTAAAGATCTTTTGTGACATTTCTGCTTCGAATCTTGCCAGTATCGGCATTGCGTTCTTAAAGTCTGACAGCATTTCATTTGCAGGTCGACCTAACTCTCTTGACACGCCTGTAAGATTGAAAAGAAGGTCTTTTGCCGCTTCGGGTGTTTGACCAAATGCCTTTACTTGTGTTCCGATAATCTGTGACTGAGTGTTCATATCAACGCCCAACTTACTAATCACACCCATGCCTGTCGCAAGTGCTTTCAGTTGTGAGTCTGGACCTGTAGTTAGTTCTGAAAATGATAAAAAGTTTTGTTTTAGAGATGAGGCGGCCTCTGCGGCGACGCCCTCAAGATTGGTACCTATCGCACCCATTGCTCTTGCAGTCTCACCAACGTCTAACTGGTCCCTGGTGATTTGTGCTGTTGAGAACAACTTCGCTCTCGCCTTGTCTCCCCTAAGCATCGTCTCAAACATTTTCGTGGTGATTGAAACCAATATGTTCGAAAATGTTAGTGTTTGAGATATCCCTTTCGCAAACCCCTCGATTAATCCTTTCTTACTTAAGTCCCCGAAACCCTTTGATATGCCAAACGTCGCCTGAAGCAACCTTTCCGCTGCTGCTTCTCCTTTTTGCATAGATGCACGAACATTCTCTTCAAGTTTGATCGCATCCCTGAGCGCCTTGAATCTGGACCTTGCTGCTTCGAGTTGTTCTTCATCCAACTCCTTTTGAGTCACCATGAACTCTATCTTTCTTTTAAGATCAGATGCTTCCTGGTTCAATAATTCAAGTTTTTTGTCCTCAAGATTAATGACTCCCTCAAACTTATCAGACTGTTCATTGAAGAGTTTTCTTATGTCGTCGTATCTTTTTGAAATTTCTTCGACGGGCATGCCGCGTATGTCCATGACAGACTCGCCGAGGACTTCTTTGATCGCGATAAGAAAACCTTCAATTAATTTTGGATCTATATTTGAGTTTTTTGCCGCCTCGATGAGTTGTTCGGTCAGTTTCTTACTATCTTCACTCATGCGAGTCCTCCATTAGTAGCAGCATAGGTTTTCCCCCCGACTTCAAGAGAAACGCTGGTCTCTGAATCCCTTAGAGTAATTAGTCCCTTCCTTAAATTGTCTAATCCTTCTAGAAGCGCGCCGTCATCTCTTGCTGTTTGGAAATCCTTCTTTTTCATCGGCACAGCCTTCATTGCGGTGGGGGAGTCATTGATACTCAAAAGTTCACTGGATCTGTCTTTTGCTCGGTAACTTGGCTCAGTGACGACATTCGTCTTTCCTCGCGCCAGAGCGTTGTTTTGCAACTTGGCGGCCTTGCCAACAAGTTTGCCGTCTGAGAATCCCATACCCTTCATGAGAGGTAAAATTATATTATCCGAAAATGCCTGACCTATGGCAGATGCGCCTAACAATCGTCCGAGATATTGCCCCAACATACTACCAGCAGCGCGCAGGACCAGTCCAACAATGAATCCTAAACCAGGCGCTGCAATGTTCAGCGCGTTGCCGATCACTGCGCCTCCAAGACCACCCAACCATCCGCCAAGGGCACCCGTCAATGCCTCAACTATAGCTCTTGACTTTGCTTTTAGGTCCAAATCGTCTCGACTCATTATAAGAGCAGTCTCACCTGCAGCGAAAAGAAACTCTATAATGGGAAATTTAGAAATCGTTTTCAAGATCTTGCTGTTGCTCAACGCTGATCCGATTTTGCTTGCGTACCTGGACAATATACCGCCGCTGGACTGCGCTGCTGCTCCGCCAAGTGCTTTAGTTCCCTCTTTGACTCCCATTTCGGTTACTTCGCCCGCAACAGTTGATGTGGCTACGGTTCCAAAGATCGTTTTTCCTATTTGTTTCAAGCACCCACCAGCGCCGAGGGCGTTGTTTGCGGTGTTAACTGCTTTTTGGGCATTTATTGTTGCCTTGAGTGCTGTGATTTCCATCTTAAGCGCGGGTATTCTGATCGTTTCGTCGACTTTAGATTTAAGATATGCTGCGCTGGCAGCGGCACCTGCAGCTAAGATAAGAGGTGCAGATATTTTCGAATGATCTGCCAAAAACGAGACTGCTCGGGTTATCGCAGGCATTGCCCTATAGATTGCAGAGTTTAGTCTCTGAACCAACTTCGCCATTGCTGCATCTATTCTGTCCGCTTGGGACAAGGATTCTCCAACATCTTTTATTATCTCTTCATCAGTCGCTGGACCTTCTTGGTTGGCGACGGCCTCATTAAAATCCGTGAACTGCCCTCTTACTATCTTCTGGAAGTTCTCAGCACTGACCCCTGCGGAACCCATATATCCCTGCATTGCCCTGATGACTCTTTGGTTAGGCGTTCCAAACTGTGCCTCCGCTTTCTGATATGCGTCGGCAATCATCTTAACCTTACCTGAAGCGTCAGCAGCGAGCAAGGCGACTCCATTTATAAAAGAACCTCCAAGTAAAGAATTCAACTTTGCTGCGGTCTTAAGTGCGTTTTCAGAAGTATCCAAATCCTCTGTCATTGCCATCAAGTCTTCCACTTTGATGTTTGCTTGTCTTGCCGTCGCAGCGAGTCTGGAGAACATCTGCGGTGCCTTACGCCCAAAACGAGCATACGTGGGCAAGGTTTTTGCAAAACTATCAAACGTCTCCTGTTGTGTCATTCCAGATTCTTTACCCATCTTATAAAGAGTTTTAACCGTGGTATCCATCTCTTTTGATCCCATTCCGATACCCACCGACAAACTCTGATATATACTTCCCATTGCGGTTGTGGAAACACCCAGTTTTTTAAGTCTTCCAGACATCTTTGACATTTGAACAATTTCACCAGAATCTTTAAACTGCCTAAAGACCTTCATCTCTGACTGTAAGTCCGCTACCACTTCAGCAGAGGCCATCAGACTACCTGGTCCGTATGCCGACGTAAGATCAGAACTTATATCAAGCAGTTCTTGTGTAAAATCACTCATCCCAGATCTTCTGAAGAGTTCACCTCTTGCCTTATCAGCAGTAACTGCCTGTTCTAGCATCTTTTTGGTGAGAGACATCAATATATTGGTCGCGGTAAGTGTCTCTTTCATCCCCTTGGCAAATCCTTGCACCGAAGCGAGGATACCGCCTGGACCGTCGAACGACTTACTGATACCAAGTGTGGACTGTAGCGTCTTTTCTGCAATGGCAGCGCCCTTACTCACGCCTTTCTGAAATCTGGCCTCTACTTCGAGTTGCTTCTTGAGTTGCTTATATATTTCTTGTGCGCGTTTAGCGGCGTCTGATGCCAGTTCACCTGCGACGGCGTATTTCTCTATATTATACTTAATTCTAGACATCTGCTGTCTAATAATTTGAGACTTTACCTGACTTGCTTCTTCCGTATCGTATGAGAGGTATTTTTTTGCATTTTCAAATGCCTCGGCATCCTTTTTAAATTGTAAAAGTATTTTACTGAAAAAGTCATTGGAATCCTGTAGTCCAGAACCCCCTTTTTCGCGCCGTGCAATAATCCTTTCATACTCAGAAAAAATCGACTTAATAAGCGCTTGATCTGACTCGCTTATCTCAGGGGGTTCGCCGTCTTTGGGATTGTATTCACCACCTGTCTGGAACTTTCTAAATAGTGCGTCTAATTTTTGCGGATCTATGAAAGCCATTTAGCAGTCCTCTACTTAAATGGCCAAACTAATCCTGTATCTCTTTCAAAAGATTTGATTGACCTATCTAACTTAAATTTGTCTCGAAACGTTTTAGGATTGTTCAGTCCGTACTGGGACAACGACGAGATATATCTTTTCTCTCCTGCCAGCGTCTTAACAAACGAATCTACTTGCTGTGGTGACCCCTTGACGGAGACTGGAAAGTATTCTCCAGTAAACAGAGCATCCAGAATTAGTCTCAATCTTGCGCCCATAGCAACCAAGAAACTTTCGTCTATCTTGCTAAAGTCAATTACAATTGGTTTTCTTTTGTTCATAGGGGTCTCCACCAGTAAATAGTTTACTTCTTTGCCTTTTCCATTTCTTTGTTCCTTTCTTCAAAGTATTTAGAAAGTCTCTCAACAAACCACCTTCTGATGGTAACAGGTAAGTCGTAAACATCGAAATAGTTCCAATTGCCGTGCTGAACAAGATAGAATATCTGTTCATGAACGTGCAACATATAGTCAGATGTCAGGCCAAAAAAACGTGGCCTCCAGGGGAACCTCCGTTTCGGTTTCCGCACCGCAATACATACACTCAAAGTCCTCTCTGAGTCTAACCGCTGGAACTAACTGGGAGTAGTTCTTTCTAAGGAATCTGGAATCCCTTGCTGGCATGTCGCCGATCATGTCGTTTAAATCCGAAGGATCAGATGTTCCATCAACCGAAACGATGATCGACTTTAAAAAATCAGTAGTGTTGGTTTCTGCTAATTTGTTCTTCTTTTTTGTGTTGATCCTGTTGGACATTCGAGTCTCATCCCTAGACGTCATAAGTCTAACAGTAACCTGAAGACCTGATGTCGGAAGTGTGGTGTCAAAGTTACCATCTCTGTTTAGGGTGAAGTGCTCTGACTGTTCAAACTTTTCAAAATACTTATGATAGTCTGTAAGGTCTACCGTTACATCACACTCTGTACTGCACTCTGGGCAAACAATCTTCACCTCATACTCGGGTCCATATCCCGTCACTCTTGCGGCAACCATAATTGCCGACTTGTCGCCAATCAAGAGATCAGGAACCCTGATGTTCTGATCGACAAGAATATTTTGAATAAATTTATCAATCGCTACACCTTTTCTCAAAAGAGAAGGAGAAGTAAGAATATCTTCATCCCTTGCGGTCATGAATCTTATTTCCACCGTCTCTTGTCGGTGTAAGGGATGATTCTGGGGATAGAACAGTCCCTTTGATGGTAGTTCGACAAATTCCGTGTTTGCTGTTCTTCTGACTGTTTGTACTGTCTGGTCCAACTGTCGGGGAGTTGGTTCTGTTTTTTCAGGAGGCGCTTGTTGCGCCATCCTATTTGAATTTCTGCTCATTAAAACCTCACTTTACTAAAACTATTATAAACTAAAATAAATATCTTTTTTACTAATTCGTTCCTGGTGCTAATCCAGAAAGTCCTGCTGCAGCACCGATTCCAGAGTTCTGTACCTGGGCAAGTGCACCTCTATTTGATTTCGATGGATCTTTTAACTCAAGATTTGCCCAATCGTATCTCATTGTAAGTTCCACGTTTACAAGGTCATCTGCCTCGTAGTCCAAGTCGCCGAAGTTCACACTCTTAATCCATGGATTGTACAAAGACCACGTTTCGATTGGTTGTCCAATCTCATTGATCGTGTGAATATAAACTCTCCCTCCAACAGCACTCGTTGCTGCCTTCTTGGAGAAGGTAACAACCTTACTGTCCTGACCTCTAGAGTCATTTAAGAAGTTGTGTGGTGGAACGTACCCAGACAACTCAATAAGATCAAGCATCGTCTTTGAGGCATCTGGATCCACTGGGTCGACAAGAGTCATACTAATCTCTTCCCATTCTAATCTACCAGGGTAATAGAACTTATAGTTGATGAAACTGTGTTCAGATTCTGAAACTGAAAAGTTCGGTTTACCTGTAGTCTTTACAATCCATTGCGGAATGCCGTTAAACGATAACAAAAATCTATATTTTCTCTTTGGCTCAATTGAAGCATCGGACCAAAATTTCTGAATTGCCATTATAAAAATCCTCCTAACACTATTAAATAGTGTCTATTATTTTTTAATCTTCAAATGATGCGCCAGAGTTGGTAATCACAAAATCGATTGCGATGAACTCAATTGCTCTAGCAGGCTTCAAGAAGATCTTTGCGTACATAATGTTTCTATCAATCAGGTCTGGGGTCGTTGTTGTGCCGTCAAGAACAACCTTAAACTCGGTAAGACCAAATCTAGATTTAACGCTATCTAAGAACGGTTCTACTGAACCACGGAATCTATCCCAAGTTGCCTGAACGTTCTGGTCGAACAACAAGGTCGCTGCTCTTCTGGAAATCTCTTTCTTGACGAAAATCATCAAGCGACGGACGTTAATTCTATCCAGTGCTGAAGGTGTCGCCTGAAGAGTCTTCTGACCGAAGACAACAATACCCTCTGCTGGGAACTGTGCGATTGGATTGATATTTGCTTCGTACAGTTCGTCTCTTTCTCTTGAAGAAACTCTCTGTGATACAGCAAGAACTGGCAATCCGCCCGCTCCGTCAGACAACCCACCTCTGGTGAATCCCGCTGGTGCGAACCAAAGTTCAGACTTGGCCTGAGTGCTGCCAAAAGTTCCAAGAGCGGTTACAGATGGTGGTACCCACACTTGTCTACCATTGATTTGATCTGAGATCTTTACCCATGGGTAGAATGCACAAGCGTAACTTGTATCAAGACCTCTGTTTTCTAGGGAGTCTACCGCGTTTCTGACCTTAGAGTTTTGTACTCTTGTCTTGAAATCATCCTTGTTTTCAGTTGATGGAATGTACCCACCATTTTCGATATCAATAACCGCGAGGGCGTCTGCTCTGTCCTCACAAGTCCTGATAGCGTGGTTTGTAACCCTAGTATTGGTGATGCCAGGAAGTGCTAGAGAATTCATCTCAACAACCTCTGGGTCTGACACTGAATCGATCGCTCTCTTGAGGGATGCAATTTCATAAGAAGTTGTCTCATCGCCAGATGAGAACTTGGAATTTCTAAAAGGTTCTTTTTCCGTGATATCAAATCCGTCAAACCCACCATACACTGGAACTGTGAATTTTGCAAACCCTGCCTTGACAAGATCCTTATATCCACCTCTTTTCGCCGTGTAAGATCTATCATTTGCTCTTGAACCACTCACGTAAACTGCTGTACCAACATCCGCTGGTGCAATTGACCCCTGACTCTTTCCAAGTGCAGATCCTACGGACCCTGACTTACTAACAATCACGAGGTCATCCAGTGTGAACATGAAAGATGTCTCGATCGTTGTCGAGTTTGCTGAAGCGTCGTAGTTGCCCTTGGAGAGGAACCCGCTACCCATTCTCCTGGTTACGTCAACAAAAGATGGATCAAACTTAGTGTCCGTTGGTGTCCTGTATGTAGAAACGCCAAAGTAGGAGTTTTTAGCATTTGACAGACCTTCTGATGAAGCCGTGAGTCGAAGTGGTAGTGTTGGGTATAACAAAGATGCTGTGGTATGGGTTGGAAGTCCCAAAACAATCATGTTCGTATGTGCTGCAGACTTTGCACCCTTGTGACAATCTGTAGTCTTAAAGACAACATCTGAAGATTCTGCAGTTGTTACTGACCCAGATGTTGCGGTTATATATTTACCCCCGACAGCACTTGCAGTAACTTGCACGGTAAATGCGCCGTATCCAGTGCCGACTTTTTGATCATGAGTAATGAGATTACCTGTCTTGTATCTAGGCGGACCATAGAAACCAAAAGGTATTAGCGCTGGATCTGTTACGCCGTTGTCGACATCTTGATCAACCAACACTCTAAAGAAGGAAGACTGGTTTGGGTAGTTTCCATAGACTCTGTATCTCTTGTCTACATCATCCCATTCTCTGTACTGGTCACCAACTTTTCTACCAACATAGTTATTTGAGTTTGGATTTAAACTGCACTGAGAAAATCTCTCTAGAACAAATGGTCTCGCGTCATTGTCTGATATTCTTCTGACCAAGATAGAGAAAGTTCCATAGGGATCTATGTCATTGCCAGGTTTAACATCCGTTATTGAGACTTTTAAGTATCTGGTGTTCCACCCGCCATCGTTAATGCCACAAAATCTAAACAACTTCTGCATGGCAGCAGCTTTGTACCCTGCGCCAGTAGCGTTCAAGTCTTGACCGAAGATCCAAGGTGTTCTAGAATCCTGGTTTGGCAATTGTCTGACTAGTCCGTTTGCAGTTCCATGCAATGGTACGATCATTGCAGAAAGTGAGTTGTCTGCGGACAGGGCACCTTGGTGCAGTGTCCCACTTACTCCTGAAAATCCATGATGATCTCTAACAAATCTATCAAACGTCTCTCCCAAGAAGTACTTATGCATACCTGCTGTCTGGGTTGTATCGCTGTTAGTTAAAGTAGGATTGGTATTAAAGACCTTTCTAATGTACTTATCTGAATTTCTGTCAAAGTTGAAGGTAACCTTCCTCTCTGCCTTAGTTCCATCAGTCAACAAAGCATTGAACTCCATCTTTGAAGCATCGGATGACTCTATCAGTACGTGTGATCCAGTACCATGCACTCTGCCTGCTGGAAAGTTTCCTCTGGTGCCTCTAAGGTGCGCTAAGTTACCTGAAAGTGCCATTGTGCCTGCTTGTAGATAAAAAATTGCTCCAAGAGTCCCTGACATCGTGCCGAAGTGATCGAGTGCAAACTGCGTGCTGCTCACAAGGTTATGTTGACCGTGCATTGATTCTCGTCTGTCTACGCCACCTGTAGAAAAAAGGTATAAACCGTAAACTGAGGACAAAGTTGAATCTTTCGCATCCAAACTACTATCTAGCGTCCACCCTGCAGAACCCGCAGAGGTTGCTTGGGCATCCTCGGTACCAAGAAGTCTTACGACATTAACTGGTCCACTGTTTCTTAAAAATGCTTGTGCAGCATAAGCAGCATACGTTGGTGCTGTCTCATTACCTTCACGCCAAATATCGCCACCTTTTCCACCTGGAACTGGGTTACCAAAAACCTCAATGAATTGTGACATGCTATCTACCCTAAGAGGGACTAGACCTGGACCTTTTTGAAGGCGACCAATGATGGTAGGACCTACTGCCTCTGGTTCTCGTGCCAGTTGAGAGTTATCGATCTCGTTGAGAAAGATACCTGGGGATACGAATTTAAACTTCTTTACAGACATACTGGAATTCTCCTTATAACAAAAAATTTACAAAAAATATTATTTTCTCTCTATTAAATAGTCCTTGGAAATTGTAAAAGTTGGGAAAAGAAATAAGAAAAGGAATAGGGGGGCAAACGCCCCCCATTTAGGTGGGTTTATTAGAACTGATGTGATCCAGACAAGTACTGTATAGTCAATACATCATCACTATCCATTGCAAGAGACTCGTGCAAGAATATCTCAGTTCCAGCAATTGGTGTTGAACCAGAGGTCACGATTGTCACCTCACCACCAGAGACATCTGGTTCGCCTGACTGCTTGTAGTCATGGTTCTGACCTGCCTGTAATCTAGACTCAAGAGGTGCTGGGTAATTCGATGCAGGGAATTGCTCACTGCCATAAGTAGATGTGAATTTACCAGACTGACTAGACCTAGTAAAACCAGTACCAATCTGAACACTACCCTCTATGGTGCCTGCCTTGTACGTTACCTCAATTGACGCAGTACCATTGATACTGGAGGTAGCGTTCAAAGTTACCGTCGCAAGATCTGCCTGAGTGTTGAGTGCTGTGTTCATCGCAGTAGCGAGGTTTGCAACAACATCTCTCCAGTCCTGAATGCCCGATCTTGCTTCAACAGGAATGTCGAATCTCTTTGCACCAGGGTTGTGATCACTGTAGTTGAGGTTAATACTAGCACTTACTGGCAACGGTGAAGAACTGCCGTCTGCTAAGTGAAAGATATAAGTCTGACTACTAGTACTCTGAACAAGTATAAGTTGCGCTAAACCAGATGAAATAGGCGCATATGTATTGTTCTGCGGATTACTACCACCAGATGCTTTACCTGTAACGGTGGAATTGGTTGACCCAGAAGTGAACACAAGTCTGAAAGTACCTGGTTGTAATCCACCACCGCTATTGTAATCAATGCGATAGTCGCCGTCATTCTTGTAACTTGCCTGCTTCGCGTTACTCTTAACAAGCAAGAGACCGTTGAAGTAAACCATTTCAGAACCTGAAACCATTCTGATCTCCGATAAAGAACAGGTAGTATACAGTGAACCAGAACCTTGCGTTGGCTGGGTTCTGTTAACAATCTTCTTGGAAGATCTGGAAAAGATTCTCCTCTTCCAACCTACACTTAGTTGTCCATTGGCAAACACGATACCTCCGTGAGAGTTGCTTGTATTGTTTACAATGTCGCTGTTAAGATTCGCTTTCTTAACGACGTCAGCACTCACAATCTGACCTACCTCTAGTTTATCCACGTCGAGCGTGTGTGTATCTACAGCAGAACCAGACAATGCATCAGATGTAACCTTGTGGATCGTAGCAGTTGCTGATCCTGACAGGTTAGTGAAATCAAGTTTTCTAATTTCCAACTTATCTACATCTATTGTGTGTGCGTCAACAGTTGAACCAGATATAATCCCAGTCATTGTCATCGATGTACCATCAACATCATTAGCAGTCAACTTATCTGTATCCAGAGTGTGTGCCTTTACCGTAGACCCTGTCAGCGTCGTATAATTCATTGATGTACCATCAACGTCCCTGATGTTTGCCTTGTTAGAGTCAATCTCAAAGACTGTTGCCAAAGTACCAGTTACAAGTTGTGCTCTGAAAGTCGATCCGCTAAAGATAGAATCTTGTGCTCCCATTGATTTCGCAATTGAAATGTCGTGGAATATACCGACTGAAGCAGAGAGTGTACCAGAGACACCAAATCTTTGTCCCTTGTCGCTCACAGATCCACTCAACGATGCGCCCTGAGTAGTTCCGATCTTAAATAGAAGATCTTTACCAGCACCAGATCCAGCATCGCCCAAGATTACGCTTGCGACACCCGCCGAACCAGAACCTGCTGTACCACCAATCTGAAGACCAGCGCCTTCGGCGTCTGCTCCCGACGATCCGCTTGCAAACGGAATATACTGCTTTTGAGGAACCTCAAAGTTTTCAGAAGTAGATACACCAGATGTTATCTTTCTAGCAGAAAGGTCATCCACAACCAACTTGTGAAACTTACCAGATGATCCTGATATATCATTACCTGTAAGTACGTGCAAGTTAGAAGTTCCAGAAGATGTAACGTTAGTTACCACTACCTTGCGGAAGTCGCCTTCGTCACCATCAATCTTGTGAAGCAGTGAGGTTCCAGAACCAGATACAACTGGTGCTATCACCTTGTTGAAAGTACCTTCGTCAACATCAACTTTGTGAATTGTTGCAGTGCCAGAACCCGTAAGAGTCGTAGCGATCAACTTATTGAAAGTACCTTCGTCAACATCAAGTTTGTGTGCTTGCGCCGTTCCTGATCCACTGATCATGTACGAGGCGGCCGCTCTTACAGAAGAGAACTTGACACTGTTAAACGTACCCACGTCAACGTCCAACTTGTGTAAGTTTGCAGTTGAACCTGTGATTGTGCCGTTACCAAGTCTTGCTTCTAGTAATCTCACGTCTACTTCGTCAGCATCCAACTTATCAAAATAAGTATTTCTACTTATGTTGGACTGAGAAACAGAGGTAGCATAGATTGTATTAAATCGGTTATCATTGAACACACCGAGATCTAACCACTGTTCTACTCTCGCAGTCGATGTAGAACCTGATGAAACAGTTTCAACGAACACACCAGTGTTTGAAGATTCTCCTGCCTGACCCTTTGCATCATTACCAGCATTGTTTGCAATTGGATGATTAGCACCTGATGCATCACCAGCAATTCTAAGAGCAAGGTTGGTACCCAGTCTGTGAGTGGATGTTGGTGAACCCATATTAGTGAACTTACCACCACCTACTGCGATACCGCCAGGAGCGGCCGCTGATTGCTTATAGGTAACTGTAATACTCGCTGTGTGACTTAACTGACCTGCACCACTCAATGCGATAGTTGCTAATCCTGAAGGTATATTTGTGTTTATACTGTTGTAAAAATTGGTAACAACTGTTCTCCAATCGGTGATGCCAGAAATTGCCTCTACTCTAAACTGATATATATCATCACTAGAGAAGATACTTAGATCGTTTGCTGTTGGCAAATTCGTACTGGTGCCATCGGACAAGAAGAAAAGGTAACCTTCACTACCAGAACCTCTAATTTCCAAAAGTTGTGCCTTGTACTGCGCCGCTGGTCCGTAGGTTTTGCCTCCTGCACCAGTAGACCCAGATGTGAATATAAACTTATACGTTCCTGCCTGCGCTGGAACAAGTGGTTTAGCAGATGGTCCGAATGCATCTGCGCGAAGTTCCATTGAACCTGACTGGTTTCCTTGAACCGCTCCACTTGAATGAAGTGAAATTCTTGTCTTCGCGTTGATCGTAAGACCAGTCTTTGAATCTGCAAAGATCTCACCAGTAGAACCGCTTATGCCTGTAAAAGCAAACACCACCTTACCTGCGTTTGAAGCAGTGAGATGCACGCCGTCAGTTCTTATTTTTGCGATACCATCGAATCCAGTGCCATTGTTATATTGTACAGCACCTTCATCGCCTCTCGCGGCATTCGAAAGGGACAATGCAGTTTTCAGTTGACTGAAGTTGAATCCTCTCGCATTGTTGTTCGTCGCATCACCAGCAATGAAAAAGTCGCCATCAATAAAATCGACGTGGCCACTGTTACCCTGTGTCACATCTAGGTGAGTAACCTGGACTGACCCTGACTGGATATCTGCTCTCGTAACTGCACTTGAACCTAACTTAACTGTTGTTATTGCACCATCTACAATGAGTTTGGTGCCTATTTTTGTTAATGCCATTTCGCATATCTCCTTTTTGTTAGTTTAACAACAAAACAATGTATAAAATAAGGGGGGAGAGGAACTCCCCCCAAAATAACCTAAACTTATGAAATCGTACCAGATAGATACTGAACGACCAAAATATCATCAGAATCCATGGTAAGACTCTCGTGCAACTCGATTGTTACAGGACCATTGCTACTGTTGTAGTCAATGGTATAGTCACCGTCGACTGGTGGGCGCTGCGCTGCTGGAGCAGGGATCAAAAGTACACCATTTAGATATACCATCTCAGAACCAGACATGATAATCGTTGGATTACCAGCAGATGTTGCAAGTGATGCTGTCGTGTAGAGAGAACCAGAACCCTGAGTAGGTGCTGCTGCTCTGTTTGCCACTGTTGCATCTCTAGAGAATACCTGCCTCTTGTGACCTACACTCAAAACACCGTTGGCGAAGTTCAAACCACCATGACCATTGTCAATATCATAAACAATGTCTCTGTTCAAGTTAGCTGCCTTTACAACGTCTGTTGTAACGATAACACCAACTTCAAGTTTGTCTGTGTCTACGGTGTGTGCATCAAGGATCGAACCTGAAATAACATCAGAAGTTACCTTGTGAATCGTAGCGGTTCCAGAACCTGAAATTGCTGACGTAACGTCAAGGTCTCTAACCTCTGCCTTGTCAGTGTCGAGCGTGTGCGCATCGACGGTCGATCCAGAGATAACACCAGTGAATGTCGCCGATGTACCATCAAGGTCGTTCACAGTTGCCTTATCTGTATCTGTGGTATGTACCGAAATGGTAGAACCAGAGATCGTTGTAAAGGCAGCAGATGTACCATCAAGATCAAGAATGCTTGCCTGATCTGCGTCAATTTCATGATACTGAACCAAGGTACCTGATAGGTTGTGGAATGTACCTTGAGAACCAGAGAACGATGTCGCTGTCAATCCCTTAGCAACGTCCAATTCCTGGAAAATACCTACTGACGCTGAAAGCGTACCAGATACACCAAAGAGGACTGCGTCATTCTTTCTACCACCGTTAGTTGAAAGCGAAAGACCTTGTGTAGATCCAATCTTGAAAAGAAGATCTGCACCTGCGCCTCCGCCTGCGTTACCTAAGATCACGCTTGCGACGCCTGCTGAACCAGATCCTGCCGTACCACCGATTTGAAGACCAGCGCCCTCAAGAGCGTCGCCTGCTGAACCTGATGCTGCTGCAATAATCTGCTTATTAGCAATTTCAAAATGCTCTGAAGTTGTAATACTAGATTTGTAAGTTCTTGCATCGAGTTGATCTACAACCAACTTGTGGAACTTACCAGACGAACCAGAAAGATCATTAGCAGTCACAACATGAAGATTTGACGTACCTGATGATGTAATGTTTGTAGCAACCACCTTACGGAAATCACCTTCATCACCGTCAATCTTGTGAAAGAGTGACGTGCCAGAAGACGTAACTACTGTTGCAATTGCCTTGCGGAAATCACCCTCGTCAGCATCCAACTTGTGGATTGTTGAAGTTCCTGAACCAGTGAATACAGTTGCAATCGCCTTGTTGAACGTACCTTCATCAACGTCTGCTTTGTGAACATGAATATTGTTTGAAGCAGAAAGATTAGTTGTCTTGATTACGTTAAAAGTACCCTCATCTACATCCACTTTGTGAATTGATGCTGTACCAGAACCAGTGATTGTAGTAGCAACAAGTTTTCTAGTGTCTACTTCGTTTGCATCCAACTTGTGAATTGTTGAAGTTCCTGAACCAGAAATTTGATTTGCATATACATACTGGAATCTTCTACCTGCTGCACCAAGATTTAGTCCCAAATCTGTTGCTGGTTGAAGTGCTGTTGCAGTGAGTTCCAACTCGTCAGAACCATTGATATTGAATGAAAGTGTTGTCTTAGCATTCACTGTAAGTCCAGTTTTAGAGTCTGCGTAGATCTCGCCCGTAGAACCTGAAATAGCAGTGTATGCGAACACCACCTTACCACCATCAGACGCAGTCAGGTGTACACCGTCAGTCCTGATTTTAGAAATTGCATCCATTGCGTTGGTACCGCCTGCGCCGTGGAACTGAATGTGCCCCTCGTCACCGACTGCTGCGTTTGACGCAGATACTGCTGCCTTGAGATGTGCGAACGTTACCGTCCTCATACCACCGCCGTCGCCCTTTGATGCGGAAACGATCAAGACGTCCGCATCTTCAAGATGTGCAACGTCGTTTCTTGCCTGAAACAGGTCTAAGTGACCAACTTGAACTGAACCTGATTGAATTTTGTCTCTCGTGATTACCGACGTGCTAAGTTTTGCAGTGGTAATCGCGGAATCGGCCAAGAGTTTTGTGCCTATTTTTGTTTTAGCCATTTTAATTGCTCCTTAAATGTATTGTTATTTTTTTACACGAACAAAAACCAAACAGCATATAAAACGGACTGGTTTATGAGAAGAGAACCTTCTTTAAATTTCTAACGTTATTATCAAACTTACAAAACTCAGAATTCAAAAACTCTAACGAAAGAGCTTGGCACTCACCCAACCGATCATCAAACTCAAAATGAAACTTTCCTGAATCTAACCGCCTACATCTAATCAGGTTAATACCCTTCAACTGTAAGTAAGCGGCGATCCCTATATCAGATGTTGTAAAATTCATACTATATTATACCTCTCTCACCTAAATAGTGCCTACTGCTTAACAAATGCTAGATTTCCTGACCCAGCTTCATCTAATTCTAGTGTATATCCTGCATTTGGGTCCAATGAGTACCTTTCTCTGAGTTCTTGGACAAATTTTTCGTTATTTTCACGAACATTTTCAATTTCTTCAAGTTTTAAGAGTTTCTGCACTTCATGATCCCTCATGTAAACACCGTATTCTGTGAGTCTTGAGTTGAGCAAATCCCTGTTTGCGAAGAACGTCTTCGTATCTGATGGTTCCAAAACAACATAAGAATCGTCAATCTCCTCCTCTTCAGTATCTGTCCACTCTTCCTCGATATCTTCTGGGTTTACGCCCGACTTCAGTGTCTCTGCGGCAAGCAATGCCTTATTTGCCAACTCTGGATTTTCTTCCTTTAACTCGTCCAGCATCCCTAATAATTTATTCAAAACTGACATTCTCTACCTCCTTATTAATCAGCAATATAACTAAATAGTATGTTTGCACCATTTGCTGGCGCTTCTTCGAAAGTAACTGTTCTACTACTTAAAGTATAGTCGTTATCTGCTCCGACTCTCATCAATATTCCCTGGTTGAACACCATCAAAGTACCGTCAACAAACTGATCTGGTACAGTAAACTGCACTCTGTTGCCGTCTGCTGTTTCTGCTGGTACCTGGGCGACTTTATAGTTTGTCTTTGTCACAGCATCTGCGGAACTAACTCCACTCCCTCCCCCACTGCTTGCGCCGCTTGACACGGCAGATGTGGTCACTGCTCCTGGGTTCCTTCTTTGAGGATAATTAGCAATGTTGTCATCAATTCTGGATGTCAACAAGTCTGACTTTAATCCTTCCAGCCCGTACAATCTTCCATTGGCAGTATCTAGATCATCAGCAGTAACTATCCTCTCTCTTGGTATTTTGACCTCTACTATATTCTCTCTAATGGATAAATTTGGTTGCAATCGATTTGCACCCTCGCCTGTCAACCAACCAAGGACTTCAATATTTATTTTAGTTTCAAACTTTCTCTCCTCGTTAGAGAAACTACTGATATTGTTGCTTTGTGAAAAACTTTCCTGAACGAATGCTTCGTATCTTAATCTGCCTTCTTCTATGATTACATAGTTTATGCCACCTGGTCTCGTTATGAACGGGGTGACGACCTGGTTCATTTGTTGTTGATACTCTGTTCTTAGTGTTATTTCATACTCGACTGTCACATAGACTGGCAGGGGTATCGTTAAAGTCTCATAGACTACTTTGCTGTTTTTGCGTGGAAAGTTTAGTTGCCCCGCTCGCTTCATCATTGATGAGTTTGCAAAGTTGGCAGTCTTATCCTGCTTTATTCTCCTGGATACGGATATCGAACCTCCTCTAACTCTGTCAATTGGAGGAATGTTTGCATAGACAGTTCCTTTGCGGGACGGATCCTTAGTTACATTGGTTCTCTCTATTGTTATGATCGGTAAAATTAGCGTTCCTTCGGCATCCCTGAATCTGCTGTCCTTCTTACTTAGAAACATTCTCTCAGCAGATGTCCAGACAACTGGCACTTTCTTGAACCCATTCGAAGTTATACACCTGATGTCCAACGTTTCGTTAATAAACTTGTGCATCGCCAAATCTACAGTCTCAATCGTAGATGGAGGAAAGGGTATGTCTTCAATTCTGCGAGATTTTGTTACTGATAATACCATGCCTTACAACCCATACCTTGCCAACTCGTCAGGATCAACTATTGTCCTTTCTCTGGGTATCTTGACTTCTACCACTGTTTCGTTTATCGCCTTGTGTGGCGTTTCTTGATTTATGCCACTGCCGATCAAGTGTCCCAAAACTTTTATGTCGAATTTGGTCTCAAACTTTCTTTCCTCGTTGGAGAAGTTGCTTATGTTATTCTCATGAGAATACTCCTGCTGAATAAACCCTTCGTACCTGTGGTTCTGATCTCTGATAATTATGTAGTTTATGCCGCCTGGAACTGTCATAAAGGGTACCACAAGGTCGTTCATTTGCTGCTGGTACTCCGTTCTAATGGTGATTTGATACATCACCGTAATGTAGATTGGCAACGGAATAGAGACCGTCTTATACACGGTTTTTTCAGTTTTATCTGGAAAGTTTAGTTGTCCCCTTTTTCGCAAAGCATGAGCGTTTTTATAATTCGAGGTCTTACCTTGAACGATTTTCTGCATAACTGGAATCGTGCCACCCTTAACCTGGTCGGTTGATGGGATGTTTGCCCAAACGGTCCCCTTTTCGTTAGGACTCTTGATCATCGAAGTCCTCTCTATCGTCATGATGGGCATAATCAGTGCGCCTTCATCGTCTCTAACTCTATTGTCTTTCTTGCTGAGTGCTGATCTTTCCGCTGAGACCATTAGGACTGGGACTTTTTTCATGCCGCTGGGACTATTCGTGTGCAAATTCATCTGTTCGTCCACAAACTTATACATCGCAGCGTCTATGTTCTCTATCCTAGAGTCAAACACTCGCTTTCCTTCGTATTCATTTAACGGTTTGCTAAAAGGTTTATGACGTTCCATTGAATAGTCCCTCTCTCGCCTTTATGCACTCTGCGGTTATCTCCATCATGTGCTCTCTTTGACCAAAAATCTGCCTTGGTTCGTTCAAGGTCGCAATCTCATAATACGTTTCGCCATATAGGACGAAATCACCCTCCCTAACAAACAAGTTCTGATCTTCGGTCAGTCTTCTCTTATGAAAGTGGACCATGATCTTTGATTTTCTATCTACCCCAAGATTGGTTGTCTCTGTCTCGTAACCTTGCCACTCCACAAGAGCGTGAACCATGATTGGATTTAAAAAAGTCTTGTTCAGTGCTTCGCCATAGATGGGATGAAAGTTGGTCTCTTCAATGGAAACGGGATAGTAGACAATCTGCTGCCCAATCACTCTTTCGACGACTTCGTCACTAACCTGCTTTACAAGATCGCGTTCTTTTTTACCCGTAAAAAGAGGTGGTGGTGGTGCGTCTGGTTGGTTCCATTTGTTATCACCCATACTTTATCACCCCACGTATACCGAATATGGTATCCTTTGTAAAACTTTTTCTGATGCGTCAACTGCTGCTGCTTCTTGTTCCGCTATCTTCTGATAGGTTAATTCAGCGAGTGTAGACTTCAACTCTTCTCTAAGTGAGTTCTGCTCTTCTTTTCCTTGCGATACTAGGTCTGAACCATTTAGTGTCACACTGTCACCTGGAATCGGTAATGATGCAAATTTCGACCTAACCTGTCCCAAGGTTTCCTTGGATAGCGCCAGTGCAAACCTTCTAATCCATTGCTTACCTATCGAATTTATAGTATCGTACGGCAAATTAGAGAATGGCAATGTATTCATGTTGTTGACGCCTTCCAACTCACCTCGACCATTGCTGTCATCCTCTAGGTTTGACGAAGGCACAGAGAACTCAACCCACATCTTCGTGGGTCCTCCAGAATACGGACATGGAAAAAGTCTTATTTTATTATTCCTTAACTCGTATGACCAGTGGGACATTCTAGTGTATATCGCATCCTCAAAAGCAAGCGCTTGAGACTTGTTTTGCCATGATGGTACAAGTTGAAAAGTGGAATCATCTGAAAATTGTCCATAATTGTGGAAATTACCAACCACATTCAGTCCGCCGTAGTACCCATAGAATCTCCACATTGCACTGGGCGTCTTGTAATACACTTTCTTGATCAGTACTCTTTTGCCATTGATCTTGCCAGTGTATGGTTTGCCCGTCTCAGAAGAAATTATGTCTTGTAAATCATAGTCCTGCTGTCCCACAGTGACATCAAACGACGCGGAGTACTGTACGGAATCTTTAAGTCCTATCTCGGAACCCATCCTCTCTGACACTCTTCTTGACATACCGTAATCGAACTTTGGATACTTAAGACTACCAGATGCTGCGCCAGAAGTTAATTCACCCTTGTGATCGAAGGTTCCCGTTGCATGACCCAAGAAACTGGGTAAGGCGTTGTTTGCCTGATGTACATTGATAAGATATGAATACTCAAGCACCGCTTCTTCATATGAAGCGTAAATATTCCCGTCCGACAATTCAATATCTAAAACGTCGCCGCCTAATTTCTTATACGTATATGCAACCTGGTCTACTGCACCAGATACAAAATTGCCTGAAAAGAGCGTACTGGTGTTGTCAGAATAAATTTTATATGGTAATAGTCTGTTTACGTTACCGTGACTTCCAGTTTCTGGTAAGATGCTCTTACTAGAATTACTAGCAGGTCTCAAATTTGGTAAAGCCATTATTAGTCCTCCGTGCTTAAGTAAATAGTCTCAAACTTAACAAAACGCTAGGACTTCAAATTTCTTTATGCTTCTGCAGTCTTCTTTGCGGACCTTTTTCTCGTAGTTGTTTTGCGAGCAGGGGTAGTGCTTTTGGTAGTCGTAGTTGTTTTTCTACGTCTAGTCTGTTTCTTCTTGGGAGGCGGCGGAGCAACTTCTTGCACCTCTGGTTCCTCTACTTGAAGAAGTTCTAGTTCTGGTTGTGGTTCCCAGGGTGGAGTAATTTCTTTCTTCTCCACTGCGGGTTCGTTTACAACAACCTGTACCTGCTCTTCCTCTTTAACTTCCTCACTGGTGTTCATGTCAATTGTAACAACACCATTTGTGACATTGTGGCGAGCATTAAAACCCAAAGTCTCCCTCTTGAGAGCATACTTTCTAGCATACTTGCCTTTCATCATTCTTTTTTTACGTTTACCCATCATTAAACTCCTTTAACTAAAACGATCATACTATAACTAGGTTGAAAATATAGAAAAACCCCCAACCAAATTGGAAGGGGGTTTAAGACATCCTCTAAGTCCTATTAGGATACGAGTGGTGCTGCAGCGATCGAGTTGACCGCTTCTGCGCCGCCGCTGGATCTAGACAGAAGTGCCCACCCAGATGCTGTCCAGATGCATGTAACCGTTTCACCAATGTTTGTCAATGTAAACGATGCCCATGCGCCTGCGGTGGTGGCTGGGGTAACCGATGCCGCGTTGGTTGCGTGCAAACCTACAAAGTACTTCAACTGTCCTACCGTAGTACCATCTGCCAATGTAACAGCCATTGTGTCACCGTCCGAAGTTACCAAGGAAACTGGTACCGTTACGCTCGCAGCGCCTGCTGCTGTTATCGCTTCAGTACTTAGTGCCAAACTATTAACACCCGTTAGTCCTGCTCCACCCAAAGACAACTCTCTCTTTAAATTCTCAATTAACGCCTCGACTCTCGCGAGTCCTACTCTTTTTGTACCCATATCTATAACCCTCCATTGGTTTTACCATTTATAATCATGTCATGAAACTGGGTAGATTCATACCATTCTCAAATAACTAGTCTTAGAAAAAACGAAACCCCTGATCAAATTAATGACCAGGGGTTTTGTTTCTAATCGTTAAGATTGTTAACTATTAGCTAGTCGCACCTGCTTCGCCAGTGAGACCTCTCACGATAACAAGACCATACATATCTGGTCTAACCATCTTCTTAGCGTAACGGGTCATAACACCCTTACGTGGTACGAAATCTTCCGTACCGAAAATGGTAGGCGTTACCTGCAATGGTACGTATGGAGCGTATACGAAACCGCTCTCAAGGAAAGAATTTCCTCTACGACCTACAAGAAGGATGTTCCTTGGGAAGTATGGATCTACCATAACGTCAAACTTCTTGCTGAGTGATCCTGTCTTAACAGCACCGATGTCACCACGGTCAGCGTCTGCCGTAACAGAAGCGCGGAAACCGCTTGTGAACTCAAGGATGTTAGCAACCTCTGGTGAACAAACAACAAAGTTTGCACCACCGCGAAGTGTCTTTCTGTGGATCTGAGCACTTACGTCATTGATTGTCTCAATGAGAGTCTCATACCACTCGCTAACGGTACCAGTGAAGTCTGGCGCTGCCGAAGAAGCACCAATCTCTGCACCAGCGGAGTTAACGAAAAGACCTGGAGCGCGTGACCAGTAACGAGTACCAGCCTTAGCACCTTGGATAAGGTCACCAAGAATTTCTTGGTCGATTTCAAGAGCAATTTGCTCTGAAAGAATACCAGTTAACTCGACCTCTGCGTCCAAGTTGTGATAAGCATTGAGGTCCTGACCTAACTCAGGGGTCCACTTCGCCTTCAACTTCTTGGTCTGAGCGGTAACAGCAATACTGTCTACCTTGATGTCGATCTCTGCGATTCTTGAATCCTTTCCAAGTGAAGATCTGTTAGCGTTACCGTCAGCAGCGCCTTCCAATGGGAAGTCACTAGCAACAACAGCACCAAGACCACTTGGAGAACCTGCTGCGCCAAAACTATCATTCAAAGGATAGTTAGCGACACCGATTTGATCCTTGCCAGCGCCTGCTTCAAGAGCAGTGCCTTCGAAGTCAATCGAAGCGGCAGCGGTATCAACAAGAACGATACGAATCGTAGTGCTATCAACCTTCTGCGTCAAACGACGAACATGCTTTGTCGTTGTTCTGAAGTCGTCTACACCGCCGATGTTGTCGTCAAAACCACGGATCTTGCCCGCAGCAACCTGCAACTCAATTGCATTAAGCGCGTCTTCATTAAGGTTTGAGAGTGAATCAAAATCACAATCTAAAACCTGGACCTTGTACGTTGTGTTTGCAAGAAGATCTGCGTCATATCTTACCAACTTCTTCTCAGCGTCATCAAGAGCAGATACCAACTTACCACCTGCGGCAAGTTGAATGGTCAGAATACCAAGACCTGCAGTATCCGCAGCATCGACAGAACCAGTTGCGTGCGTGTAACCAGTACCAAGGTCATAAAAACCACCAGCACCGTCTTGGGTAAGATCCTCATCAAGGTTAACACCATTGATCAAGTTACGACCTACGACGTTACCACCATAGATTGACTCACCAGCGGTCATACCCGCAACATTGTCACTGTGGACAAAATCCAAGAAGAAGATAAGTCCACTTGGAAGACTCATAGGCTGAACGCTTACGAGTTCGTTTGCAATCAATCCACCGAATACACGACGGACGATTGGGAAAGCAACTGATGCGAAACCTTCGACATCACCTGCAGACATTGAGGATGCTTCACGGAGAAGCTCCTTTGCTTGGTTCTCAAGGAGAACCGCCATACCATTTTTCTGAGAATCGTTCGTAATACCCTCTAAAAGACCAGTCTTTTCCCACTTTTCAAGAAGTGCTTGACCTTCCTTAGAGACGTCACGTCGAACAATACCTTCAGTTAATTTTTCTAATACAGACATTGTATTGTAACCTCCTAATATTAATTTCTGTTTTTAATTCCAGCTAATCGCTGCATTCTGTCAGCAAAAATATCTGCTGACGTGGTCTTTTTCTCTTCACGAGATCGGACCAATAAGCTAGATCTTCTATTAACTGCTTCACTCAGTGATTCTGGACTTTTTTCTTGTTGTTTAGTCTCCACTGTGTTTTGAAGGGTCTCATAGATAACCTTTGCTTGTTTTGCATCTTCGGCCTTAGCGATTGCTTCAACAATACTCTTTTTCTGTCGCTCATTCAGGGAGCCACAATCCAAAGTCCGATTGATATAAAGTAACTTTGCGTTTGATGTATTAACAGCATCAAACTTTTCTTTCAATTGTACAATAGCAGATTTGTGAGCATCTAACTCACCTCCTAAAGTTTTATTCTCATTAACTAAATTTTCATTCTGTTTATTAAGGTTGTTGTTGGATTCTTCTAGTTTAGCAAGTGCAGATCTTAATGCTTCTGTTTCTTCCTTAACTTCATCGTCCTGCATTCTCGCGAGTTCCATCTCGACTGCATGATCCACCTCTTCATTAGAGACTCCCATCCATCCACGCTTTTGTGGTTTCATGTCAACTTTAAGGGATTCCATAATTTCGTCAACAAAGATCTCTTCCAACTCTTCTTCTAGTTGGGTGAGAGTCTCAGTTGCCAAAGATTCAGCGTCTGCGGATGCGCCAATCTCGTCAGACATTCCTGCCGCGAGATCGTCATGATCCTGCTTATCTGCCTGGAGCGAGTCCGAAGCAGAAATCCCCTCCTCCTCTTCAATTTCTTTAATTCTTTTCTCAATTGCGTCGAGGTCCAGTTCGACCTGACCGCTTTCTGATGCTGGGATGTCATCCATCTTCTCTTCATCAGAGACGTCTGCAGTAGACTGCTCGCCGTCGTCGTCTGTGGGTTCTTCCATGCCTAGATCCAAACTATCCTCATCCTGTTCCAGTAAAACGGAAACAGCATCCTTAATCTGATCTGAGTACTTTTCAATAACCATTTGCTCTGCATTTTTAAGAGCGGCGTCTTTAAGCGCCTTTGCGTCAATAATTGCTTGTTCTAGAAGTGATGACATAATTTACCCCTTATATAAAAATATGTTCAATAATAAATAGTGAAGGTGTTTTGTAAACACCTGAAATTTATTATACCACATTGTGGGTGTAGTTTTGTTTATTGTTGAGGATTAGTTCTCAAAGAGAAAAGTCCAGGAACCGTCATTCTTTTTTGGGCCCAGGGAAGGTCATGTCTAATAAGGGATTTCAAACCACTGGATGCGACTCGCGTTATCGAACCGTTCACCGTGGTGAAGTGATTATCCAGACCCGAATAGTCTTTGATCTGACCTCCAGCAGGATCATCGTCACACTTGTAATACCCAACGAGATCAGTGCCCTTGGCAAGGGTTCTATAATTCTGATGTATGCGGCCGCCATTGTATATATTTGTTACATCAGCATCGGTGAAGGCGGAACCTCCAGTGGTGCCGACCCCAACGAGTTCGGCGGAAGAATGGTTATAAAACAAAAAGTTTGACAGTTTCGCCTTTATATGTTGATGGTTGTCGGTGCTGAGATTGCCTAAATACTGGCTGGCGTTCATTATGCCGAGGTTGGTGTAGGCGTCGTTTGGAGATACAACAGCAGATCCCCAGGTTGATCCGTTTTTGTAAAACTGGACCTTTTCAGTATTATTGTTATCTGCTGTCTCAGGTGTGTAAGCCATCACAACGTGCACCCAGTTACCCTCTTCATCTTCAAAAAAATCCTTACCGCCCACTTGGGTGGTGATAAATTGATTCGACTCGTTGACATCTTCATCACGCATGGATATTCCGAGTGTCTCGTTTCGGTACCACACATGAAGAGGATACCAAGAATTCCAAATAAACCTGTAAGTAGAATCGCTTGCTACATTGAGATTAATCCAAAAAGCAATGGTAAATGGGTGATCTGTATCGTGTGCCAATGAGGATATTTCAAAATCATTTTGATCTGAGGATCTGGAAGCGTAAGTGGTATTAGTGCCACCAAAATTGAGTGCAGTTGGGTCTTCCACCTTTTCTATGAAGGTCTTCGTGCCTGGGTCCTCATTAACCTCGCGCTGATTGTCAACCACAAAATCAGGTCTTATGGTGTGTTGTCTTTTCATGATTAGAAAGTAGAGGCAGCGGCGTAGCATCTAACATCCGCTGTTGTTCCAACAAACGCTACTCTATCTACTCCTGCAATCTCAAAAGTAACCAGTTCTCGACTTGCTGCGGTGTGAGTGTTTTCAGCAGCGCCAGTGTCAGGTGCTGTTACCGTTAGTGCAGTAGATGCATCTCCTATCTTCGTAAGAGGTGCCCACTTTTGAAACGCATGATTGTATCCATATAAAGTAACAGTTAGTCCAGCACCAACATTCTTGTCTGTCACAAGAACATGAAGAAATCTTTGGTTCTCTGTTGCGTAACCGTCCGTAACAGCATCCAATGTTGCTACCAACACTACATCAACTTCACCGCCCTGTACTCCTGATAGACTTTTGGGACCTCTTGTTCTGCCCCAACTTCTGTGTGTATGAAATCCCGATGTTATGCTCATTTTAAATCTCCATAATTAAATATATTTAGTCTTTAAACTTTTCATTAAACTTTCTTGTTGATTCTTGAGAAAGTTTCTTCTTTCTCTCCTTCTTCAACTTTCTAACTTCAGACTTTGGGGTGAATTGCATTCGTTTTCTCACCTTATCGATCAGTCCTTCCTTTTTTGTTTTCTTTACGAATCTTCTGATCATTCTCATCTGATCTTCGTTATGTCTTGGTTTTACATCAAAATTAACTGCTTTAGCCATTATAAATCCTTTATTTTAGTGCGTCCCACTTGCCGCCAAAGGCACCAAGTAGTCCGTCGATATCAACACCCTTGTCATTAGGGTCTATGTTTGCAAGAGGCGAATGAGATGGTGTTGCGTTTGGAGATCCTGCACTTGATAGTGGAGCAGTGCCCTCAAATATGTCTACGCCGCCATAGGCATCTTTCCCAATCGCTGAAAGTATTTTACTTTTTGACTCCTGCAATCTTCTTGAAACCTTTTCAGTATCTCTTTTTGGCGAAACGGACTCTTGCTTCTTTTGCTCTACAATCGGTTGTCCCATTCCAGATACGATCTCTGCGACCAGAGTGGATAGGACCCCCTCTTCAAATATCGCTTCTTTTATACACTCCATAACAAGTGGTTTTAAAACTTTTTTCAATTTATTCAATTCTTGTTCTTTCATTTCGTCCTCAATACGTTGTTCATTAATCTATTGATCTTGTCTTCCTTGGATAGTGGTCTCGACATGTCCCTAGATTCATGCACCTGAGACATTATTGCACCTGGGGTAGATGGGTCTGAAACCATATCAAAACAAATCAGTTGAAAATCGTCTTCTACCAAGGTAACTCCGTTGTTTTCTGTCACAGAACCCATACCTCTAGAGGAAATACCGCATGGTACGCCTGCCTGTACAAGATTCTTGAGTATATTTCCAGAAGGCGTAGGCAACACCTCTATCTTGCCCATCACTTTTTGCCCGTCCATCCATATTTCAGTCACAAGGTGTGATGCGTTTTGCAAGTTAATGACAGATGACTCGGGATGATCAAGTTCCCCAAGTGCTCGGCGCTGCTCTACCAACTTAGCATAACGGCCAACCTCTCTCTCCAAAAGAGCGTGAGGGTAAACTCTGCCATTTGCGTTCTTTGTCTCAGACATTTGCATTACACCAGTTAGGATAGTCACTTTTCCTTCAGCGACTCTCCTCTTCTCATCTTCAGTGAGCAGGTCCTGGCAAACGCCACCGTCACACAACTCAAAATATTCTCTCAATAGTTTCATAATATTCCTCAATGCGGGGGTAACCCGCGTCAGTTACTTGCCACTGCAGCAGCGTCTAACTCTTTGTAACATCCAGCGCTTCATGACTTCTCCTCATAGTTATGCCTTATATTGAACCCGTAATCGTTAACAAGCATGCTTCCAAAGTAACACACAATTGACGAATAACATCCCAACACAAAGGCGGTGACCAAAGATTGGTCAAAAGTAAATAGTTCTGTAAACGGACTTAACGCCCACAAAATAATGCCTGTCCAAAACCCTGTGCACATCGGACAGGATAGAAGTTTTCCCATCCACCCCTGAGTGGGGCGGATTCTATCAAATATACTTCCGTAAATGATTATTTGTGTCATGCCGATGCAGGCAATCGTATAGGTGAGCATTATCTCTCCATTATCTCTCTCAAGATAGAATACATGTACTGATACCCGTACGGTCTAACCTGATGATCTAGAGAACCCTTCTTGTTGGTATGTGGAACTTCCCCCAATTCTGTGCTGTCCACCTCTTCGGGGTCTAGGAAGAAATTTTGTAAAGTGTCCTTGTACAACTCGCGAGACTTCATGTTTGGTTCATCTTCTTTTAGAAAATTAAATATTTCCAAAAGTGTAAGTTGAAAAGATGATATGTCTTCGGATGCAGATTCCATTATCTGCCCTTCCAGTGAAGAATGTACTGAACCTGATTTTATTGACCCCCTATCAATGATGCCTACCTTTGACAGTTTTGTTAACAATTCATCTTGCGTATAGTAAGTCTCTTCGGAAACACTGTCTTTTGGGAACGTAGATACCCTACTTTTCTCCTTTGAAACAACAATGTCGATCAAGTCATGGTCAAATATCATCAAATCTCCATTGAGTGTTTTTCTCGCCTCTTGGAAAAAAATCTGTTTTGTAACAGGTTCCTGATCTTTAGCGCCTCGAATGATGTTGATTTTAAGCATTTTCCATTTCCTCGACCAACCCCTGTATCATCAGGACCTCAGATACTAAATTGTCGTCAACTTCCTTGTCACTATATGATTCTAATTTTAACATAATGTCGTCATATTTCGTCTTCAGGTCTTCGCCCTGAAGGAGATCACTGTTTTCGAAACTTCTCAACTTTGTCTTCAATTCTGACACCTGGTCGTTTAAATACACCTTAAGTCCCAAAGAGTTGTCTGAAAAGGACGCGATGTAATTCGTCAGTAGTTCTCTTTGATTATCTGGCAAGGATGCGTATTTTTTATTAAAACTTTCAACAAATGTCCTGTAGGTCAGGTTATCAATGTGTGTTTTAGAGTCTGAGTCCTCCTCAACGGTCAGAGATTCGACAATCTTCTGTTCCAGGAGCATCTTTTCCTTTATTGAGGTTTTATCGTTAAAAATATTATAAACAGTTGCGAGGTTCTTGTAGTTTGGGACAAAATTGCCGAACACCTGAGATGATAAATTGTAATTAATTTCCTTAATTAATTTATTCTGACTTGTAAAAATGTCTTGTCTGTCAAGAGATGCATATCTCTGCTTTGCCTCAGTTAGTATAAACTTCGCTGTCTCCTTTGTTAAGTTCTTGGATTCCAGGATTTCTTTGTATATTTTCAATTCCCTATTTAAAACACCGCTCTTTGAAAAATGCTCTTTAATGATGTCTCTAACAACGGTCTGTCTTGCAGTGTTCTTTTTAACGACAGACTTAACATACTCTCTCGTAAGTGCTTCAAATAAGAAAGCGGTATTTCTCTTTTTGTTGTGTTTTAGTCTCATTTTTTGGTTTCCCTGTTTTGTAATTCTTTAATAAGATCAGATACTTCTTTGCCTCTAAGAAATATATTCTCCTCTTCTCTAATATAACTAGTAAGTTTAGACTCCGAAAGTCTCTGCTTATCTTCCTCAACCACACCTCTAGATAAAGATTTTAGTTTCTTGTATCCAGGAATGGTCTTATAAGATTGGGTCCGACCTCCAGTGTCTCTCTTGTCTCGTTCGCCAGTCACCTGTTTCGTGATATGTATCTTGCCCTTTGCTCTCTTGTGTTTCGCATCGTAAGAGTCTTCCCTGGATCCTGGTGCTGCTAGTAGCGCTCCAGCGTCTTCTTCTCCTGCGTCTGCACCCAGATCTGCACCGAGGTCTCCTTCGCCTCCAAGAACATCCTCTCCACCTGTAGTGTCAATACCTTCTCCGCCTTCTCCACCTGTGCCGAGGTCGGTACCCAAGATATCTTCCTCACCGCCTGGTGTGCCGCCCGCTGCTGCGGTTGCTTCTGCTTGCGCCTGCTCTGCAGCAGACTCAAGGCGAGCGTCGAATTGTCTATCGTAATACATTTGCCTTTGGTTTTTGACAAATTCTTCCTCTGTCATGCTGAACAGGTGAGATGCAATCCACTGTCTGCTAAAGAATCCTTCAGTCGCTGTTGATGCAACGTCAAACTTAGTCTTCCAGTGTTCCAGTTCTTGGAGTTCTGCAATCTTAGACGGACTATTCATCTTTAATTTGAAATTAATCAAATCCTCGCCTCGGTAACCCAAGGTGTAAAGGTGCACGATGCCTATCTTTTCGAGTTCAGTAACAACAGATCTTTGCAGTCTTTGCACAGTTCTGGCAAATCTGATGTCCTTCTGTGCTAGTGTGGTGGCATCTTCACCGCCACCCGCTTCTGCGTTCGTGTTTGAAATATAGGAACCTGGGATTTTCAATGCAGAGAATAACTTATCTCTCAGGTACTTAACATCCTCGATGTCGCCAGTATAGGTGCCACCTGGTAAACTCTCGACTCTAGAACTGGATCCCGCGCGTGTAGGTATGAAGTAATCTTCATCAACAGACATAGGGTTATATCGCAAGTCAACACGCCCCGAAGCAGGATCAACCACCTGGTTTCTCTTCATTTGCGTCATAACCTTTTGCATGTATTGTTCTATATCTTGAGGTGGTATATTGCCCACGTCGATGTAGAAAACACGGCGCTCGGGTGATCTCACAATCCTATATGCCATCATAGCATCTTCAAGTAAGGTCAACTGTCTCCAAATACGCCTGGCAGGTTCTAGGACCGATGTGCCATAAGGTGCGTACTTGTCGTTACCCAATATCCTAAAGTGTCCAATTTGCCAGTTTTCAAACGTTAAACCTGCCGAGTTCCACTGAAACTGACAGTAGTTAGGGTTTGTTTTGTCCTCGCCTTCAAGTCTTTCTAGTTCCTGTCCTGGCATCCCTATAACGCTTTTAATTCCTAAGTTCTCATCTATATCAAGATAAAGAAAGAAGTCGCCGTACTTAACCATCGTTCGGCACCATCCAAAAATATTGTACTCCAAATTCATAATACTGAAATACAATGCGTGCAATATTCCCTTTATTTCTTCGTTGTTGCAATCTATTGTCATCAAGGGTTGCAAGGCACTATGAGTAGTCATCTCATCTGCATATATGTCTATAGCGGAGGCAATCTCGGGTGTGTACTCCATTTGATCAAAGTCCACATACCTCTCTAGTCTGTTTTGATTGTTTTGAGCGCTTCCGTACAATCCAGCAAACGGGTTATGGTCCATTCTCTTGAATTGCTTTCCGCTGGCGGATGTGAATCTGCTGGCATACTTATCTAACTGCCTTCTTCTTAATCGTCTTGCCGTCTGGGTCCTGTAATTGACAATGGGACCTGATAGTAGTCTTGTCAGTTTTTTGAACAATGTACTCTGCTGATTTTTCGGGTTTACTTTTCTAGGTCCTGCCATTATTATTATCCTTTAAACAACCAGGGGTATTGTGTGTAGTTCCTGTCATGTGTCTTCTTTTTTTCAAAAACATTGTCACCATCGTAACCCTGCATACCTTTTATTGTTGTGTTCATTTTAGTTTTTGCTGATACCATTGTAGCAAGAAATGCCTTATTATATTCTATATTTCTCTTGTTTTCAATCAAGGCAGTGTCCCTTACCCAACATCCTATTGCACATGCCATAATTAAATCATCGTTGTACGATCTCATTGCTTCTGGTCTTCCGTTGTTCCAAATAAAGGTCTTCATCTCGTTATAAAGACGAGGCGAATTTATGGTAATTAGTTCATTTCTTACAAATTCTTCCAACTTTGCAACAATCAAGGGTCTTGTCTTTTGACTAGTTGTAAAACCTGCAACTGCATTGGATGCTGCCTCTGCAGTAACTTGGTCAACGTATTCGTGTGATGACTTTATTGAGTGATACAAATTTGGGTACTGCATTTCTCTTAATTTGTCCAAAACTGCAAACCCCACAGTGTTGTTCTCAACGACCAACATGCAGTCGCCGTATTCTCTTCCTGCGTCAAAAAGTATTTTAGAAAACAGGTCTGGAGTTATCCTTCCTTGATATTCCGCCACAATCTCCATCGTCAAGGTGTCGAATATGTGAAATACCGAAAAGTCCTTACCGTCACCCCTAGCAACATCGGCACTTAAAAGATACGGTACACCAGATTCCGCCTCTTTCCATATCCAGTAATTTCTGTCAAAACCCGTCCTGTACTTTGGTTCTGAAACGAATTGCGACAATATCTTCATTCTATCTGGGTGAAACACTGTTTCGCCCGACATGTTAAAGTTACACTCCAACTCTTGGGCGATCTGCCTCCTGGACATGTTCTTTGTTTCTTTCTCAAACCATTCTTGGTCTCTGTCTGGATGAACGTCCCACGGTAATGTCATGGGAAGAAAGTCATTTGACTGAGTCTCGGCATCAGTGAATGTCTTATGAAACCAATTGCCAACACCATTAGGAGTAGATAACGCTATGCATCGACCACCAGTTGAAAGAGTGGGATATAAACCAGTCCACAACTCGTCCAAACCCTCAACGTGAGCGGCCTCGTCAATAACTAAAAGAGAAAGTGCCTCAGAACGCCCAGCGTCGCCAGAGGTTGATGATGCCTTTATTTGCGAACCATTGGACAACTCAAACGAAGTTCTATTATCAATTGAAACCTCCGCTATTCTTATCCACTCTGGACAATTTCTCAATATTGTTTTCACCTTCTTTACGAGGTTTGCTGCAGTGCCGAACTTGGTTGCCAAAACAAGAACATTCTTCTCCTTATGAAAAAGCATCAACCAAACAACATACGCCGCAGTAACAGTTGACAAACCCAACTGTCTTGCTTTCAACACTACATTAAATCGATTGTCTTGAAAGTTCTTAAGTGCGACCTTTTGAAAGGGGTAGGTCTTAAAGGGTATCAACCCCTTGAGTGGGTGAGTAATTTTAGCATAATTGGTGATGAAATAGTCTGGGTCTCGTCCCGACTTTACTATTTCTCGCATTATTTCTTTCTTACTTAAGACTGAGTTCATCTCTTCCTGTTTGCAAAATCGTATGCCTTGAAGGCTTCATAGGGATCGACTTTTCTTTCGTCGTTAGGAGTCTTCTTCGCTTCTGGTGTTGATGGAATATCCAGGTCTGGTCTATCAGGTTTTTGTTCCTCAAGTCCACCAATCTTGAACTTCTGAACTGCAGTGACTAAAGTTCTAACCCTAGAGACAGGTTGAACAAGAACATTGACTTCTCCATCTTGCGATAGGGTCAAACTACTCTTGGTAAGTGCCCTGTACTCCTTTTTTATGAACGTCGCTACGTCAGAAATCATCGAAGATACATCATTCTCCAAGGTGCCACCATACACTTCCTTGAGTCTGACTTCGCTTGAATAGGTGATGCAAATACAGTTTCCTGATTCAAACTTCACTCCGAAACCGTCCATAACTCTAGAGTCGATGAGTGGGTTCGTATCCTCATCGCCTTCCCTTTTCAACCCAATCTTCAAGGGTTCGTCATTTTCATCCAAGGCACCATCGTATTTCTTCGCCAGTACCTGCGAGATGCCGTTAATAATCTCAAGTGTTGTTGCCATTTGTTTGCTCCTTTGTTGGACGCCATCCGTTTTCCCACCTTTCTTCTCTGTCTTCGATCCACTGTACGTAACAACCAAAACAACATTCGTATCTCGCCATATACAGATCGTCTTTTCCAGAGAAAGAGTAAGATCCACAAACTGGACATTCCCTTTCATTTTCTTTAGTAAGTAGTTTTTTGCTTATCAAAAAACCTTTGAACTTTTCTTTAGAGTTTTTCGAGTTTTTTGCTGCCTGAAGTTTGTAAAACTCTTTTACCTCTTCAGCATGTTTTTTTTCCTTTTCTGGTGTCCAGTGCTTTTTGGGGTTCTCGATTGCCTCAGAACCCCAGCGTTGCACTATTGCCCTTTCAAGTTTCACAATAAAGTTCGGATCATCACTCTTCATCAGTTACCCAATACAGAAACTATCACTAAAACAGTGGTTGCTCCAACGACGAACCCACCTGCTGTAAACAGGTACCAATAATTGTTAGGCCGCTTCAGTGCGGCAAATTCCAACTGTTCAATCTGTTCTGTCTTTATTTGATCCATTGCGAGATACTCCGACTGGATTGACTCCAACCTTGTTTCCAACATCATGATGCTCAACTCATGCTTTGCGTTCAACTCTTCGGTCAACTTGTCTAGTTTGAGTTTACACCTTGCGCCTTCTTGCTCTTTATCTGCAATCATCTTTGCCATTGCAGGGTTAGTAAAACACCAACCTGCAAAGGGGACAGAATCTCCTGAGTCTACCCTTAGTACGGGATTCGCATGTACTGTGCCAAAACTAATTAAGGTCAGAAAGATTAAAAAGTGTTTCAATCCTCTTCTCGACTGCATCAGGATCTCCTTCCATTTCTTCAACAACTTGCTTTATTTTTTCTTTGTTCTTTTTTGTAAGTATAGCACTTTTTTCTGCATATTTTTCTTCTAAGTTTTTAATGGTCTCGTGATACTGCTTGACAAGCAAATCTCTTTTAGTTAACTCTTTTTTGTGGTTCTCTTTTAGAGTAACTATTTGTTTATCATACGACTCTTTCTTCGCTGCCAGTACGTCGAGTGCTGCTTCTGCGTTCTTTCTAGACAACGCCCATACAACAATAGACCACACAACTAGAAAAGGAATCTTCCAGTTTTCCCTCAACCAGATCCATGCTAATTTTATGTGAAACATTTTGGTTTACTTTTTTCCGTGCTTCCACTGAACCGCTAAATCAACTAAAGCCTGAGAACCAATATAGGCAAGAGTCACCGCCACCCAATCACTTGAAGTTACCGTACCGTAAACACACAAACTAGTTGCCGTAATCCAGGCAAGGAACTTGCGAGATATGAATCGCTCTGTATATTTGTCAGCAAATGATTTTAGTGCTGTCATAATATTACCCTCCTTAGACGCTGACATGTGCGAAACCGTCTTTTTTGTCAATAACGATCTGCGTATCCACTGCGTCTTTAAGAGTATCTAGGTGTGAAATTAGTATAACAGTCTTAAAATATGACTTCACCATATCAATAATTCTGACAAAACCTTCCATATTATCCTCGTCCAGCGCTGTACCTGGCTCGTCCAAAATGAAGATATCTGGTTTTGGAAGACTTGAAACCGACAGTAGCGATAACCTTATTGCCATCGATGCAATTGTCTTTTCGGCACCCGAACCCATCTCTAGTGGTCTAGGTTCAAACTTGGGATGTTTAATGAAGATATCCAGTTTCTTGTCCTCGTTTAAAATAAACACCTCGAAGTCAACAATGCCTGTCAAAATCTTCGCAATCTCTTCATTTATCACTGGTAGTCTGTTCTTTATAACGTTGTATGAAATTCCATTAGTGTGAAAACAGGTCATAAACAATTCATATGCTGCATACTCTACTCTCAGAGACTCCAACTCTTCCTTGTCATCTTGAAGATTTTTTATCTGCTGCTCCACAGATCCAACCTCTCTGAACAGGTTGTTTGTTTGTTTCTTGCAGGATGCACAGTCCTTCTTGAGTTTGCCAGCGTCCTTCTCAAGGGAATTCATTTCGCTTATGAGTTCTTCCAGGTTCTCAATTGCTTCACGGTTATCATCGTACTGCTTCAGTTTCGAGTTCAGTTTCTCTATAATAGAATCCTGCACGGCGATGTCGCTCACGCCTTTGTCAATCTTCAGTTGAAGGTTAGTGACTTTTTCAGACAACTCTATTTTTTTATCCTTTACTTGTTGATATCTTTCCAGATAACTTGAAACTTTTATCTGCTCATCAGAACTATACTCTTCACCGATCATATTGATCTGCTTAGAGACGCTGCTCATGATAGATTGCCTGTCAGATATTGCTTCTTCTACTATAGATGAACATTCCTCGCACAAACGATCTTGCTGAGACACCAGTAGAAATTTCTGCTCTGATGCTTTTTCAAGGTCTCTCAGTAGACCTTCTATCGCTTCTTCCCTCTTCGCAAAAGAATCCCTCTTGTCTCGATACTTTTCAATGTCAAACTCCGAAAGAAACTTTACAATCTTTTCATACCTATCTTTTGACTCTTCGATCTCTGTTCTGTTGTCAAGCAATACGCCCTTTAGGTTGCTTAACTTTTTAGTCGCAGTCTCTTTCTCCATATTGATGCGGACGGGATCGATAATCTCTGTTGGAGCAGCGTCAACTTTACCCTTAATGGTAGCGACCCGCTTCTGAAGGTCCTGTACTTGCCCCTCCATTTGTTTGCATCTTTCTTGATTTTTCTTAAGTATCTCATTCTTTTCGACCAGAACGCTAGTTGCTTGTTCGATTTGCTGATCATAATCATTTCCCTCCAATCTCCTCAAAGCGCCTCGTATGTCGGCGGACTCATCTTTTGCCATTTTAAATTTTCTGTCGAACACTTCCAGGTCAAGAAACTTGGCAAGGATTTCTTTTCTCTTAGTTGATCCCTGATTTATAAATGTAAGAGAATCCAGTTGGGACGCCATTGATGTCATCAAGAAGTCGTCCAGGTTTCCAAAGTATTTCCTAATGTTGTTGTCAGTGTCTTGTCTGGATGTTCCATTTAAACTTTCAGTATTACCAATCGCGTCACTGGAGTAGAAGTTAACATCCGTCTTTGCTTCCTCTGTTTCCACACCTTTCAGTTTCTTGGTGTACTTCTCAGATATGCGCTCAATACTCAGTTCCTTGTCCGCAATCTTGATTGTTGCTTTGGCGGAACCTACATCCATGTTTTGATTAATCATGTTTAAGTTTTTTCTGACTGACTTGGAAGTTGAATTGTACACTGCATACAACAAACTGTCAACAACGGAGGACTTACCCGAAAAGTTCTTTCCGAAGATTCCAACGATACCCTCCAGTTTTGTAAAGTCTATCTTGTTGTTAGATCCATAATTAAAGAGACCATCCCACTCTAGCGACTGCATACTCCAGTTTACATTCCTGTAAACTTCTTCAGAGTCCTCAATGGTCTTGTTTATTTTAGAGTTTAGGGACAGTACCTTTTCCATCACTTCCTCGGCGACTTCATAGTCCTCAAGGTAGTCCTTGATTAATCTATTTTGAACATTGATGTTCCTAAGATCTTCCTGTCGTACCGTGTCACTCTCTACGTCCAGTGCTTTACTAGATGCTCTATTTAAGTACGTTATGCTTTCTGGTTTGAATTTGAATTTAGCTATGTCAACGCTTCGGCGCATGACATCGAGCGAGATGTTCGAATCTGCAACCAACCTTAAACGTGCACCATCTGGAATCTCTGTGTCAGGTAAAGTCCCATCTTTGTTGAGGTTTATAGTAACAAAGGGTTGCGGGTTCTTGAATGTAATCAACTTACATGTAAAATCGTCCTTACTGGCAATATCCCAAAGCAAATACCCCTTATCCAAGGACTCTCCAAAGTTCTGTTGTACAGTTGAACCAGCGTACCGAATGCGACCATGAGTATCTAAAATTTGCGTTTTGTGTATATCACCAAGGAAGGCAAAATCAAATTCATCAAAAATGCTGATGTCGTGATCTCCGCCCAGTGTCCAATTCAGATCTGTTTTCGATTTATCGATAGCACCGTGATAGAGTGCAATGTTGACCGCGTGTTCATCTGTAGGGTCTGTCCAATTGTCTTCGTCAAATACAGATAAAACATTTAGGCAAAACCCGCCCTCTAAGCGATGTTCTCCAGCGTTCTTGAGTAAGACTATGCGATCATTGTCTAACGCCTTCACAATGGGCGATATCGCATCCTGACGACTATCATTTTTCAGATTGCCGTCGTGATTTCCCAGTATAATGTAAGTTGGTGCAATTTTGGCAAGTTGAGTGAAAAATTCTCTTGCCATGTCAACAAACTCTGGAGATATCTGTGTCTTTGTGTGTGCGATGTCTCCGCAATGAATTATGTAATCTACCTTCTCCTCTTTTAGAGAAGCGTACAATTGCTTGAAGACTTCATTATATTCATAGTGAAACTTAAGGTTGCGGATATGCGTATCCGCGATGTGGGCAAACTTCATCGAACCTCCGATTAAATGTTTACGTTTTCGTTAATGTGGGTGAATAGTCTTTCTAGAAAGTTGATTTTCTGATTTTCGTTCAATGATTCGAACTGCTTGATGGTATCTTCTGCCATAGAAAATCCCTCACCGCTGGTGTCGAAGGACCTCTCGATCTCTTCACTAATTAATGATTTTAACTTCTTCTTATCAATAAGCATCTCTTTAACCTCCAAAGTCAAGTGTTTGTAATAAGTAGTCCTCTCGTGTTATAAGAGAGGCACGTTTCTTATACTCGCTCAATAGATGATCTGGCACTTCTCCCAGATCAGGATAATCATATAGTTTAATTTTACATACTTTGACACCAAAGTCAAGTAAATTCTTGACTATTTTTAGTTCTTTTTGTTTGGCGTCCTGATCTAAGCAGATATATACTATCTTGCACTTTTCAACTATCTTCATAAAGAGTTTGCTCTTCATGTTTAGTGTTGATCCCAAGATCGGAATGCTGTTTTCGTACTTAAGAGAATCGAAAAAACCCTCAACAAGAACCACAGGTTTGGTCCAGTCGACAAATATGTCATTAAACACCACATCTCTAGAACACGGTGGATTCTTATATTTCATATAGCAGTTGCCGAAAGATCTTGCAATATAGTAATTCAACTCACCACTAGAATCAAAAGACGGAACTACAACCCTGTTCTTATACGGACCATGAAAGCAGAACCCCATCTTATAGAGAAGTATGTCGGCGAAGGTTACACCCCTGTCTAAAAGGTATTTCTTTGCTTTCTTGCCGATAGAGGAAAGTTTCGCACTAGACAGAGATGTAAAATGCTCTGGAAGATCTAAACTCTCCTTCATTACATACTTGTCTTTTTCCTTAAACAATTCATCAAATCTGGTTATCTCAACCTGATTTACGAGTGAGTTCCACCTGGACCTCAACTCCCTATCTCTTATGAGGGTTCCCAGATTATTTCCACGATAGTCACAGATCCAGCACTTAAACGCATTTTTGTTTATGTTGACTGACATTTTTCTTTTGTGATGATTGCACTTGGGACAATAGAACAACATCTCGTCGTTCGACTCGTAATAAGAACCAAGACTTTGTTTTATAATACTTAATTTTTCACTATACAAAGATTATAACCCGCTTTCGCTATTACCCAACTATCTGACTTGTCCATGATACCTGGTTTTACATTTCCATTCTTTGTATATTCTACTATGAAAGTGGGTTCATTTGCAACAACAAAATCAAAACTTTTTTGTTTTCCCTTTTCGCCTTTGGAAACCTTTATACCAACCTGCTTTCTGGCCGAGGTTGCTGCGAGCATCTCAGGCATACGATCAAACTCATTCCAGCACACCCAAGACACTATGCCATTGAATCTAGACAGTGTCGACAAGGTCTGTGCTGAAGAGAATCCAGAACGAAAAGATTGTAGTGACTGCTCTATGAAAATGTGTTCAAATTTGTACGGCAAGTCTTGCAACATCCTCTTTACGTAGTCTGCCTTGTGGTAGATTGTTGGGAAGTGATTTTTGTTCCTCGTGTCCCAATACTCGTTATACACGCATTTTCCACTCGCATCAAGAACAGTCACGCCTGTTATGCTTGTTGATACATCTAACCCTAGAATCATTTATTGTCCAATAAAAAAGAGGCATATCCTTCGATTAGTTTCTTCTTTTCTGAGTCCTGGTCCATGTGATACCACTCCCATGCCACGCTTTTAGTCATGTTGTTTATGTTGTGTTGAATTTTTTGTATCTTCTTATCAATATCCTCAACACCAACAGGCACTTCGTCAGGTATCTCTATGTCTAGCATTGTCGCATACTCAACTAATTTAAAATAATTCTCACTGTCCACTGCGGCGGTTACCTTTTGGAATATTTGTTTCTTCTCTTCGTCGTCGCCTATCTTGTCGGGGTGTGTCTTGCTTGCTATCTTCCTGTACAAACTCTTATATTCCTTTGGTAACAGTTTTTTAGGTTTTTCTTGTGGTGGGTCTATGATCTGTTCCTCGAAATCTGGTTGTACCTTGTTCTTGTTTTTCTTGTACTGCGCTTGTTGTTTCGCACGCTTGGCGGTCTTATTCATAGGTTTCTCATCTTCTCCAACCAGTCCTGCAATTTTTTTGAGTTTATGTTTAACTGTTCTGTTATCAATTGATTCTATGTAATCCTTGAAGTATTTTGAAAATTGCTCCATTGCTTTTATGTTTATTATCTCATGGATTTCCAATTTCTTCAAGGAAAATTTTAATTCATGAATTTTTAGTTCAAAGATTTGATTTTTGTTCTTCACTAGAAATCCAACTTTAATTTAAACGTGTAGTCCCTGTTTTCGGTTTTGCGGATTGGGTTTGCAAGTTTGGCAACGGCAATCAGTCTGCGCTGATCGTCATAGATTCCTATTTTCGAGACGTACACCTGCTTGTTGAAAGACCCAGTTGGATCTGGATATGGACTGTGTTGTAAATTTTCGAACATCAGATCATCAAATTCCTGATACTTGGTCGAACTTGTAATAGGTGATTTTGGCTGATTCCTCTTATATACAGTCGGGTTCGTAGAGTTGTTTAACTCTCCCTTTGGCATGTGCGCCATCATCGTTACTGTTGGTACAAAACTCACCCCTTTAAATTTCATCCTAAACATTGCATTCTGCAAGAGTCCACGAGACGGTCCATCGTCTTCGTTAGCACCTTCAGCAAAATCAATCCATCGCGGCCTTGACACTTGAGCGTTAAACGTTTCAGTCGCGTCTTGGGAGACGTCCCAACTTCCAGTGAGTGCAATAAATCCCTCATTGTACAGGACTGTTCCAACAACCTTGTTGTTATGCTTTTTGGCGTTATATGTTCCAGATACTTGAATCAGTTCTCCATTCTTCTTTATGTCTCTTGCCTCTGCTGCAAGAGCACCTGTCATAAAAATTTGTAAAACAACAGACCCCTTGTCGATACTAGATCCGTAAAATATGCTGGGTATTTCCACTAGAGACATTTCTTGCGTTGCTTTGTTCCAACCCTTGATACCCATATCATGAACGTCGTTGGATCTAGGATTAGTGGTATCATCAAAAGCAAAATGGTGACTGTGTCTTATGTTTTCGTTAAAGGTGTTCCTCAATGCGATAATGAACTTCTTATTTCTAACAACCCTACTGTAACTTCCATGGAACCGTGAATCATCATTTCTTTCTTGTATTGAAGAAACGCCGCCATCTAGTCTCGTTCTCTTGATACTGGAAGAGAGAGGGTACTGTGATTTAATGACGTCTCCGAATTTAAACTGGTTGGATGAATCAAACTCACTTGTGCTGATTGTTTTGAATGCCGTGCGTGCACCATCCTTTGTTATAAACGGATATATGGAAGTGCCAGCGGGCGGTAAAGCGAGACCGCCATTGTTGATGGGTCTATCAACGTTCAATTCGAAAAGAGATATAAAACCCTGCGGGACTGCCAATAGGTTACCGTTTTCGGCCGCTCTGTCATCAGAATTTTTAAAATTATTGTAATATACCTTAGAGTCATAGATTATAAAATCTGATTCTGGAAAAGTCTTTACTTGATTGTATATTAAATCGTATTTACCAAATCTCTTAAACGGCATAACACACCGCCCCTAATAGTCTAACCTTACTCTTAGCGTAAGTTCGTTTGTTGGATCCTTTCTAAGAGGTTCTGAAAGTTTCGCCGTTGCCATTAGTTCGTTGTCTGGTGAATAAAGACCAATCGAAGTCACGTAAGAGACAGGCATGTCACTTGGGACGTCTTTTACCCTAATCTTGGAAGACTGGAGATAAGTTGGATTTGCACTGTAATTAAACTCGTTATGATTCGCTCTACAGAAGTAGACTGTTGAGTTAAGTTCTGTCGTGTTATTGAAAGACAGGTTGTGAATTCTTCTTCTAATATTATTAGCAATGTGTTCAATCTTTGAACCCGTCAGCATTTGAGTAATACTCGCACTAAATGAAGTGTTAACCTGACTGTTGTGGCCTGAGAAGTGATCACCAGTTGAGTGCTCACCATTCATACTCATCGAGACTGTAGTTGAAAGTAAACCCGTATTTCCGTCGAGACCTGAGTCACCATCATGTCCCATGAAGACAGACGCAGTCAAAACTGCAACACCTGCTTGGTAGAAGATAAGTCCTGCATGCCCATCAACGGAAAGACTACCAGTGATTCTGTTACTGATGTCCTGCTCGTCGCTTTTCGACCCAAAGGACGCGGAAAGAATACCATACTCACCTGCTGGTGAATTGATTCTATAATCATTTTGTGCATTCGTGTCTTTAAGTGTCAAAATGTTCACAAGTTGAGATCTCAACCCCTTCTTCTTCAAGACAGGATTTACACCAAGATCCAGTTGGAAACTACCTTTCTTTATTTCATCCTTAACAAGAAGTCTAGACAGGTTAATAAAAATAACTTCCTTCATCTTACCAAATGCATCTGCGGTATCCTTGGGATCCGAAACGTTACCGTCGTTGTCGAACAATCTAATGTTACCAGATGTATCGTGACCCATAAGTACTTGAGCCATTTGATTGTACATGGAGATTTTCTTTTCCTGCTGTGCTCTTGCGACCGTTTTGACATTGCCAGATAAGGAACTTCTAGATGAATACCCAACAGAAATATCAAAAATATGATTAGCAGAGGAACTCAAGTAAGGATAGTCGTAGACTGATTGAAACATTCCGTGAGAATAGTTTTTAACATTCAACTCTGTCTTGAGTCCCAGGTCTCCACCGTGGTACGTTCCTGAGACAATCGCTCCAGTAATTGGTATCGCCTCATGAAGAAGAGTTTTAGTTGTTGTGATGTCGTTATTCAAAAATGTTTTAAATGTTGTAGCCATGTTTTATCCTTACGCCTTCTTAGTATATCTAATCGGAATGTCAAGCGAAACACCCGTTGTTGCAGAAGTAATCTTAATGATTGTATCAATTATCTTAAATGACAATGCAGTGCCTTCAGAATCGGTAGATTTGAGACCTGCCTGATCTGCTCCACTTATGGTGCCACCAAGTTTGTCAAACAAGAAGCTAGACGACTTCAAATTGATGCTTGGTTCAATTTTAAAGTGTAGTATCGAATCTCTGGGTCCATTAATTCTGTGTATCGACAAATCGCCATCTACCGAACCTGCGTTAGTTGTTGGCAAACTGTCAACGACGACAGGTGCTTGATTAGTGTTCTTGGTGATGACAAGTGGACTACCTTGTCCAGATACCGTGTTCTCACTAATATAGTAAGACGCAACCTGGTCATCATCAATGAAAGATACTGGTACCTGATCTGCATTGGCAGATACCAAAGACCCAAGTCGATGATCCATTTCAATGATAAATTGAGTTTCTTGCAAGGTTGCTGGCATGTTGACTGCTGGTGAAATTTCCGTAGTATCCAAACCTCGCTCAATCAGTATCGACTGATTAAATGATCTAAGTCTCTCGGACGTTCTTCCTCTGAGAATGCCATCATCGGTTGCGGAATCGGTGCTGAGTTGGTCTTCAGTGTTTTTATCCACTGTCACGAGATAACCACCAGTGGTAGTATTAATCTTACTAGCACTGAGCTTAGGTGATTGCAACGTCTTATTTGGATTTCCGCCATTCATCAACCTCATTACAGGCAAATACAATATATTAGTTCTTGTGATGGTAATTAACTTGCTCTTCATCGTGGAAGTGTTATTTGTAAACGCTTCTAACAAAGGAGTCCTTAAAACCTCCAGGTCGTAATATGCAGAACCACTGGGGTGATTCTTGTTATATAATGAATAATCAATCTCGTCGTCGCCGAGGGCAAACTTGGAAATTCTAAAATCCCCTCGTGCCATTCTAAAGCGACCTGTGTCTGTCAATACGGCGTCTAAGATTATATCGCCAGAATTATCAAGAAATGCCATGTACTAAAACTCCTCAAACTTCACATCTAAATAGATTTTAACATATTAAATTCACTTTTTTATTTTCTTGATCTTCTGTGAGTTTAACATTAAAAGTTACATCTATGTCTACTTCTTTTCCTGTGTCCTTACTTCTAACTCTTATTTTAAACTTTTTCTTCCAAAGTTTTTCTTGTAAATTGGGTCCAATCAGACTAAGTGAATCCAATCCTTGCTTAAATTCTGAAAACTGTCCGCTGCCTAAATTTAACGTTCTTTGTTCAAAATTAGGTTTTAACATTATGAATTGTCTCATTTCAGCGGCAGATTGTTCTTTTTCTAACCTTGCCGCCTCAAGGTCAGCAGCATTCACAATTTTGTGAGACAGTCGCACGGCGTCATTTACCTTCACCAATTCAACTTCATGTATGTGCCCTGGGTTTGAAATTTTACCATGTATATCCCTGCACCTAAATAAGTAATAATATTTAACGTTTGGCGAAATTGCATCGGTGATTGTCGCATTGTCTGCTGTGGAATTTATCGTCTTTATATTCTGGTCAAAGAAATCTTGCAAAGATTCAGGATATCGAGACAGTCTGAAGATTTCAAATATCTTTGTTGGGTCGTCTGACCTATGTTGAATCAACATTGCGTTTGCTGGATCATTTACTATTTGATTTTCTATAGACGTTAGATCAAAATCTTCTTCAGTGTCTATAAGACCTTGATTTAGCGCTGCCAAGGCATACATTTCGGTATCTGAATCTAGTAAAATAACTGGAGGCGCTCTGTACTCTCCTCCGTTTTGTCTTAGTGTAATAGATATTCTGTTGTCCACGTTCTTGAATGGTACTATTTCTACATCTGGAAAAACTGGTGGAGAGTCTATAACCACTGTTCTTTTTTGCGTTGTCGGTACTAGGCATATCTTCAGACATGGCAAGTTCCTTATGCCAAAAGGCATGTCGAACTTTCCAGTAGGAGATAATTTTTCGGATGAGACAGCAAACGCTCTGGCAAAGTTACCCACACAGTTGTGGTACGTATACTTGTTTCCAACAATGGCAACAATTCTGTTTATTCTGTACTCATATACCTGACCGTACTTAACCTGACTATCAACGAATCTTTCTACTTCCCTGTCATTGTTCGCCATTATGTAGAAGTTTGATATCAATTCGCTTCCCTTATACTTTTCGATCATAAATCCCAAAAGTTCGTTCTTGGCGGGAACTCCATTCAGGACTTGGTCATAACTTCTCACTGAGTTATTGACAAAATTAGTTATCTGCATTTTCATCTTCAGTAACCGAAATATTAGTGAAAATTTCTCTATAGGACTCATACTTGGTCTGTTTGTCATCCTTTCAAAGAACGGGGCCCACCAATCAGAAAAGTCTATCATCCTTGTCGGCATTGGAATCGTGTCAGAATGTGTTATGAGATTCTGTGGAACAACTTCAGCAGTCTGATTGAGGGAAGTTTGAACTGCCTGGTCTATGTAACTCGCTGGTGTGGTGTCCATTGTTCTCTCTGGTGCTTGTGATATTGCTTCCATTAAGTCTATCAAGATCGACTTGTCTCCATCGTGCGAGAGGGCGGTTGCAATTGTTGATCGTTTTATCTTGCCAAATTCCATTTCGACAAACATCGGATTCATGTACCTTTGCTCGTAAAGGTCGTCCAAAGTCTGTCTTGGTATCGATGACAGCAAGATGTTCTTGTCTTTGTTGTCAGGTATGAGTCCGTAATAATCTGCCATATGCACAGCAAACGCCCGTGCAGATTCGTCCGTGCCGTCTGACATCTGCTGTATTAGTCTAAACTGCTCATTTTGAACTTCCACATCAGATGCCTCACTGGGCGTAATGTCAGACAGGGATGATAGATTGTAGAACCTATCGGCAGCAAGCAGTCTCGCAAACCTTAAATCATCAAAATCCTCTGGCAGGAATGTTGACAACCCCTCCTTTCTTGAATTTGATAAAGCCTTCGCCAAGGTCGTTCCCTGGTACGGTGACGGTAGTTCTAGTTCGGACACCACATCAGAAATCACATCCTCGTACAAGCAGTCGTAATAAGAATATACTGGTCTTATGTCAAAATACGCATCACTGCCCACATCAACAAAGTCTGACTCTTCCTTTGTCAGCAAATCTGTCACATTTGCAGTATAGTCAGAGAAAACAGTATTACCAGTGTACACAACGCCGCTAGATATTGCGACGGACATCGGGTCTGTAGACGACTCTTCAGAGAAGTTTTTAGTTCCGTAAAAAGGAATTACAGGAAAAAGGTTGAGACTCTTGCCGTCGGCAATTGATCTGTATGATGGTGATGTATATATGTTTCTCCAGTGTAGCGGGTTTCCTTGCGTTGCTGCTAGGCGTCGGGCGTTTTCTATGAAAAGGGAATTAGCGCTGTTTCTCATAATTCCCATGTCCTCTAAGATCTGTTCTGAAACATGTCCGTAAAAATAGTCTGACCACACCCAATCTTTGTTTGATGATTTCTCACACTCTATAACATAAACTTCGTTCTTTACCTTAAACCCTAGACTATTTTCCAACATCGGATTCGTCTGTGCTTCTTCGTAGAATTGCCAGTTTGAGGTGTCTGACGAAAATTGAGCATAAGGTTTCTCTTCACTGACCAGACTAAAATACGCTCTCTTCGCTGCATCAAAGTGAAACATCCCCCACCTTAACTTATTTCCGAACCCTGGCCTGCTATTAATAAAATATAGATCTGCACCCCTTGAGGCGTGATATGCTTTCACATCCTGAATGCTTCTATAATCCTTCGGCCCTTCCAAGTGACCTGCATTAAACCACACCTTATCAGACACCCAACGAACATTGTCCTGTATGTCCAGTGTCTCTTTTTGTTGGTTTAAAATCTTGGGAACGTTGGACGGAAATCGGTAAGGTGTTGCAATCGGCGTGAAGGCCAACAATTCTTTAGGTTTTGCCTTAAACTTTTGTGTCTCCCTATCAACGTTGTCTGTACCTTCGCCAGTTATTGTGCCGTTATGAAAAATCCATGTGCTCTTCTCAGCAGAAAAAAGATTTGTCACAACTGGCGTTAGAGTTATATCATCTTCCAGGAGAATGTCTGTTCCAGGTAACCCTGGTCTTATGTCTTCGTTCACTTTCTTGGCGATGTTGTAGGCGGCCGCGGCGCGTAACTGTCCGCCGAAACCAAGTTCCTCTGCGGTCTCTGCCACAAATCTAACCTGCTCTTCCATATTGACCTGCATGCCGCCCTGGGTTATATTGGGTTCTGCGGAACCTGCTAATAAATTTCCTCCAGGTAAGGATGATGGAATTCCAGGAATTTGGAATTCAGGAGAAACTTCGTCTTCTTCCTCTTCTTCCTCAATCTGTTCTCTGATGTCACACGTCTCTTCTACCATATCTTAAGTATACCTCACAAACTTTTAATTTTTAATAACCATAACCACCCAGTCTGGGCCCGCTGCTTCCCGATCGTCCCATGTTGGGTGTTCGTCCACGACTACGTGATGAACTCCGTGACGCACTTGAGGTTCTAGGTGCCGCTCTAAAGTTACCCATACTAGTGGAGGCACTTGCCCTGGTCGTACCTACTCTACTTGTACTTGTTCTACTTGTACTTGTTCTACCCGTGCTTCTAGATCCGCGCGTGAGATTCTTTCGACCCGATGATTGTACAGACTTCTTAGTTCTGTTTGTTCGAGTGGACGTTCGCGTTGTCGTGTTTCTACTACCACCAAGAGGACCCGTTCCACCTAATCCGCTGCCCATTCCGCCTAGTCCAGCACCAACAGCGCTCTTCACAGCACCTATGGCGGGCGACACTGGAAAACTAGTTAACACCTTGCTCATGGGTCCTGGAAAAGAGGATGGAAATTTTGGAAATTTCTGAATCTGTGGTATTTGTGTCGGCAATGACGGGAAAGAACTAGTAAACACTCTTCCAGATTCTGCAAAAATTGCACCAGCAGGAAAGTTTGGCAAAGTTACTTGTGGTAACTGAGGTATCCTAATTGGCGGCAGTGGTTGGATGTCATTAAACAACCCTGGGTAGAGCCCCTCTTCTCTAATAAATCTGTTATCTTCGTTGCTGATCTCATTACCAGTTGGTCTGTTGTCGACAATTCCACAAGTTGCAATGTTGGAACTTACAAATTCCTCAATATTCAAGTCAGATAAGGAAGTCTCGGCGCGTAGAAGATCTTCGATCGAGTTGGAGTACTGAAATGCGCCATCTAGCATCTCTTCTGTTATCGAACTTAGAAAACTAAAATACCCAGGAAAAGATGAACCTCGCGATTGAGAAGAGGCAGGAGTTACAGGTTCCGCGTTTACCGCACCGAGGACAGAATTTGTTGCTTGTGGTCCATTTCTAATGTTCATCAGGTTCAGTTCTTGAACGAAATTACTTATCAACTTTCCATCGCTTGGCGTAGCTAGGATAAACCTCTTCAACTTGTATCTTCTTTTAAACGGTTTTTTCTTTCGTTTATTTCCTTTTCTCTTTTGCTCGTGGTATGCCTTTATCTTACCCTGACGCTCAAGGTCTTCCGCCTTCTGGCGGGCACGGCGGGCAGATTCCTCCCTTTTCATTTCTTTTTCATCAAAAAATACCTCATCGTCGCCAATGATAATTGATAACGGAGTCATCCTTGCCGTTGCTGCTTCAATCGCTGCACCAGGGAACCTGCTTCTTTCGAGTGCCAACCTGTCTCGATATACTTGATCTGATATCCGTGGTATACCCAGTCCTTTTTGTAGGTCGCCGTCTCTCCAGTACCTAAAGAACACGCGTTGAAGTGGACTCATGTCGATATAATTGTCACTCTCTGTTGGAGATCCATCTTCATTTTCGTCTACGCCCGAAAACCACCTTTGCATAGTCAAAGTATTATCGCCTCTTGCCTTGTATCCACTACCTTCAGTACTTAATGAGTAAGTGTACCCAATGTCAAAATAATCCTCCAGATCCATAACCAGGTCTTGGTATGTTTTTATAAAAGACCTTATCGTCTCAGGGCGGGCATTTGACGGATTAATCATGTTGTAAAGTGATTCGGCTGCTGAAGTCATGGTCATCGACTCTTGAGACATCAGCAAATCTAATGGAGTTGCTCTGATGCCAGCGGCATTACCTTCATTGACCATACCTCTTTCGCCATCATTACCCTGAACTGGGTTAGAGTAGTTATATAAACTGACTTCAGACTTCGCAAACGCTATCTCAATTATATCAATGTAATTGTCAACAAAACCTTGTAATCCATACTTTCTCTTTGACTTTGTAACAAAATCCTTAGTGAAGGTGTTGGTTACTGCATCGTAGTTTCCTTGCTGGACCGACTCGCCATACTGTGGCGGATCTCTGACATCATCTAAACTTATCGGTTGATTTGGATCAGGTTTTATTATCATCCTTGAATCAAAAACTGGGATTGATGCTTCCTGTAGGTACAAGTTCAACTGTTGCAAATTCCTTCTTGCGACTTGCAGCAAGTTTATAAATCGATCCTTTGTGGGATCCTTCACCCTCAACTTGACCCCATATTGAAATACCGCACCTGTTCCCAAGTAATCAGCAACCTCCCTGTCTTCAACAAAAAATCTTCTCTTTATGATCCCTGCAAAACCAGGGACCTGCACTTCCATTATCTTCGAATCGCCATCCTCTTTTGTTGCAACTTTTCTGTTGCCGCCCAATGAGATCGAGGCGTTTTGACCGCTGGTGGCGACTATAAAATCCTCCTCCTCAACTTGATCAAAAGGGATTCTAGTGAGAGATCCCAACCTGTTGTTACCCAGCAACCTTTTCGTAACTCTCCTTCTCACAACTGTAATTTCCAGAATATCCAAAAGCGCAGGATATCCAAACATAATATTCGCCTGGTTAGACTTGACCAGATCATAATATCTGGTATGCTCATAAATGGACGGTAGATCAATTGTGAACTCGATGTTTGCAACCTTTTCCATCCTATCGAAATCTACTACAACGTCCTCAACATCAAAAAAGTCTTTATTCGACTTTTCAATCAAGTCCAGAGAAGGTATCGAACTGTCAAAGGTTTGCAGAGATGGAGGTTGATAGTTTGTTTCCTGTAGTCTTTGGAACGATCTAAAGTCCTGTATCTTAGTTAACGGAACTTGGCGTGATATCAATGACCGACTGTTATCCTTGTGCATTAGACCCGTCATTATACTTCCGTCACCCATGGTGTGGACGGGTCCATAGTACGGTTGATTTGTTATTGCATCCTTGTACACCAAGGCAGTGGACTCCACAAGTCCGTCTCTAGTTATCGTGTCCGCCACAAGGTCGCCTGTTACATACCCCAACCTTCTAATCTCGTCAGGTGTAATTTCATCCAAACTAAGGGATTCAAAATCAAAATATGTAAAACAGACCAAGGACAAATCCTTGCACATACCGAACTCTTCGGTCTCTACCTTAAATGTATGAGCGTACGGTATGACGTTTATGAGATTGTTATTAAGGTCATATTCTTGATACTGTGAATTTCTGACTTCAAACCCTATGGTTTCTGGTCTTGCATCCTTTATCTCAAGAAGTACCCTGTTCTCTTCGCGATTCAAGTTTTGTACTGCCTGTTTTAAGTATTGCTCAAACGATGGCATCGTAGACGGAAGATTTACTCGCCATCCGAAGGCACTAAAATTTCTTATCGTATTGAACACAGTCTCAAAAACAGAATTATCGCTAAAAAGCATTACAGCAATTTTAAGAGATGATAGCACCTCATCTTGCACCTGGTTCGCATCTTCTTCTGGATTTTGATTGTTTGTGATAACACCAAGTCCTTCTTCCGAAAGCACATCCTTAATTTGAAAATCAACAGTTATTGCGGTGCCTGGTGCTTTAACCTTTCGTAACACCCTCCTTCTGCGGGTATTCCTAAATTCTAACTTAGAAATTTGAGTGTCCTCTAAGGTAATTCTACGAGTATAAACTTTTGGTAAAAATTGACCTACAATGTCATCTGAATTCTTAAACCGCTCAGTCATCACACGCTCCCATGACGTCATCTATTGAAAGTACTGGGATATCTTCACCACCCCTGTCCTGATTTCGTCGTGCACTGATGGCGGATCTCATCTGGTTCTTAAGTTTAGTTGGATTCAGACCGCCAAATCCAACCTCGTATTCTTCGGCAATTTCCTCGTCTATAAGGAAGTCGAAATAGTCTTCAATATATTCTCTAGAGGCCACTTGAGAACTATTTCTGTTTGTATAAATTCTCTTTAGCGACTCCACCTCTTCACTGCCGCTTTTGGTTTTCACCTCTTTCAATTCCACCTCAAAGAACTCAACTTCAAAATTCTGCTTCTTATAATCAACGGCTCGCTCAATCATACTTATGATTAATCCACTGTCCTCGACTTCAAGTCTCATATGGTCAGTGAAAGTTATCTCGTTTTCGATCCCACTAAAAGCGGCCGCGAAGTCATCGCTAGTGAAACCATAATCTGGATCTTCTGTTGATAGCGGTTTTGCGTTGAGTTTGTAATCGACCTCCACATTCAGCACTGGTCTCTTTATACCAACATTTGGTGAAGACGAACTTATGTTAACTGATTTTATCTCCCCGTCCAGAATACTCTCTATATCCCAAGATGGTGCGGACTGTTCACCCACTACAGAATTACCTATCATATTTCTAAGTAAGTTTCTATCGTCAGCGCCCATCTTTTCCACAGTCAAATGATCACTGCCGTAAATGTCTCCCGCTGGAAGTTCCTCAATTCTGCCTGTTTTTCTAGCTTGCCACCCCAATCCTCTTTTTTTAACTATCTCATGTCCATTCAAGGCAAGAACTCTTGACTCCACGCCATCATGTTCGTACATTGTCTTGAATCTTTGAGTGTCTTTCTGTATTCTGTTCGATGTCTGCTTGCCTTTTTCTGGACTACCGTCTGCATATTCTACATTGTATAATATTTCATCATCCGAAAAAACATAAAAAACTGGTTTGAACCTACCTTTTGATAGAAGATATTTGCCCAACTGAGTCAACTCGATATCAATAACTTCTTCTTTCTTATTAAAAAACGACATTCACTTTCCTCAAATACTGATATTAGGTATGGCTGATCTCGACTGGCGAGGTGCTCTCAATCCTTCAGTGTCTAACTCTGCTCTCCTAAACCTAACTTCGGCACTAATATTAACTAGTTCGATTAACGAAAAGTAATCATACGGCCAATTAAAACCGTACTCGAAGACATCATTTTCTACATTCAGCGCTCGCTCTGGGTGGTTCAAAGGCAACCTGTCTCTGATTTTCTTCTTGAAGTAGTTTGCTTGCGCCTTTTGCTTGACCTTGAAAACTATCCACTGCACGTCTTCATCCAGTTCTCCATTGTTTAGCAAGAAACTATCTTCTCTATCTCCCAATTCATGAAAAATTGCATTCGAACTTAAAACTCGACTGCCGTCAGCGCCGCCGAAAGTATCATCGCCGATGCTTGGTGACACGTTTTGCCATATTTTTGCAAGATCATCTCTCGTCAAAGTAACCGAAAACTCGAATAAATACATCGCAAATGGTTCGATATATTTTGTTTGTGGATTATTGTACTTCAAGAAGTTGAACTGAGGTGGAATATTGAATTCCAACATAGATTTAACCATCTTAAAGATTGAACGTCTGGGTGTAACTACTCTGGGTGGATCAGGCAATCTATCATTAGACGCTGGGCCAGGTAAGGTACCGCCCGATCTTCTAACCGCTTCAACATCCAAGATGTTCGCGTTGTCTCTCTGAGATCTCCTGCCCTCTTCCGTGTCAATTTGATAGTTCTTAAATCCTAGATTTCTAACTGACTGATATACTTCATCTTTCGGTAGTTTGAAAAACTTTCTTTCCCCGTTGACTGTCCTAAACGGTATTGCTACGATTGCTTCTTTTATTGTACGAGAGTCTGCGAGTTGACCTACCGTCTGCGTTTCGTTGTCTATGCCCAACAACTTTGACAGATCACTAGACCCGTTTCCTGGGATGACTCTAACTGACGGTCTCTTTCTAGTTCTGTGTGATCCCGTCTGGTGCCAAACCCCTCTCACTCTTGGCAAGTGTTGTATAGTCTTTGATGTCCTTGGCTGATCGATGTCGTCATAAGCAACTCTGGAAAAGTCAAATGTAGGACATTCGAACTTACTTTGGATCACAATGGAGGACCTATCGGGCAACACTGTTCCATCCGTGTCGTAACTTTGTACAAGAGAGTTGTCCGACTTCAACTGAAGTCCATTGAAACTTTCTGAAAGTTGCATTGCATGAGCCCTGTTATAAGATCCAACCACTGTGTTGAATCGATCACTTTCGTTGGAGACGAATCCACTCGATTTTGATGAAATCGATCCCGTGGCAGAAACCCTTCTGTAATAAACAATTTCTGTATCTCTAGCGATCTCAGCAATCGTTGTATATGCTGGTCCGTCCTTTGCTGTAAATGTAAGCATTGCTCTAGCATATCCATCGTAGTGTGGTGGCAAGTATGGAGAAAAACCATAACCAACAAGGTCAGCAGATCTACTAAAATGTGTCCCGTTGGGGTGTGTATTTCTGAACTTTCCAGCGTCAAAAGGAATTCCGAATGCTGCAGGATTGTTGTACATTGGGTTATCTCTTTGAAACGAGCGGCGAAGGCCCGCGTTTAATTCAATGCCCATCTTGTACTCTTTTCCAACTTCTGGTTCAAACTGAGGAGTGTCCGCTGAAGTGATCGTTACACCTCTTCGGTTTGCCAAGAAGAAATCCAAGCACTCTGCGTAAAAATTACTTGCAGCATAAGAGTAGACTGTTTTGCCTGTTTCTTTTGCGTCCGAAAGATTGAACACTGCCAGCGTAGATCCAGAATTCTTTGCCAACCCAAAATGGAAGTTTTCGTCTGTCTTATAGTTAGCACTGTAGGAGTCGTTTGCAACCCAACTAAAAGATTGTTGCTTGTGATCGTTTTGCCCCCTGTAACGGCGGGCGTTCGTAACGCTTGCCAAAATACTAGCACTAGGGTGTGGTTCCACTTCGTAAAACAGTGCGTTCTCATCTCTCATCTCAGGAGTATGAACGGCGGGGTCTATGATTGCCTCAAAGGGAACTCTAGTTATAGAACGTATTCCTGTATTCTGTAAGTCCATCTTTTGTCCCCAACCGTGCGAACCGATTGGTTCTGTTCCGATATCTGATGACCCCGTGAAGTGGTTGTGTCCATAACTGGCAGATCCGATTCTTGGGATGGATGCATCATCTGTGAAGTTAAACTTACTCCCCACAACAAAAGACGGTATCATTATTGAACCAGTGCAAGTAGAATAGGAACTGCTCAATTCAACGTTATTATCATGGAGCACCTTTTCCTGATAGTCGTCTGGATCTGTAAAGTACGTACCGTCTTCTATATTGACATACCACGTTTTGTAGTCCCTTCTGTTAACAGGCGTCGCGGTTGGTGCGCCAGTATAAGAGTACCCAGTCTCGGTGGCATATTTATATGTGTATTGTGCGGGATTAGAAACGTCAACAATGCCGTTGTATCTCTGCCTTTTTTTATTAGAGTACCTAAGATCATTCGCTAAAGATCCAGTCCATTGTGTAAATCCATAAAATGTACCAGTTAAGTGATTATACTTTGTCGGCATATTAAACCCGTCGTATGAGGGTGCACTACCAGTTGTGTTATTTATTATCCTGCCAGTAAAGAGTGGTTGAGCGTGGTTAAACACATGCAACCCATTAGGGTGAGGGTCCAAGTACCCCGTATCTTGCCCAGGTCGATACCACCCTATAATGTTGTTTGCTGATGCGCCTAGTATAGAATAAGGATTTCTTGGTCCAAGGGTGTCGCCTATCGTTTTAAATACTTGCAATGTAGTACCAGCATTGTCGCCGCCCGTCATTCCTTCAAACTTTGCAAGTCCTTCCGTAAAATCTGGAGTTGTGTTAACATACCCACTCAAGGACTTTGCCATTGCATCTGTGCCTGGAGTGTTGAGAATGACCATTTCTGTTAGCATGAACTCAGATGGTTTTAAGTAGTCCAGCGGTAAGTCTTGACTGACGCCTTCTGTTGCGATGATGTGAGAAGCGGCACCGTTAACAAAATTGGTCTTACTCAATCCGCCTGCGCCTGTTCCACCAAGAGTGACGGTTCCGTTACCTGATGGCCCAAAACTTCTCTGTCTAATCGTTACAGTGGTTGAATTAACGGTAGCGGTTAATAGGCGATTTGCATTTAAGCAAGTCGCTATGTTAGTTGCTGTTACAGCAGCAGATCCACCAATCGCATAAGTAGGAGCATCAGTGTGTGTTGCCGAGGTCGTCCCAGCGTGTGCTGTAGCTACAATCGTAGTACCATCAGTGGCGTCAAAAGTTATAGTTGTATTTCCTGCGCTCAAACTACCATTATTTGTTACCTGGACCGTAGCAGAGGCAGCAACTGGCGTAGTGCCTATGTTCGTTGCTTCGGTTGAATCTAGTTGTCCGTCAATGTGAAACTTATCTTTAGGATCGACATCATTGAGTGCAATATCTTCAAGGTAACCTTTATCGTTAGCATCGAGATCTGGTCTGGAATTACCATGAGGACCAATTCCAGAATTTGCACTAATAGTTCCGTTACTAAGAAGTGTGTTTATCCTGTTGACATACCCTAAGTTCCCTCCAATGAAACAGTTTCTGCTGCCATCTAATCTAGGAAATGCAGTATTTGTGCGGCCGCCCACTCCCGTGTAACTGAAAAATCCAGTGGAAGCATTAACAACTGCAGCGGCAGTAAACTTTTCTCCGTTTAACCAAGCGTCAAACCCTGTGATACTACCAGCGCCACTGTTTACGTTTGAATATCCTATGTTGTCTAAGTCAAGGGACAGTAACACATGGTTCCACCCAGGTGACATTGCCTTGTGTTGATTTATTTCCCCAGAAGTCGATTGCCTACTGATAGAGAAGTACTCTGTACCATCACCACCAGAGCAAATGAATCCAACGGTGTGTCTTCTATCTGGCGTGTAACCTGTACCATTTATAACGGTACCTCTATGGTGATCGTAGCGGCCGCCAAGAGAATCGACACCTACATAGTACCCAAAATGAACACCCTTCTTCCACGCATTTGCTGTGTCATCTGAGTTACCAAACGATGCAATACATCCTTTTTGCCTGAGTGCACCAATAGTAGTTCCTGGCCACATGTCACCCGAGAACGCTGTTGAGTACGTCTTTGGTAAATACATCCAAAATGATACGGTCAATGCTTTGCCAGATACACCTTCGCCGCCTGGTGCATAACTACCAGAGACAAGTTTCGCCCAGTCAGAACCGCCGCCGATCTCAATTCTGTTTCTAGAGAGTTTTTTGTCTTTCTTAACTGCCTGTACACTTTCACCGCTTCGATAGTTCCATGAACCCGCTTCGGTTCCGCCAGTGTCGCCCCTTAAACTAGCAGACTGAAACATTACGCCATACTGATTGTACAGTCTGTCTTCTTGTGGTTCAATAATTGGATAGTCTACTGCTATACCAGACTTGACCGTATTGAATCCGATACCAGGTGCGTAGTACGGAGCAAGTGCATTTCTCCAATGTCCACCAGAAACATGAGTGCTATAAGATGAACTAAACTCTGTCGCTAATTGTACCATTCTGTCTGCTGGGTAGAACCCTCTGTAAGGTAGGAATTTTTTGTACGCTCTGCATCTCAAGATAAACTCTGCTGGTTCGACACCCTTAATTTCTGCCATCTGCTCTTTCACAATGTCAAAATCTTTCAGAAAGTCTGAATTACTGTAGACTTTATAGAAATTTTCCTCGGCGCTGTTGCTGGGTTCGGTTACCTTAGATCCCGTTATGTTCAAGAAAGAATCATTACATGCAAAAAATGGATCTGCTCCACCAACTTCGTTAACGTAATAGTTCATGTGATCGCTTATTTTAAACTCTGGTACAATTGAGTAATTCTTTGCAATCAACCTAGATTGTTCTGAAAAGTTCTCAAACTTGTCGAACTTAAACGGAGTGCTTCTTGATTGATCAGGAATCTTGAATGTCTGAGAATTGTATAGATGGTGATCGATCTTGTCATTTTTCTGATAGATTGCCACCAGTTGCTTCTTTGGCATTTGTCGAAATATCTTGTCGTAAGTTTTAAAATCTGCTGATGATATTTTGGATACACCAATGTTCTCCCCTGTTTCATCGCCAAAGTGATCAAGTGCACCGAAAGACAATAAGGAGTGCTTTGGATTAGTGCTGGTGGCATAATAGGACTTAGAATTGCCTGCAAAAATTTGTGCTGACGGGAATGAACTTGTTGGGTTGCGTGATGCGTCAATAGCAATCTGTTCAGAATTAAAAAACAATTTAAATTCGTCTGACGGGTTTGTCTTCTTAGAGTGATATATTGTTGGCATGTAAATATTCCAACCTGGTTCATTTGCGCCGTTTGTGGGTGCGCCCTGAACAAATCTTACGTCTACCGCGCTGCCGAGTCCACCTGTAACATATACTGAGTGGTACTTGAATATCGGATGTCCACTTGTTCCTTTCGTTCTCCTGTGTTCATCTGTTGCTAATATTTTTGCAACAGTTGTCCAGTTATTGTCTCCACTGTCTCGGTCGCTGACCCCCAACTGCACATAGAGTGGATAGGAGCCAGAGTTTAGTGAATCTATTTCTCTAATACCAAACGCGTCATCTGTGCTAGAACCGCTGTTTCCTGTTCTTAGGTGAAAATTAATTAACACTGCCTTTGATGCATCCACCAAAGCGCCTGTTGTCTGGATGTACCTGATATGAGAATGAGAACCCATATAGGTATCGTCATTTGCCTCATCATAACCGTCGAGCGAGGTGTTGTATGCAATTGGTGCCCCCATCAATGCTATTGGTGCAACATGGTCTTCTGGATTGGAACCATTAGTTGTCGCATTATAAATTCTTGGACCAGTAACAGGAGATCCATTTTCTGCTGTTTGATTTAAGTGATTGCGCATCCCAATAGGGACACGGCCGTAATCGGAGTATCCTTCTTCATCGTCTACACCACTAAAACCGTTTCCAAATCCATTAGAGTTTGGCAATGACATCGTAAGTGCTGCGTATATGTGACTTAAGTTGTGTGCCGCCGCAGCCACGGGTTGGTTTCTCCAATACGGCGCAACAGCGAAATCTGAGAAGAACTGTGCTTTTCTATGGATAGTCCATGCTAGTTCAAGTTCTTGAAAATCACCTTGCACAGGTACACTCGCTGTTGCTTGCATCGGGAACGGTCTGGCGTACAGGGCGCTAGGTATTGGGTCCGCAGCATTATTGTGAAATATGGAGTAATTCGCAAACAACTCGCCGCTACCGTCAGAACCCAAAGTGTCCGTTGTTTTACTCAACGCAACCGTCTTAAATCCATCTGGTGCGTCTAGAGGCCAAACGGAAAGTTTAGGGACAGTATATCCTTGAGAATTTACGCCGTTGGTTTGAGTTCTCTCGTCTCTTCTATTCTTCCAAAAGTCTTTTGCAGAAAAGTCAACCCTCTCTCTCGTTCTTTCAAGGTAAGTGTTCTCTTCTTTGGGAAAAATGTTAATCCGATATATTGCCATAGAAGAACGTGGTCTACTTAAATCAAAACCTCTAAGCATATTGTTGTTAAAGATGGACACCTTCGATCCATCAGCAGTGTTAATTTTCAAAAGATCTGTTAAATCATCTGATGCAAATTTACCGATAACATTTTGAAAAGAAAACTTATTACTTGCAAATCTTGGCCTGTTTTCACTATCTCTGACGATACCGAGCAATCTAATTGGTTGCTTATTGGACGATACTGGAGGGTCTACAAACCTGAAATCAGTACTGGACACATCTCTAGACCTGACCGATGTGACTTTTTCGTGTCCTGTGGAATCTGGCCATGAATAGTTGCCCAGCGTATTTGTACGAACAGTAGTTATTCGACCCTCTTGTTGAGAGGTGGGCGGGGCATAGATATTGTTTCTTGCGATATGCCTACCCATTTGGGTCTGTCCAACTCTTAATTGCTTCCAACTTGGATAACCGTAGGGGCCCTGTCGATGTAATATGCTTCCCGACAGTAAGGCACTACCAGAGAGTGTATTGGTTGTTGTATTTGTTCCTGGGTCAAGAATATCATTCACATCACTATTTGGCATATTTAGTCCAGCAAAGGTGACAGTGTAATCTTCTTGACCCTTTCTCTCTCGACCAGGCAATATCCTACCTCTTGTGCCGATACTGGCGCTCAAGAACGGGTATGTCCTTTCATACTTCAGAGACCCTGTGGCACCAAGGATGGATGCGTCTGTGAAGGAGTGTAGGTGTCCTGCGATTTCAACCTTTCTCCTTCCTGTGTTCAGGGACGCAGTTATCCACGCATACTGATAATCATTCTGCGGAATGGGATGTTGTACAAAAGCATTATCCCGATTTACATCCGTCTCGCCTTTATATCCATCAATTGGTCCGTCGCTTCGCATTGCAAAGCGATGTCTCGGGTTAGGATTAACTTTGTGGTTAGTCGGTAAACTCGTGTGAAAGAATTTAATATCCCTCAGTCCGTAGTGATCGAGGTCAGAACCAGCGGTGAATGTTCCCGCAATCCAGCGAACATAAATATCCTCTGTTTGCCCTGCTATTGATACATCAGCATCATGAAATTGATGTGTGCCTGCATCATTGGCATGAGATATTGTCAGTGCTGTTTGGTAAACACCTGACAACCCTACTTTATATTGAAAAAAGAGAGGTTCGTTTGACTCAGGATTGTTGGTTAATCCAAAGTTTTGACTGAGTCCTGCATCGTCCGCTCCAATAATGTACTGAAATTTTATACGCACTGGGGTCTTTATCGGTGAATCATATTGAACCCATCGGAAATATGATCGTGCAAACAGTAGTGGCAACCCTAATCCGACTCCGTTGACGTGGGTGTCTCGGTTTCCCTTTAAGGCCAAGATCTTCGAAGATGTGTCGGATGAGTTGTGTAAAACTCTAGGTCCGAGGGTCTCCGTCTCGTCGCTTTCGTTACTTGTCCACCCAGACGGTAATGTGTCTGTTGTTACATTTCCAAAGTTAATTGATAAAAACGGTCCAGGTGATCGAGGATCTATTCCAGTCTGGGGTATTTCGTTTAGAAAGTTTAGAGGTTGACGAACTGTCAAATTTCTATAGTTCAAAGAATTGTATACAGAATATTGATTAGTCTCCCTGTCAAGTCCATGTCCGCCCCTACTATCTCCTGCGACTTCAGGTCCGCCAGGGGAGGAAAACCTTGCCTTAAATACCGTTTTGCGGACTGGTCTTGCAAACTTTGCAAACTCCTTTACACCTGGTATTCCACGAGAAACTGAAGACGTCATTTGCTCCAAGTTGTCTATGAGGAAATCTTTTCTCTGGTCTTCAGACGTATATTGCACAATATCGTACATATGGTTAAAGTTACCAAGAGAAATACTAGATGTTGTGCTTTGTATGTTATCTATATTTACAGGTCGTTTCGCCAGAGGTGTTCTTAGGACCTGCGCGGACTGGAGACTGTGGTCTACGACTGGTAAATTATCACTGTCTATCTCCATTGAGGTTGGCGGTAACACATACAACTTACTGTCCTGTGCCAGGATCCTGAACGCTTCCTGTCTGCTTCTGCCATCCTTCTTTGCGTCCATATTTCCCAACAGCGAAGCGGACAGGTCTTGATGCCTATGTGCATTGCCCCCGACCCAGCGCTCGGTGAATGGAGATTGTAAGGTAACTTCTCGATCATCACCATATTCATCGGAATGCAGGTTAGTTATGTCAACGCCTTTTTTAAATTTCTCATGAAGGTTCGCCTGGTATCCAGAAATTGGATCCAGCGAACTGCTGTAAAGTGTAAATGGTGCTATGTCGTTTACATCCATATCCCTATTGGAATGGGATATGTCCGCCGATGCCTTCACTTTATGCTTCCTGCTTGGGTTGATCACATCCTTACAGGGGTTTGATGATGCCTCGGATCCCGTTACTGCAATATGAGATATTCCATGGGCAGTGGAAACGCCCGTAAACAATCGCTTCTTTTTGTTTCCAAACGTATTATCTCCACCCTTAGCGTGGCGCTGATCCTCAACAGACAATCTATATGGTCGAGAAAGTTTTCTGACCGCATAAGTTGATCCAGACACAAAAGTATTTGCAGTCTTTCGTATAATTTCTCTATCTGGATCTACTTCCAAAGTTCCAGACACCAGTATATCTGAATTTCTTTGTGCGCGTTCTTTTGTCCACAGGCAGTGATTGTTTGCACCTTTGTCTATTGGAGCGTGGCCATGTTGCCAGTCGTACATCAACTCGTTGATTGCCCTGATTTGACCAACTGGATTAGGTTCCTTGAAGTCCATTGAAGGATACTTCATCTGAAACTTGTTTCTTTCGAGAATGTGACTTTCGATTACGTTCCTAATATCCTCAGATGCCACTACAGATGCTGGAACAAACTGATCTATCATGATCGAAAGTGATGAGTCCAACCATTTATAGTAGTCAGAAAATCTCTCAATGTCTGGAGAGTTGCCTATTCTATCGAAAAACAACTGTCTCAGTTTAGCCAATGACTTATAGTCTTTTCTATACCTCTCGACAGGTGATCCTATGATGTTATTGAAATCTGTTATACCTGCAAAAAAGTTCAACATCTCGTCTGAAATAACACCGTACATACTTTTTTCAAAAGAGAAGTAAAAATCCGTGGGTTTGGTTTCTCTAGTAAAAGTCTCGTCGTCAAATCCTGAAATGTTAACCATGTCTCCAGATCTGATATTTTCCATTGGTTGCAGTTTAACTCCAGAGTCATATTCCATATTGACACTGCCAGTGCCAAGTTCACCAAAGTTTATACCTTGTGCTGGGTGGAGATACTTAATCGTCTCTTCCAATGGTCCGCCGTATAGGTTCGAATCTACTGATCCAGAGGACACGTCAGTAATCCACATTTTTCCGCCAGGGTTTGAACCAGACAAGTCATTAAAATTCCAATTTATTGCTAGAGTTTCAATCCTCGGAAGGTGTGTTCCCTCAAGATTATCGAGAGGCATGATATCTCTACCAGGACTTGTGACTCCATACGAACTCGGATCTATTGTGTGTTGATGAAGTTCGTCGTTTGTCAAAAACGTGATCCAGTGTCTAAAGTTACTGATCTTAACATCTGATGCTTGCAGTAGTCCGCCGTCAAAGTCCGTCCTGTGTGAACCGACATAGAACCTTCTAGACGCTTGCGTGAAATCATCACCAGTGGCAGTAGACATTGAACTGCTGATTATAAACTGTTGATCGACAACGTCGTTAACTGAGGAAAAACAAGACAACTCTATGAAGTAAGGATTAGTTGATCCTGAAACCGCCATCGAATCGGGGTTGTCCCTGTTGCGTAACCTTGTTCGAACAGCGACTTGCCATCTTCTAGAACTGTACAAATCATGTATAAAGGGCGTCTCCACTGGTTCAAACAAATTATTTCTGGACGTTAAGACAAACTTAGCAGTTCTAGAGTCCTGCCTATCTTTGACGGCATATACCTGAAAGTTTGCTACGTCATCTGTGTCTCTTGTCCAAGCGTGGGTTGTGCCATTTTGCCCTGCTGCGTTAGTCCTAACAGCGTGGCACCCAAACAGACTCGAACTCTGAGGGGTGTCAAAGTAAAACCGATGCCCGATCGAGTGTCTGGCGGGGAAGAATACCTGTGCCTGGGTTGTTGACCCTGCTGGTAAGTTACTTGATCCCGATACGTACCCTCTTGTGTCCTTTTGTCTGTAAGTACTTGGAATGCTAGTAGTTTGAAAAACAGTGGCGTCCTTACTAGAGTCAGAGTTAAAATTAACATACTTGTTCTTAATAGTCGCTGGAACATAACTGCTTTCCAGCGGGTACACAGAATCAGTTGAGTAGACATTCATCTTAATCAGTTCGTTGTCGATACCAAAGCACCTAAACAAGTTTCTGAACGATCTCTCAGTACCTTTGGACTTATATATGTCTGTCAGGTTGTTGTAGATGTTGTTGTAGATAAAATTCTTAATATTGTGCAGTTTTTCTTTAAATTTATCTTCTTCATTTCTGTCATTAAAAATGTTTATGGTATCTTTGTCTAGAAACAGTTCTGGAGTTACCAACCCTAATGATTCAAGTTTTACGTTGTTAAAGGGATGTGGTTTAAATTTTAAATCCAAGTACTTCTTGTTCTTTACATCCCTCATGTCTCTTATTTGAAGGAAGAGACTGTCAAAATAACTTGCCATGATTTGAGTTATCTTTCTCAGTTCATGTCCATTGTTTAGTCCATCATCATCTACGATCCAGTCTGGGATTGAATAGTACAGACTTGAGTTATTCGTCAGGTCGAAGGCGTATCCCTCTTCGAGAGAACTTGTTGTAAAAGCGATAACTTCTGGATGTGTCGGGTAAAGTATCGGATCTCTAAATTCTGCAAAGGAAGCGGAGGATTCTGTAATAGCAGAACCCGTGTGGCGAGCGTCTGTTGCGTACCCTATCCAGTTTCCGTTAGAAACTCTACCAGAATAGTCCAATACAATGTTGTCAATACCAGTGTCACCAGTGACGCCTTCATTGAATTTATAATAAACACCGAGTGAGGCATTTTCTATGTTCTCATTAGCACCTGCGCCAACTTGGTGATTGTAAAATCTACCAACCTGCTTTGAGTTTCTTGATGACTTCCAGAACCTAAACTCATCTATAGATCCTGCTAGTTTACCGTAACCACGTCCTGGATACTGAAGTCTTTGTACTTCGCCCTTTATGCCAGAGTTCGTTATAATACTAGCACCGTTGGTGAGAGTGCCGTTGTACCCACTGACATAATCCTTGATTCCGCCTGCGCCTGCTGCATCATCGGCATCGCCCATCTTGAACCAGGAAACAATGTTTGAGTACGCACTAAAGGTAGTCATCTCCAAGATCTTGCCAGTGTTATAAAGTTCGGTTACCTCTGCTGCTGACAGTTCCTTATCAAAGATGACAACATCTGCCATCCTATCTTCGAATACTCGATTTGCATTACTATCGGCAGCGCCGTCTATGGTAGCTCCAATAGCAACTGCACTGGGTGAACTTTTCATGCAAACATATCCATTACCATGACCTGCGCCAGAGTTGGTCTCATCTTTTGTTGCAGCGGTTACAGATGCATCTGTGTATAGATTTATACCCGAGGCATTGCCAGATCCGTCATAAGTTGCCACAACGTGGTGCCAAGTGTTACTCGTTAAAGTTACGGCGTTTGCTTGAGCGCGGATTGCGTCACCTGAAAGACTTCCCCCATTATCATAAAGAAACATTCGAATCTTGCCAGACGCTTGTTTAAATAACCATTCAGTCTTTTGAGGGTTTCCACCGACACCATCAAAATCTGCCTTTGACATAAATGGTCCATTGTCTGACGCAACGTTTCCAACAAACACCCATGCAGATAAAGAGAATGGTTTGTCTGATGTATCATCAGTGAAACTGTATGCATCTTGGTCACTAACCGTAACGCAGTCATTTGTACCATCAAAACTGATTGCGTTATGCGCAACAACAGGTTGGCTGTCACTTCCAGCATCTAGGTCGTCCTTGTGCGCAACTAGAGCACCAATCGAACCAACCATTGCAGATCTAAGAACTCCAACCGAACTACCAGTTAGGGACGTGCTGTGCAATTGCCCATCTACGTAAGACCTTACTAAAACTGAACTTGATAAATTTTGATATGTAAATGAATAATGATGCCACTTGTCATCTGAACCACTAGTATAAAGAGAGGGTTCACCAACTCGAACATTCTTAAATCCTGTGGACCCAGACTGGTACGTTAGTAGAAAAGGCGACTTTGACGAATCACTACTGTCAAGTTCCACTGTTAGTCGCCCATATTTGTGATCACCTTCAACAGACCCAGTCGTGGTTACATCTAGAATAACCTCTCTTTCTGTCTTAGATGCGCCTGCAAATGACTGCTTCTTCATCCAAAATTCAACTGTGTTGCCTGTCTGTCCGTTAATTTCTAAGTTAGAAGACCTGCCACTAGATGTGTGAAACACGTTGCCGACGTTTGGTCCGCCCTTGATGTATACATATTCTTTGGTTGCTGGGTTGCCGTATGCGCCTGAGATGGATGTTTGGGTGCCCCAACTGCCGCCTGTGTGTCCTGAAAACTTTATATAACCCGTTGTTCTAGGGTATTCATTTTCAAACAGGTGAGTGTCAAACCCGCTCGAATCATTAAAGAATTTTACCTTTTCTCTTAGAGTTCCGTCGTACGGATAAAGTTGCTGTATTCTTTTTATACCAGCGTCGTAATACTCCTCAAGAGAACCGTACTGTACAAACTCCTCTGGAATAGAAAAGTCAGTGTGAGATTTTACACTAATCTTATCCTTGAGATATTGCTCAATATATCCAACAGACTCTACGTCATCAAGATACTGCGTAAAACTGCTTTTAGATTCGGTTTTTTGAGAACCTTTACCTTTTCCAAATAAACTTCTAAGACTCATAATTACTCTACTCTAAATTTAAACTCATCTTTGTTAACGATGTTTTGCTCATAACTATCCGTTGAAATCTCTATCGCGTACATGTAACCAGGTTCAAATAAGGACATATCAAGTTTAAAGTAACTTCCGCTTGAATCATATGACATCTTACTGTGTGGAATACTACCTGAACCATATGACACAACCTCCTCTTCATCAATAACCCTGAATGCCCGATAATATACATTATACAATACTTCGCTCTCGATTTTGCTGGTAGCTACCGTATAAATATTCGGTTGATAATCTTTTTTGCGGACATTGAGTCGCAAAGTGGGATGATCCTTGGTTTTATAGATTGGTTTTAAGTTTGCAATAGATACAACATACTCTTCATCAGCGTTGTTGTACGGAAGCGGCGTATGTGTTTTAACATAAATCGCAGAACCCGTAAACAACTCATGCTTGCCCCCATTGTGATTACTGTCCGTGTGAGACCAAACATCATAGACTTTTGTGTGTGATCCTGTAGTTGCCAAAGATGCACTATAAATCCCAGTCTCATGAAGGTAACATTCCGCAAAGTCTTGGGCGTGACCATCAGCAAAAGTGTTGCTTGGCACTGATACGTTCGCCACGGATGCCATACTTAGCGCTTTGTTGCCTGCGGTTCCAATGGCGTTCTGGGTGACTGTCACTGTACCGTCGCCGTTATCTACTGCGGTGACTGCTAAACTAGAATTCGCAATAGATTGCTGTATTCTTTCTGCAATTCCAGAATTATTACCAAGCACAGAAAAGATACCTATAGTGGACGCGGTAGCACTACTTGCTGCAACCGAATTATTTCCTTGTTGAAATGTGAACGTAACGGAAGCGTCTGCAGAATCGGTCATCGTAAACGTTTCAGCGTTTCCAGGATTACCAGCAACAGTTATTACTGCTTTTGCACGGCCGTCCTGAACGCCGCCGCCGACTGGTAAAACGATTGCCTTTGATCCAGGAGTTAGATCGGGGTACAACCTAACCCTCATTAATGCCTCGCCTGTAGATTGATCAGCGCCATTGGGGTCCGTCTTCAGTGCTGGAATGTTTGTCAACCCTCTTCTTGTATAGTTGTACATGTACAAGGTGTTTAGATTCTCAGGACCAGTGGCAAGCGAAGAACTCTTGTAGAAATTTGCTCTGTCATCTCTAATGTGATCATCATACCTTGCTTCTATGCAAGGTTTCTTGAAGAAAAACTCTGTGCCTCTAGCAAAAAACTTTTTGGTATAGTAAGATCTCTTTCTTTCTCCATCCTCAAAAGATCCTGACATCTTCACCATGACACCGTAATTTTCTCTATCAGGATCCACAGTTGATTCTGCTGCAATCCACTCTTCAACTAGAGCGGTAATGTTGAGTTCAATATCCTCCGTGCCGTCGTCAAGATCAACCTTGTAATGAGGCAGGTTTTTGCCTGGTGTATATCCAACCTCATGAAAGTCGCCGCCTTGAGTGGTCCATCTAGTCTTTCCGCCTCTCTGCACTCTTGTCAGAGTGAGGTGTGAAGAGTTTGATATACTTTCTGGAATTATCGATCCAGATGTGCCGCCAACTACAGTGTTCGTAAGTCTTACGGTTGCACCAGTCGCATCTCCTGTGTCTGCCTCCAGAACAGATGCATTAAGGTTGACATCCACAAGACCATCGACGGCAGCCTTTAGTCTTAATGCGAAGTTAGCGACTGTATCTGACGGTGCTTGGTCAAGTTGGACCTCAACTTCGGTGCCGTCCAAATTTGGAGCATTATCGTTCCCATCTGTATCGAACCAGAAATTATATCTTTGCTGCTTCTTGTTGTCGTCTACAACTTGAAGTATGAAATATTTATTTTGATAGTTGCCTGGTGTTGCTGTTACGAATTTCACGTCAGTTATATCTGCAACTTTTGTATCGTTTCTGAAAATCCAGTTTGAAACGTCTAGGTCGGAGTATTCCTCCATATCAAGACCAGGACCTTCGCTCCAAGACTGCGATATAGGAAGAACTGCTAATGTTGAATTCTTTGGAAGAGTTTGTCCATGCTCTGCATTGTGAAGTCGCAAAACAAATTTAACGCTACCAGAAGCAGGTATGACCGAGTTTGTTCTATCTGCAGCAATTTTTGATATATTAAAGTTCACAAGTGCTCTAGATTTTTCTATGGAACCAGACGAAGCTTGTCCGAATATGGAAAAAACCTCCAATATGTCAGACCGTCCTGCGTTGGACCCAGTACCCCTGACTGTGAGTGTTGAACTAAATGCATTGTTAATAGTGTTGTCTGCGCTCGAAAAGTACCTCTTTATGCTCATAATACGGTTCCTTGAATATCTGTGTCGGGAAACTTCAGTTCATAGACGTGATCAAACGGCAATGTTAAAGTTCTACCATCCATGCTAAGTCCCTCCTGTATGTCAAATGCCACTGACGAATATCCATCACCAGACACGTTGACAACTTCTACATCCGTTACATCGATAACAAAATCTAAATTGCCAAGAAGTTTGTAAATGTCATTAAGGAAGAGTGCTTCGCCAATTTCTGGATGGATTCGGAAATATTCTGATATCTCCCTATTGCAGATTGTGATTGCCTCTGATGAATTGTAACTCGCGTCAGTTATCAATTGATAGTTAATGCCTATATTTACTATGCTGGCGTCCAGGATGTCAAAAGAGTCTGCCATCATTCTATAGTGTTCTATCCAATGTTTTAAATTATGCTTCTGTGTTTGGTTGCAGTTCGTCAGGTTTCCCTCTAAATCTTCTGATGTTATGTAGAGGTTGATGTTCCTCTTAAAAGAATCCTTATCAACATCCACTCGGCACCTCTTTATGCCTCCAAACTTTGCGGGCATACTATACACCATTGACTTATAGTCCTGCATTGTCACCGCCCTGTTCTGTGAAGCAAATTGACTTTTTGCTCTTTCAATTATCTCTTCAGAGTCTGGTATCTCTAGGTCTCCCAAAATTTGTTCTGGATTAAAAACTTCTATTGATCCTACTACGCCTTGCCTCTTGGATGCTATCAACACCGTCTCATCTGGAAAGGTAAACACTGGGTCAGATGCAATCGTAACTGTGCCAACGGCCGAATTTGTAACCTCTCTATCGTCCCTCCTCACTCTCACAAGAAGAGTTGTGTTCGAGGGAGATATTCCCATCTTAGTAGTGGATGTCAGATTCGTTGGATCAAATTCGTTATCTGAAATGTATTGTGTGCCGAACTGGTTAATTACAACCTTTGAGGGGTCTTCATATGATCCAGAGGTAATGTTGTCATCGCTTCCCTGTCCAAACTGTATTTCAACGCCGCCTTCAAAAAAGTCAGCAACAAACCTTCTGGGTACGGATAGGGGTTTTAGTATATTTTTTACAAACTTCATGTCAGCGTTTCTATTGGAAACATCTGTGTATATCACATCTTGAGACAAGTGCTGCACCTCATAATATCTGTTACCCTCTGCATCAGTGATATCGACGATCTCAGAAGCGTTTTCTACATCAAGAGTAACGCTCTTGAACCTCTCAAAAGAACCAACAGGAACTGTCACCTCTTCTACGAAACCAGACTTTATCTGCCCTAGTGCCCTGATTGCAAATTTTGTAGGTGCGCCGCTAGATTCGTCGACCTCCATAACAATAGTTGCATTGTCTGGAGAATCAAATATCACATCCTCTATCAAAGTGTAGCGGCCGCCGTCCTCGCTAGAAAAAGCAGATCCCTGCCTCAAGATTGGCATATAATCATAGTCAGGCGCACCTGTCTGAACATTTGAAGGGACTGTGACATAGAACTCACAAATACCATAGGATGTTATTGATTCGTTGTATTTGTATCCCATTGACCTTGCTAACGAAATTACGTTCTGCTTTTCAATTGCTGTATCCAAAAAACTTTCGTTGACCTGGTAGTCTAGATAGTACGACAGCACGTCACCAATGTATGCGACCGAGTCCAACAGCAAAGAACCAAAAGACGCTTCGCTAAAATCTTTGTATGTATCTGGGTAATATCTTCTTGCGTGATCGACCAGTCCTTCCTTTATTGAGTTAAAGTCTCTTGCGGTGTATGAAATTGGTATCTTCTTTTTTGACATTAGGAATCCTCTGTATAAATAGTTAACGAACTGAATTTAGATCCAATGATAAATCAAGAACATCATTGGACAAAATTCCACTTATAAAATAAATCATTTTAATATTCAAAACTTGTTCCACCGTATAGACCTCTAACTCTCTTATGACGACTGAAGGCATGTATGTTGCCAGTTGGGTCACGATCCTGCTTCTTAATTCGGCAATCGACTCGGGAGTGTCGTTTTCAAATAAAAACCTCCTGATTCCGACGCCAAAATCTGGTATCATGACTCGCTCGCCAGGACTAGTCAGAATTACATTTTTAATATTTTGTTTCGTATTTTCTGCCAAGTTTCGGGTTAAAGACATTCCGTTTTCTGCCTTTGAAACATTGATTGGTATTTTAGGTCCAAACCCAATACTCACGATTCATCCTCCCCTTTATCCTCACATAAACCCTGTGGACTTGGAGCACCAGGGTTTTTGCATTGCTTTTTCTCTTTAATAGTACTTAGTCTCTCTGCAGTTAATTCTGGTGCGGAAAGTGCAAGTACGCCGAACGGACCTAGCGGGTATCCGTACCTGGTTGGTCCCTGGGTAGCTATGCCTGCAACGTGCTGCCCAACCTTACCTAGTGCTCGAAAGTCTGGTAGCGGTAATGACGCCAAGAGGATATCAAGCGGCAGCGCATTAACGGGAACGTACTGCTTTTTGCCGTTCTTTGTACCAAAACCCTTATCCAAGGTAGATCCGTCATACTCAAACAAAGAACCACCGACCAGTCCTGAATTTAGTCCCGTCTTCATGTCGCATGGATTTTCTCTATATTGTTTTCTCATATCTGCATAGGCAGGGTCCCCAAATCGACCAGTTGTTCTGACCATCCTCGCATAGGATTGTTTAACTAACCTTTCCAGCATTCTCGTGAACATGGTCCAATAATCACCCAAAGACTTCTCCTCTTCAAAGGCTTTGATTTCATTTACACTAAGTTGTGGTTCGGGTTCCGCTGTGACATCATGAGCGGTACCTGCGACGCCCATCAATCCCAGGCAAGCAACCTTCGTCGCTCCAAAGAGGTCATCGCTTTCCTTGAATCTATCGAAAACTACATTATTTTGTAAAGCATGTATCCCAACATATCTGTTCAGAGGAAAGACTATATTGAACATAATATTCGCTGGGTGTGTGATATTTGTTTTGTCAATCGGCCTGGAATTGACATTTTGGTTTGTGTCCCCAAGGGACAGAACATTTTTCACCAGACTATCTTTATGCATTTCGTATATTGAATTTCTGATGACTTCTCTTCTTTTCTCTAGTCCAACCAACTCAGACTGCGAGGATTCGGAACCATACTCTATTGTGTTTGATGAAAACACCATGGGGTAAAACAACTTATCTTGTGTTTGCGTGTTGTGTGTTTCCGAATATACATCATCTAAACATTTTACATCCTCTACGTGTTCATAAATCGGTACCGAATATACAAGTACATTCTTGATATCATCGTCATATAGTTTACCGAATGTCCTGGAAGCATTAGTTGCTGAACCAAAACCTGCTATGCTTGCTGCGGTTGATGCTATATTATAGAAAGCAGACTTATAGTTCAGTCCAGTGGGATTATCGGGAGTCGTCAATTTTTCTTTATCTGCGTACGCAAGAAAGCATTTTTTACGATTAAATATCGAACTGTCGCCCAGCAACCCTATTGTCCTATCAGACGCATCCAAAATATCTTTTTGAACCTCAAGATTTGGTGTGAAGTCTTTAAATATTTTGCTAGGTTCGGTCATAACCGTGCCTATTCCCGTAGCGGTGTCTTGGTTTTCATTGGTAATTGTCGGCGGAGATTCATATTGCCTAGAAACTTTTTGCCCCATCATTAGGCGTGCGCCTACTTGCAAGTTGTTTTTCAAAAAATCATATAGCGCTTTTTGTCGGGGCAAGATTTGTGACTCATAAAACAAACTTATGGGCAAGTCTGCTCTCTCTTCTGGTGATAGTTGACTCCACTCCACTGGTCTCAAAATCGCAAGCGCGCCGCCTGTAATCTTAGAATTGGAAAAAGTGGTTTGATCCAGTGCGGGTGTATACGCTCTACTAATATAATAATCTAGAACATCGTTCTGTATAGTTACATCCTCCTTGTAAAATGGAGTTGCTTCTGTACTGATCCCGATGAACGCGGCAGTTGCCGTGTCGAGAATACGCATAGAATACACAGGATCACTTCTGAGTCCGCTGTTGTTGTACCAAGGGGTGACATAATCAATTGATCTTTTTGCGTACGCAACTCTTTCAAACAACGACTTGACTCTACTATAGTACCCAGAACCCTGTTGTGTCTGTTCATCTGTCCTCCAAAAAACTCTTGTCTTCAAGTTTTGTTGAGGTTCGTCAGTTGAAGTAGGCCAGTTATAGATAATGTCCATCATGTTCGTCAAGCAATTCACTATGAGTTCCGCCTTTCTCCTCCTTGGGATGTCCTTATATTTGTATCCTGGGTTGTCACTGTATCTTTCTTGTTCAAATACAAATTGCCTACCTAGAAACTTATACGCGCCCAAGGTACCAAAATTAACCTTGAATCCATCTGATTCTGGCATCTGTTGCTGATTGTACACGCCAACTTCATCTTCGGGTATGTTATTACTCCAACTTCTCGCCATGACCCTGTTTTCGTTAAACTCATCTTCCAAGTTTACGTCATCAATGATATATAACATCCTGTCTATCAACTGCTCTTTGGTAACTGCCCCAGACCTGTAAGCGTAATCAATATCAGTTAAATAACCGACTGGTTCAATAGGCGCGGCTGCTTCCATCTCTCTTTCTCTGCCATAATTTGAACCATATCCCTCAATTGCAGAATCAAACCCAAAAATCTTTCCACCACTTTCTGTATTAGATGCTCGAACTATTCCCTCGTTTTTCATTGCAAACCCAAGGTCAATCATCATCTTAATTACTGTTGAATTTTCAATTCTTCTTTCAAGGTAAGCACGCTTGTGACCCTGTGGCCTATTTCTTCGCTCTATGGCATTTGGACGTCCAGCAAAAAAGTTGCTTAACATTTTGAGATAGAAGGATTTTGTAAAATCATACTCAAGTTGATTCTTCTTGAGGTTGTCTGCCAATGATTGTAGCGATTCTTGCCTAGTATTGGTGTCCTCTGTCCCTAACAACAAAGACTCAAGGTCTTCTGGAGATATATATTCAGAATACAAACTGGTCTCTGCACTTGTGCCTATGTGTGGAAGGTTCTGAAATATTGGATCCGAATTGACCGCCAAAAATAATTCACTATACAGTCTATAGAACTCCTGAAAGTCCTTTATCCTATAGAATCTTTCCATCCAAAAATGTCCAGAGTTTATTTTCTTCTGTATCAATTCTTCAGAATACCCATCAAATGCAAACTTGTCATATATATTTGGTATTGTGGCACTAACGGGTACCTCCTTAAATCCATTTAAATTGTTTATAAGGTCGGATGCTCGGCGCTGTTCATCGACGAACGCCTCTCTTCTCTGTTGTGGCGTCATTTCAAATACATCAGGGTTTTCAAGTTGGTCGGCGGCGCGGCGGAGTGCTCTAGCGGCCTGCGGAGATACGGATTCCATGACAGATGCTTGTCTACGAAGTTCTGCAACTCGATTTGCTACATCGGAGGTGCTCATCTCTGGGAACACCATGTCATTTTGCACTTTTAACAACTCAAGGTAATAGTACACACTTTCGTATAACCTTTCCTGTTCCTGTCTCTCTGCGTCATTGAGGGAACTTTCCGAGTTTCTCAAGATTAGTTTAGGAAAATTGTTGACACTTGGAACGTTCTTGACATTCTCTGCTATTTCATTTCTAATTTTTTCTTCAAAAGACATATGCCTGTTGTCAAACAGTTTAGTAACAAACTCCTCAATAGAGGATGTATCGATGTTTCTAAGGATCAAGGAACGGATCGCCTCTTGTTCGTCGTCAATAAGTGTTATTTCTTTAACTGCTTTCATGACTTTTTTTCTAAAACTTGTTGATATGATCCTGTTGTTGATATCATTGGCAACGTAATTGACAATGTAATCTATCATGAACTGAGTACCAAACACTCCCTTTGGTCCGAAATTAGAGAACAAGAACATACTCTTAAAGACGACTTCCAGGCAGGAAAACTTAACATAAAGACCAAACAACCCAGATGCAATAGACTTCTGAAAGGGACCAGTTTCGGAAAAATCCCTATTTACAGGATCGTTTTCAGGCTTTTCTGTTTCATTCGCATATGAGTTCAAAAAGTCCTCAACAATTTCATCAAAGTTGAGCAACTTTGGGTTCGGTACATAGCACGGGGCGCTTTGTAGATCACCCTCTACATTAAAACTTTCGCCGATATCTCTTTGAAGTTGAAACATTTCGTCATACGAAAAATACTTTGAATTTTTTACCAAATCTGTCAAGTGATAGTTAAAAGAATCAACATATCCTTCGTATATAGAAAACCCATCCTGCCTTGAGGCGGCAGTAACAGCGATCAAATTAAGCAGGTACACGAGTCTTTCCTGTCCAGTGATTTCACCATCATTGTCTCGATCCAACTCTAGAGAACCTCCGCTCTCTATGAATCCAGACAGGTGATTTCTTATTGTGTCGTTTTCATAAAGATCAAGATTTGTTTGAGATCTGTTGTCCGAAATACTTTTCAACCCGTTGATGAACAAGTCCGCAAAACCACCTGGTCTAAGTAACTTGTCTGGGTGCTTCTCTGAGATGATGTCTGCTGATTGTGACCTCATTGCAATATATTCTGGTGGTAATCTATCCTTATACACCTTGTTGAAGTACACATTTCCCGCATTTCTGGACACATCATTTACAATGTAAGATACCCTGTAACAATCTTTCATTTTACTAGAGATGAACGGCATATCAGAATACCCAACCGACATCAAGGTTGGTGTGTTGGATTTTGAATCTACATCAACGTTTCTTAGTGGCGAGTCCATGACGCGAGTTGCAACTCGTGTGTGTAACTCTCTGTATGGGGATCCCATAGTTGATGATGTCTTACGGGTGATTGTAGTTAAATCTTGGGATGAAATTTCTTTTAGTTCTGGAAATACCTTAAATTCATCTTTGGAATACTTTGACACATAGTCTGATACATGTTTTTGAACAAGTTCTGAAAATTGTTCTGCTTTTTCTGGGTCGACCTCTCTCGACACATCTATAAGCACCGCTTCGGCGTCTTCAGAGTTGTCTTCAAAATAAAACCTTATGTATTCAAACTCTTCGTCAGCAACACCAATCTCATTTAAGGACGTCCTATATTGTAAGAGTTCCAATGGCACAGTCGATTTGACTCTTAGTTTTCCAGTCTTTCTCGCTGGAATTCCTTGCTCTAGGTTCGCTACCTGGTTTACGTAGTGCCTAAAGTATATATAATCCTTGTCATTGAATCCTGTCTCTCCTGGTTTGATCAGTTGCGTATCTCTGTCAACCATCTGATCAGGAATGCCAGGGGCTTCAAGAGTAAAGACGTTCTCAATGTTGGATAATATTGCTGCCGTGGCGGTTTTGGCCACTCTATCATGATGAGGGTTGCTGAGAGGTCCTGGTAAATTCTTCTCTGCCAACTTAGAGGGTGTGTTTCCGCTTGGCAATAAGGAGTCAAAGTTTCCACTGGACGCTATATCTCTCAGGGCGTCACGTCTCTTATTCGCTGCCTCCATCTCCTTTGCAATCTCAGCGCTTGTCAATCCAGACCCCTGCAGTCTGTTTCTCAGTCCCGCCATGCCGCTGCGTTCATCACACAAAGCATCAGCAACTACGACTTCCTGTATCTCCCTGAGTCTATCGCAGAGATATGGATCTACAACCTGTCCAAGTACTCTAAAAAATTCACTTACCTCCGCCACTGTTGTCATCACTTTTTTAAGCTCTGAATTTGAAGACCTTACTACATTGAGGACAACTTTAAGTACGCCAGGTGATGCTTCACCCTGCAGCAGGTCGCAAAGTTCAGACGGGCGCAATACAAGACTAATAGCATCAAAGAGAGACCCTATCGAACTCTCATCTTCCCCGAACAAAATGTCCTGAGATATATTAAGATTGTTCAATACTTCTGAAGTCTTGGTTGCCATGTCTGCTTTTTGTTGAGCGTCAGCGAACGGATTGTTTTCATTTTTTGCATTAAGTTCTGAAAACTTCGCTGCACCGTACTGCAACGCATCAACACAATCTGGATACGATATCGCCTCTAGCATATTTTTAACAAACTCGCAGATAAACGACATTATCATATCTGCAAAGGCAATTTTTATTTGAGGTAGTACAAAGTTCAATGGATTGAATGTTGGCAGTTTTGGTAGTGCAGGTATGTCAAACTTCAAATCTATGTTAAATTCTATGTCCTCCAAACCTGGTACACATTTCTTGTAGTCGCACAGAATCATTTGAGGATCCCATTTTTGTAAAAAATCTCTCCACATATCTTCAAAATTACAGGCAAGTTCCCCAAACTTGGGATAGACGTCGGCAGTGTCAATAATTTTTCCCTTTTGCTCAAAAAAAGTGGACTGCAGAAGATTATCCACGCTTTGACCTGCAAGTCTGCGCTGTTCCTTGATGTGCTCCTCGACAGTTTTTATTCCCCGTATGTCAAAATCAAACCCTACATTTATGCCCTTTCTTTTACCTTTCCTGAACGTAAACTTTGGTGTTGGGTAGTGAAACCTGCTAAAAAATATAACAGCGGGTATGCTCTGAGTGTCTCTGCATGGATTTGGTCTTAAGAATTTTAAAATTCTGGGCGTGTCGTCTTTATCTCCAAACCCCTTTCGACAGAGAGAGAACAAATAAGAAACGGTTGTAGGGTAAATAAACGGATCCCTGGTTGTGAAAAGATTTAGTCCCGCTGTTAATTCCTTTTGTTTGTTTGCTTTTTTGTCAATATATACAACCTTGTATATCCTGTGACCCACCTCCACTTCTATCAATGGCGATGATATTTGGTCCTGATTTTCTAATGCTGGTTGTAAACTAGGATCCACGTTTTGTGGTGCAGGCACCTCTTTTTTCACTATGTCATAATATATCAAAAGTTCATCTTCATTGTTCGGTCCAACTCTCAAGGTCCTACCGTTAGCGTCGAGAAACTCTTCTAGTGCTGTGGCAAGATTGAGTATCCTTTTGGACTCATTTATTGGGCTAATCTGAGGAACGATTGGCGGCGCTGGTGGTGGACGAAATTTATTATATTTTCTTGGTTTTGTTGGGTTATCTTTGTTGTCACGTTCGAACTCTTTCATTTCTTTGTCAAACTTGGCAACCTGTTCTGACAAAAATTCTAAATGTTTTTTTAGTTCTCCGACATTATATGTTGCTGGGTTTACTAATCCATTCTCTAATCGTTTTGCTGTCGTGTCAGAATTTTGTGCTTCAATTTCTTTTTGAGTGTTCTTGTCAATATCTTCTGGACTAGCGCCCGATTGTCCTGTTTTTGCCTTGTTCCACGAATTTCTTAAAGAGTCTTTAACTGCCTTTTCTGCTTTTTGTCGCTGACCGTCACGCCATTTACGGGCACCTGATTTGATTGCGTTTCCTTGTCTTGTCCAAAATTCTTTCTTAAAAGGTTGGTTAAGAGATTCTGTCACAAATTTCTCTGCTGCTTTGTACCCTGCGGCCGCTGCTGCGATGTTATTAGGGTCCAACACATTGACGGTACCGCCGAAGTCTGCTGCGCCGCTTCCGCCCCTAATTTGGTTAAACATATCTTTTCTTATCTTTATTCTCAGTTTATAAGTGGCGCTTGGGCGGGCACCTGGACTTACGATAGATTCTATACTGGCAAATATTGGTTTTGCTCCTGGCAGTAAACTCTGTCCGAATAGAACATCAATCTTATCTCCATTCATCTGATCGTTGAGTGACATTTGATTAATTGTAAACTTAAACTCTTGTCCACTAACAAACCCTGGAGGACTTTCAACTCTGCGCTGATAAACTAATATCTCCTCAAACAATCGTCTTGGCAAATCACCGTCATCAATAGCATCCTGCAAGGGTGAGACGATTGGTATAAAAGTTCTCTCTGCTGCATTGACAACCCAAACTTTCTCCTTTCCATAAAAGTCAAACACTTCCTTAACAGCGTTCCTTAAATGAATCGCTGGAAGGTGTGGGTTGGACTGAAAGTATTGATTAATATCTTGAGATCCAGCGGTTAAGTGCTGTTGTCTCGTGATTCTTGTATCGAAAGCGTAAGTCACGAACTCATTTCCAATTTTTGGTGGGTCCTGTTCTTCATTCTTGGTATTAAAAGCAGCAGAAGGGTCTACACTACCTGGTGGACGTGCAAGATATTCGGCAAAACCTGGGCGGCGAATCAGGTCTGTGGCGGCGCGATTTAACCCCAAGTCAATCATAGTCTTGAAAGTTGGTTCAAAAACTTGACCTCTTTCAGTCAAAAACCCGCCTGGCAGGTCTACGTTTAGCGTAGCGCCTTCCAGTAATTCTTCTGCAATGATTGCTCCTACATCAAATTCTCCGTCTCTCTCCATGTTGTCAAGAAGACCTTCTGTAGAGAAACCGTAATCTCCATAGTCGAATATCCTTTGCCTGTTGTCTTCCTGAAATTGGACCAATGCATTTTCAGTTATAGGATCAAATTCGGGACCAGTCGAACTAAGGTCACCAATTCCAAGAAAGTATTTTATAATCTGAACATCTAATCCTTTGGACCCTACTCTGATCGGAAGATTGTATTTAACAGTTACAGATTGCCGTTCATCGTTTCGATCCAGATACTCGTATTTAAAAGATAAAGTTTTATTTTCCATATTCAATTAACCTTATTATACTTACTTTTGATTGCAGTTTTTGATCCATCTTCAAGATATTTCTTCTCCATGACATCTGGGTTCTGTTGTAGCGCGAAGGCAGATGGCGTATCCACAGAAACAAGTTTTATTATATTTCTGGTGTTTTCAATCATCAAACTAGGCAATTTGACTGTCGGACCTGATGTGGCGGAGACGTGCTCGTGCTGTAGAAGTGCTGAATTTAGTTTAATTAAGTCCTGTTTCAAGGACGCAACAGCGCCTGCAACTTGTGCTTGATTATCCAACATCTCCTTTAATAAGTGAGTCAGATTGTCACCCTTTATCAAAGGTTGTAGTTCTAATGCTTTGTTTGCAGCAATTAAACAAATGCCCATGGGTTCTCCAGAATCTTCGCCACCCTTGGAACTAATAGAT